CAGCTTTAATGTTAGCATCTAGATATTCAAATACAGAATCAAATATAGAAACAGTAAAACTATTGTTAGATAATGGAGCAGATATTAATTTGAAAAATTGTAATGGGAATTCTGCTTTAATGTTAGCTTCCAAATATTTAAACACAGATTCAAATATAGAAACAATAAAGCTATTATTAGATAATGGAGCAGATATTGATGTGAAAAATAATAATGGTACATCATTTTATGATTTAAATGAAAAACTATTAAATTATAGACCAAAAAAGAAAGTATATACAACAGATAAATGTTGTATATGTTTATCAGAATATTCAAATAATCAAATTATTATTTATCCATGTGGTCATACATGTTGTGAAGATTGTTATAATGAACTTGTCAAAAATAATAATAAATGTCATATATGTAAAAGTATTATAAAAGATTGTTTATTAGTATTATAAATTTTTTATTTATATGTAAAATTAATCAAGTTCATCAAGTTCTGAAATTATTGCAGGTTTTTCTTTATAAATTTTATTATATGGAATATTATTATTTTGGATTTTATTATTAAACTCTTTTAATTTATTAAGTTTATGTTTTAACAAATTTTTTTTGTCTTCAATAAAGTCATTTTTATCCTTAAATTGTTGTCTGCAAATTGGACATTTCTTATTTTTTGTAGACCATAATTCTAAACATTTTGTATGATAATTTTTATGGTTGCAATTAACAAAATTAATATTATTTAAACTATTTATAGGATCTAAACATATTATACAATCCATGAGTTATTAAATAAATTATCTTTTTAACTCTATTTTAGTATCGAGTAAATATTAAGTTAGTATTAATTACTATATCGGAGGTTAGCCATACCTTGAGTAATTTTTTCCCAATCATAATTATAATTATTAACATAAACAGTATTATCTAATTTTGCAAATCTATTTCTTTCTTCTGGGCACAAATATATGTATTCAACATATATATCTTTATTTTTATTATCTTTTTTATTAAATTCTTGTTTAATTTTTTCTTGAATAATAGTAGGTTCTCTATCATATTCTTTTCTGCAAATAGGACAAGAATTACCTTTTTCTAACCATTTTTTAAGGCAATGTTTATGAAAACAGTAATGTTCACATTTGATAAACTCTGGAACATAGAAGTCTTCAATACTATTTAAACATATTATACAATCCATAAGTTATTAAATAAATTATCTTTTTAAACTTTAAACTTATATTTTAAAGTTCTTTTATGGGATGATTAAAACTTCCATCTCCTATTCTAAACTCATTGAAATCCCAAATCATTTCTCTAGAAGAATGATTAAAAGTTAATTTAGGTATATTATTTTCTTGTTTAATTTTTTCTTGAATAATAGTAGGTTCTCTGTCGTATTCTTTTCTGCAAATAGGACAAGAGTAACTTTTTTCTAACCATTTTTTAAGGCAATGTTTATGAAAACAGTAATGTTCACATTTGATAAACTCTGGAACATAGAAGTTTTCAATACTGTTTAAACATATTATACAATCCATTAACAAATAAAATAATATTTACTTAACTCATTAATTTGAAAATAAATATTAAAAAGATTCTCTGACAACTTTATTGATAGCTTCTTTATCTATTGCACGTAATATATACACAACAATGTCTTAACCATCATTTAGATTATTGTTTTCTAATACATTAATAAAATCTTTGTTATTTACTATTTATCTAGAGATTACTCAGAAGATTTTTATTTTTGTAGATAAAAAATATCATCAATACAATGAATATAATAATAAGTATAGTCAATTGATATTTTTGAATAAATTCTTTTGGAGTTTTACTATATTTAGAAGATTTTTTTGTTTCTAAATATTCTTGTTTTCTTTCTTTTTTAATTTTTTCCATTTCATATGCAAGTTTATTTAGGAATATTACAAGGCAATTTGGTTCAATAGTCATTTTTTTATGAATATTTTTAGCACCTTGTTTGAGGGAACTAATATCTTCATTACTAAATTGTGTATTATTTTCTCGGGCTTTTTTAATTATTACAGGTATAAGTGCAGTGTAATCTAATTGTAATCCTGTTTCATTAGTAAGTTTGCTGAGTTTTTCATATTGAATACCTTCTAATTGAGATAAAAAGTATTTAGATTTAGGATCATTAAAGTCGAGAGGTTTAAGAAGTTTATTTATATCGTCTAATGATAAACCCTCCTTTATCATATTTTCTTCCATCTTTTTTTTTGAATTGTCTAATTCATCAAGTTGTTTAGGAGTTAACCTTTGTTTTAATACATCGTCTAGATTAATTTTAGGATTAATTTCCATATATACTATAGTAAATAAAAAATAGACTATTAAAGATGACACACTGTGATAGATTTAACTTGTTTTTTAGTTATTTCTTTTTTGTCAAAATAAGTTTGAATATTTGAATTAGAATCTTTTTTATTTTTATGATTGAAATATTCATGTATGATTCTAATTACTTCATCTATTTTTTTAATTAATTCTTCTTTAGTCATATTATTTTGATTTCTATTAACAGTGTCTTTAATAAATTCGAGTTGTGAAATCAACTCCATAATACTTAATTTATAAAAAATAAATATCAATTTTATAATGTGAATATATGCAAATAAATAATTAAATAATTAAATTATACATTGGTATCTGTATAAATATCACTATATTCTTCATCAACACTATTAAAACTATTTGTATCAGAATTATTGATGTAATTATCAGTATCCGATCCGAATAGAGGATTTTCAAAAACAGCTACATTGTCTTTAGTATAATCTTTAGTTGTATTTTGATCAGTTGATGTTTTAAGTTTATAAAGTATCGAAGCAAAAGTTGCAAGAATAAAATAGTTGGGAATTATAAATAGTAGCCATTTTTCAGTAGTATTATTAGTTTGGACACCGGAGACTATACTACTAATAGAAGCGACAATTGAAAGTATAAAAGATAGGAAAGCAAAAATTTTAGAGACAAATTTTGGCCGATTAACAGAATAATTATTTTTAAGGTTAATTTCAATGATAATTTTGATAAGAAATCCAACAACAAGACCAATGTAAAAACCAGTAATCCATTCAAACAAATTATTATTATATGATGAATTATAAAATCCATTAAAATTATTCATCATTCTTTTGATTAAATTATAAACAGGATATATAACCAAGATAACTTTTGAAAGAAAACTTACAATAAGAAAATAATCAGCAAACAAAAAAGTGGAAACAGATAGAAATCCTTGAATTGCATGTCCAATTGATTCTAAATTATTAAAACTATTTCTGTTTTCAAATTGTAAATAACTCAAGTTATTGTTATTAAAACACAATCGAATAGTGAGATAAATGGTGAGAGAAATTAAACCATTTATAAACAGATTACTTGGATGAGATTGTGATTTAAGTTTTCTATAGTAAGATACAAGAATAAGATTTATCGAATTAATAACCATAGCAGGGATTAATATATATGCCGCTATTTTCCAATATTCAGAATCATTCATTCGCATAACAAAATAAATACTAAGTATTGAGGATAAGATAATAAGACTTATAAAAGAGATGTATTGGAACATAATGATAACATAAGTATTGAGTTAAATAAATCAATTTTATATCAGTATTTTAGGAAAGCATAAATGTATATTGTTTAGAGTAATCATCTATAAATTTAAATTTATCAGAGTTACCAAAATGTCCCGATCCAAGTTCAATTTTTAAGAAATGTTGATTAGCATCTGTTTTATAATCTAAAAGTTTTTGGTGAAATTTAATAGGTTCCCAATATTGTACTCTTGGATCAGAAATTCCACCTAATATCAAAGTTGATGGATAAGATGTATTTCTAATATTGTCTATTGGAGAATATTGTTTCATATAAATATAATCTTCAATATTGTGTGGATTACCCCATTCTGTATATTCACCTTCTGTTAAAGGTATATTGGCGTCACTCATTGAAGCAATTATATCAACAAAAGGAACACCAAGTATAACTTTATCAAAAAGATCCGGTCTCATTACCATACTTGCGCCTACTAATAAACCACCAGCACTTCTTCCTTCAAGAATAATTTTTCGATGTGATTCTTTTTTAAAATATTCAGCGACAGTTATTAAATCTAAAAATGAGTTCATTTTATTATGAATTTTGCCATCTAAATACCATTTATTACCTTTTACTGAGCCACCTCTAACATGAGCAATCGCATATATATATCCTCTATCTATAATACTAAATAGTTTAGAACTAAAATAAGGTTCAAGTGAAATACTATAAGCACCATACCCATAAAGATAAATATTTTGGGTTTTAAGATCAACATCTTTTCTGGCAATACAAGTTACAGGAACTTTTTCTCCATAAAAACTGGGAATATTTAAGGTGAATGTTTTATAGAGGTTTTCATTGTAGTTATGAATAGGCTTGGACCATAATTTAGTTAAATTATTATTTTTCAAATTAAGAACTTTAATAGTGGGTGGTTTAATATTGCTTTCTATTTTAAAATATAATTCAGGAATATCATAGTACTTTACTCCTTCTGAAATATTCGAGACTCCATCAGTTAAATTTAATTTAGTAAGTTTATTTTGGTTATCTAAAAGATACACAATTGAATGACCTTTAGTTGTAACATAAATAGTTGTGAAATTATTAAACATCGAAAAAGTTTCAAAAGTTTGATCGTTAGGAAAGGATATATATTCGAACCATTTAGTTGGATTTTTAATATTAGATCTAACTAATCTAAATTCTGTTTGATTAATATTTGTACGAATAAGTATAGTTTCACCCGAAATATCAGCTTGATACATTGAAGTTTGTAGTCTTTGACTAATACATGTTGTATCTGTAGGATAATCTAAAGGTGCAAAATACTGATCAGATGTATCTTGGTCAGAAGAAGAGTAAACAATATATTTCTCATCTGCAGAAAAATAATATGATGCATTGCGTTCACCACATGTTACTTGAAACACTTTAATTTTCTTTTGAGTTTCTAAGCAATATCTCCATACAGAATTACACCACATTTTATCATCTGCTTGAATATAATAGATATATTTAGAATCAGGAGAGAAATCAAAATCAGCATATGGGATTTTTGGCATAGAGTTTTCTATGAATTTACCAGTTTTAAGATCTTTCAAAAACAATGTATAAAGTTCATTACCTTCATAATCTGCACAATAACCCATTATATTATCATTTTGAGAAATTTGAATACTGATATCACAATGAGATTTATCTTTCGCAAATTCATTAATATCAATCAAAAGTTCTTCTTTATTATCTATTATTCTATAAAATTTAACATAGCCTTGATTTTTAGAGTTCCTATAGAAATAAGAAACTTTTGAATCATATGTAATTTTAAAAGGATAAGTATCATAATCAATATTTTCTCTACTTTCAATTTCTTTATAAAGATTTTGTTGTAAAATTTTATTTTTATTTAAAAAATGATTAAAATTATTATTTTCTCTTTTAGCTATATCGATGGCTTTATTTTTATCTGTCCTAATATAAAAATAATCATCTTTAACTTTAAGAGGAGGGTTGTGTTTTAAAGTATACATCTTAATATATTTTAAAATGAAAAACCAAATCAAATTTTATTATCATAATTTAATTAAACATAGAATGCTAAACCTGATAATCCACTCATAATTCTTAAAATAGTTTGTCCATGAGTATAAAATTTAATTGTAAGATTTCTATTATACTCTTCTAATTCTTTTTTAACAGATTCTTTAATTTTAATATCAAAGTCAACCCTTCTTATTTTATTAAGAGTACCATGACCTGATGGTTGCAAAAGTTCAGGATATAGGGCCATAGAATAGTTATTAATACCATCTCCCGGATAATTAGTATGATATGCATAAAAAGGTATAGTATTAGAATAAATACCAGATCTATATGTTTCTCTTATTTTACCATTGAAAACAATTTGATATGAATCTAATGGAGTACCTGAGCCATTATTATCTTCTCCATATAATAAAAGGTTTTTAGAATTAGATGTTTTTAAAGTGGGAGTAGAAATAATTGCACCATCTGACAAAGTTTCTACATTTTCATATTTTGGAAGTGTACCATCAATATATTTAGAATTTTGTATAGTAAAAAAAATTTCTCTACACATACCTTTAAAAACAGGAGAAATTTTAACAAGATTATTACTATTCATAGTTGTATTTTTAATAACAGTTGTAGTAGACAAGTTAAAAGTGTCAATTAATATTTCTTGACGACTATCTACTATCTTTTGTCTTTCTTCAGGTTCAACATAAATATAAGTAGCATTAATAGAAGATTTTATTTTTGGTTTTTTTCTATAATAAGTGTTACTTTCGGTGTATATTAGATTCGTAAGTTCTTCTAATTCTGTGACAATATCAATATATGTTGCATGCATTGCTACAATAGGCAATGATAATTCGTATCTTCTGCAGAAAAAGAATCTTAATGGGATTCTTAATCGGACTGATTTAGAGTTTTCATCATAAGTTTTTAAACTATCTATATCACCAATGAGTTTTTTAAGACTTTCTAATTTCCCTATTTCATCTTCTGTTTTTGAAATAATATCTATTAGCTGTCCACTATGAGTTTCAATTATTTGACCACCTATATCTAAATGAATTTTTTTAATAATAGCATGACCAAATCTTTCAATCCATGCAAAAGGTGCAGAAGTATTTTGGTTATTATATCTTTCTAATATATCAGCATATAATGTAGTTGTATCAGTACCATCTATTTTATTTATATATCCCGATAAAGTTTCACCTCTATTAGTTAATCTAGTAATGAAAGCATTATAAATTTCTTGTTTAGTATAGTAATTAATATCTGAATAATATTGACCATAACCCGCTTCAGAAATTATATCATAAAGATATTTATATATATCACTTTCATTTGTAAAACCGTTATAGTTTTGAGATATATTTGTTGAATCGTTGAGAAGATTAGAAGCGGTTATTACAGCAGGTCCAATAAGTTCAAGTAATGTATTTAATGCAATAATTCTTTCTGGAGATGTTTTATTTTGTATAAAAGTTTCATAGTTATTTTCTAAATTATCTGTATCAATTTGTCCATCTATTGCATCTGTAAAGATATCATCCGCTGAGAAATTTGGAACAATTGATCCAATACCATTACCGGTGTCATAAAAAGTAGTAGAAATTGATATTATATCATTATAATAATCCATTGCCCCCTTAATTCCTAATTCTTCTTCTCCAAGAACATTGCCTGTAGTAAAATAGGTGTTTATGGTGTTTAAACTGATTACATTTGGATCATGAGAATACCCATCATTAACCACAGCAGATGCTTCATCATTTGAATCATATGTGTCGTAAATAGTATCAAGAAAAAAGTTAAACATATTTTCATAAGTATCATATTGTAGAGACTGAGGTACAGCAACTGAAGCAATATTTAATATATCTCTATTTTGAATATATCTAGTGGCACTTAATATTAAAGGATTAAATAGAGAATTAATATAAGTTACTGCATCTGAAGATTTTGAACTAGAGGAAGCTTCATAGAAATCAATATAGTTGTCATTATTATTAAAAGAGTAAAAAATATCGTTGGTTTCGTTAAAATTAATATATTGTCTAATTCTTTCAGCTTCTGAACCAATCGTATCATTAATAAACTCTTCACTCAATAATTTGTAATTATATAAATCATTAAAATTAGTTATTTGTTGTGTTAAAAGAGTATACCAAGCTGAAGAAGCTACATCTTTTACTTTTGGGGTTGTAGGAGTAAGTGGGTCAGGAAGAAAAGGATCAGCTATAATATCTTCTAACTTAGATCTTGTAATTTGGTAAAAATTACGTCCATTATTAACATAATCAGAATAATTAAAATTACGAATATCTATAAAAAACATATCTATAGAATCATAAAGTGCAAAATATCTATCACTATCTTCAATAAGTGAATACGGTCCAGCAATACCATTAGTTGTAGTTGATATTGTAACAGTAGAACCATCAACTGTAGCTGTAAAATTTGGAAGGGCATCAATTGCTATTTGAATTTTAGTGGCAACTTGATCAGATGTGTCAGTAGCTAATATTGTTATTTCTTCATTATCTGTATGATAATCTTTATCTCCAGGATCAGTTGATGTATTAATCTGCAACCATACTCTAATTCTATCATCATTGTCTTTAGAAAAAATAGTAAAATAATTAGAATCGCCTGTATTTTTATAATAATCTGCATCTTTGAAGGTATATTCGATAATTTCTTCGCTTAATAAAGTTCCAGATTGTATGACTGTATAATTGAATAATTTTGGGACCTTACCTAAATAAGGAGCTTTACAATGACCCTCAATGTTATTAGTGATGGTTAAAGTTGTTGAAGCTCTTGAAGCAGAAAAATCATCTAAAATATCTAATTCATTTTTTATATTTTCAACTAATTGAGTAGTAGTAAGAATGTTAGTTATCTCAATTTCTATTTTTGTAGAATTTTCTATATCAGGATGATAAGATTGATCAGGTTCAACGGTAGAATTATTAAACCATACAGTGTAAGCATTATTATCGTTTTCAGAATAAAAAATAATAAAATCAGAAGTATCAGAGTTAAAAATATTTGTAAGATCTTTATTAGTATCTCTAAATTCTAATGTGTAACTTTTAAAATTACCATCATTATCACCCTCTGATATATTAGTGTAAGTTATTATACCCATATCAGCAGTGGATAAACCTGTATTTCTTAGAGAATTATATTCTGTAATAAAACTTGTAAATCTATCTAAATATTGTTGTTTTATGTATTCCATAAAATTATAGTTTGTGTTTTTAAACTCTATATAAGATTCTTTTTGAAATACAGAAGTTAAAAAAATGTCATCTTCGATTGTTTCATAACTTTCTCTTAATTCGATTAATTTATTTATCCTTTCTGTAGAAATAGTAAATTCATTTGATATGTTTGTTTCAAGTGCTGTATACAAAGGTGTAAAATATTTAGCGACTAAACTTTCTATTCCCATAATATTACCATTGTTAGCGTCTCCATAAGTTTTCAATATGCTGTCAATTACTAGATTTACAGCTGTATTAATTTCAGTTGGTGTGTTTAAAGGAATAAGATTAAACAAATATGTGTTTACAAGAGCATTACTTTGTAGTACTGTAAAAAAACTCAAAAAATTAGCAGGATCAAGATGTGACCAAAGTATATTAGCTCTAAAAAAAGATTCCGCATTTGTATTTTTATAAAGAATAGAGTTTTTTAAATGAAAATCTTGGACTTTATTAATTGAGTCGTCTAAAAATTTATAATAAGAGTTAGTTGTTTCACCTGATATTCGACCAATTGTGAAATATTCATCAAAATAGTTATCGAATAAGGTAGTGTCTTCATTTCTTTGAACTAAAGAGATAGTAACAAAGGGTTCTTTATTATGATATCCATTAGTTGTAGAATCGAATTTAATATTTTTGTAATAAATAAAATGATAATCTCTTGTAAGATTTTGGTAGAAAATCCTTAATAATAATAAATTTCTAATTAATCCATAATATACTGAATTAAAAACTTGTGTATTTACGAAATTTACATCACCTGAAGATAATAATTGCATATTATTATTTTGAAGATATGTTTCAAAAAGTTTATATGCATCATAATTTGTAAAAGGGATATTAAAATCATAACTGTTAACAATATTATTTAAAAAATGTTTGGAGGCAAATATTCCATATTCATCAGGTGATAAAAGAAAAGGTTCTCGGAAGATATTATTAACAAATATTAAGTTTTCATCATTAAAAGTTGTTGTAGAAGTTGGGATTATTTGGAGAAGCAATCTATTATATAATAAAGATCTGAGACTATAAACATTAGTAACAGTATCATTTGAATCTGCAATTTTATCATCATTATAAGAATCTAAAAAATAGTAAGCAGTATTATAAGTTTCATCATAAAACATAACAGCTTTAATCATAAGGTCATAAAATTCATTTTCATCAATTTCTTCATCATTTAAATAATCATTACCTAAATCTTGAATAGTATTTAAAATACCATCTGAGACACCATCCTCTTCAGAATATATAGAATTAAATTCAGTATAAAATTTATCTCTTGAATTATTGATAACTGTTTCAATATTTGCTAATTCGGTTTCATCGATTGAACTTCCAGAATAATTAATTCCGTAAGTTAACAATAAAGAAGAAACTTCAGAAGAGGTTAATCGTTTATATCTAATATCAGGTGAAGAAATTTCTAGATCTAGAAAAAGTTTGTTAACAAAATCTCCAAATCTACGGATTCTGCATCGACTACTTGTACCAAAATTTAGTTTACTTTTAAATCTAAGCTTTTTTTCTTCAGTTGAAAAATCTATATGTCTCCTATAAACCTTTTTAAAAAGGGTTATTTGGGGATTATAATTAATAGGTATATCTTCGACAGATCTAGCGACAAGTTGATATAGAGCACCTATCATAAACTATCTATAATTAAGGACTGAATTAATATTTAACTGATATACGCTAAACCAGCCATTCCTCCAACAAACCTCAATATATTAATATTTCTACAATACATTCTTATGTTAAGAGTTGTATCTTCATCATCTGAACCGGTAAATGCAGATGTAAAAAAATCCATTCCCAATACACCTTTAGAAACTCTTGATAAATTACCTTGTCCCGATGGTTGAGAATCTTCAGGATGCAGAGCCATAGAAAAAACATGTATACCATCATCAGGAGATCTTGAGTGTGTTGCCCATGGAATAACTTTACTATAATAAGTAGAATCTAATAAAGGTGCTCTTGTATAACCATTAAAGTCTATATAACTATTTTGGATTGGAGAATCTTTATAATTAATAGATGATGTTAATTGTCCTGTATATTTATTGGTTGTGACGACAGTTTCTTCAGTCATTGTAAATTTATCAAAATTAGTTTTTACAAATCCATTGGGATTACTTCTATAAGAAGTTTTTTGCGCAGTCCATATTATTTCTTTAGAAGGATGAAAAAAATCGAGTAACATAGTGTATCTATCTTGGTCTACATCTTTGAATTCAATCATTTGAACTTGATCTATTAAATACTCATGTGCAGATTGTGCAAATCTTCTTCGTTCAGGTTGATCTAAATATACATAATCTACTAATAGTGATGCTTCAAGTATAATACCTTCATCATCTGTGAGTTCATCTAAATTAAACTCTTCATCATCAACTAATATTGTGGTATTTTCTTCAATATAAGCTAAATCTTTAAACTCTCTAAGTTTAATATCAATTGATACTTCAGTATGTTGCAAAGCTAATAGAGGCAATGCTAAACCTGAATATCGGCAAAACCAAAATTGTAAAGGTATTCTTAATGTATATGAAGGTTTAATATTTCTATCAAAATTAGTCAATGTAGATATATTTCCTATCATTTTATTATATTCATCATCTTTATACGGAGATTGAGTTAGTTCATTCCATATAGTTAAATACTCTCCATAATGTCGATTTATTCTATTCCCTCCAATAGAAACATCAACGTATTCAAGTATGTTATGACCAATTTTATCAACCCAAGCAATTTTAATATTTTCATTTATATCATCATCATATAATCTTTTTGTTTCTAAAACAGTATTATAATAAGTTTTTAGTTCTTGTTTAAGAAAATAAATAGCACTTTCAAATCTATTCATTATAGTTGATTTGGGAGTTTCTTCAGTATCAGCATAATCATTTGCAATAGTTCTGAAATTTGTTGAATTTTCAGAATAAGTATGTTCTAATAGTGAATAAGCATTTATTCGTTCATTAAATCCGCCACCATCAGTAAAATATTGTTCAATAGTTTCAGCGATAGTCTCAGAATATTCTACATTAAATGCTTCATTATCTTCAACTGCAAGTCTATAAGCTTCTACCATAACTTCAACATAGTTTTGAACAATATAATGATTGTCTTTAGCATTGTTATAATTTGTTAAGAAATCATCTGAAGTTGTATGATTACGTGTAAAATCTAATTTAGGAAGAATTATTTGAAGATAAATTGTAGAAGCTAGATCTCCTGCTAAAGGTAAAAAAGAAGTAGATGTATTACCAAATTCAACACTATTTTCAAAAGGTATTTCTAACGATTCAACTGAAAAGTTAGTGTGACGTCTATATACTACTTTAAAAAAAGTTATTTCAGGGTTACCAGTTAAATATATATCTTGTGACCCATAAGAAGCGATTTGTAGTAAACCACCTGCCATATCTAATATAGTTAGATAAAATAGTGAAAAATTATAAACTAATTAAGATTATATACGTTAGATTTATAAAATGAATAATATTGATGCAAATAATAGAAAAAGTAAAGCATTGAATCAAAAATTATATGTAATAGAAAAAAATATACAAAATAAATTTAGAACAGATTTTGTGGTGATAGGAAGTACAGGAAATATTTATACAGTTTCTATAAAATCAGAACCAGAATGCAGTTGTCCTGATAATAGTATAAATAGATTTAGATGTAAACATATCTATTTTTGTCTATTAAAATTGATGAAAGTTGATTCCGAAGATGTTGATGAAGAATTTTATACCAACTTAGAATTAGAATATATGTTTGTATCACAACCAAAAGAACTTATTAATAGAGCGTCTCAAAATAATATTGACAAATACATAAACTTTAAAAAAGGGATTATTCATACTGAAGTTAAAAAAAGGTTTCATTATGATGATTTGTGTGGTATATGTCTTGATCAATTATATGAACATGAATCGTTAGATTATTGCAAATATAAATGTGGCAAATGTGTACACGCAAAATGTATGGAAATCATGATAAAACATAATAAGAATAATCATAAAACAGTAAAATGTATATATTGTAATCAAGAATGGAATAAAAAAAAAATACTAAACTCAAAATATATAAATATTTCTTAATTAAAATATTAAATTATTTATTTAGTTGGCAATTGTCATATTTTGTAATTGTTGTTGTAAAGGCACAAAACGAATACCATCAGGGGTATTTACAAGAGCAATTGTAAATGGATTTAAAATAGGAGATATAGATTGTTGAATAGGTTGAGAAACAGGTTGAGGAACAGGTTGAGAAACAGATTTACGAATGGGTTGACCGGAAGAGTGTTTACGAAGATGTGGAGGAATATATGCATTTTCAGACTTTTTTAAAGCAAGTCCTTTTTTAACTTGTTCATCTGTTGCAGATTTTTTTGCAATTGAAATATATGAACGTATGTCTGATGTGATGTCAAAAGAGAGGATACTAATATTTATTAAGAATGGACAAAGAGAATTTTTCATCCATTCTGTGCATTCTTTATTATGATCTTTATCTGTCCAAGATAAGGTTTTAGGAATAGAACCAACATTAAGTTTTGATAACTTACATCCAAATAATTTTTCGGTAAAATATTCAAGACGGCTTTCAATTGCGGCACATATAGCACTAACGTGATTATTTGCTTCAGACAGAGTTTTACGACAATTGTAAGTTTCTTTTGAGATATAAGTTGGTACACGACGTTTTACAATAAAATTCCATAGCATATTGTCAAGATTTTTGTTGTCATTGTTAAATTTATCTTTATTTTCCTGATAGAAATCAGAATAAACTTTAACAATGGGTAGAATTCGGTTAATATAAGCTTCACTAAAAGTTATCTCAAAAGCATTCCGTTTGGGATGTGTTTGTCCAATTTTTGCGAGAGTTTCAATTAACACACCCAATGGTGACAATCCAATATTCCATAAACTTTCATTACCATTTGAAATTTCAGGAAGTGGTAGTTCTTTGAGAATATTAATAACTTCGTGTTTGTTTTCTGCTTGTGCTTTAACTGTTGCCATGGTGGTAATTCAATTGAATAAACTGGAGATTTCAACTTTTTAATTATTTTCTATCTATTATTATGTATGACAACTTTAAAAAGGTGTATTATAAGGGTAAAAATTATGCAGTTATAGATCTTAAATATAAAAATAAAAATTTACCTTTAGTTTTAGATTGGAAAGATTTTCAAAAGGTAAAGAAATTTGATAAGAAATGGAAATGCAATAGTAATAAAACTGTTTATTGTACTCATTCAACAAATGAAAATTCAAGAGATGTATTTATCCATGATATAGTTAAGGCTTTTGATGTTCAAGATGGTGGTGGAAGTATTAAACATAAACCGATCATTCATTTAAATAGAGTAAATCTAGATAATAGAAGAGAAAATCTTTATTATGATGAAAAAGATAAAGATGAGAACAAAAACTTAAAAAAGAAAAAAAGAACAATAAAACTACCCGAGAATTCAGGGGTAAAACCAGAAGAGTTGCCAACTTATGTTTGGTATTTAAAACCGAATGATACACATGGTGAAAGATTTATGGTTAGTATAGGAGATATAAAATGGAAAACATCAAGTTCTAAACAATTATCTTTATCTTACAAATTAGAAGAAGCAAAGAAGTATTTGAGAGATTTAAAGCAATCTAATCCAGAACTATTTGACGAGTACTGTATGAATGGTGAATTTACAAAGAAAGGAAAACTACTATTAAATAGTTTTACAGAAATTATAAAAAAAGCCAATTACAATATTCAAGATTTAAATATAGAAAATTTAACAGATAAATATCTTAAACCAAAAAAATTATCAAAGAGGGAAAAAGATTATATGGATAAAAAATTCAATTAAATATACAAGTAAAAGCTCTTATTTTAGTTTTTTCAATAAAATTCCCATAAAGAGGATAAAAATAATGGTAAATTATCTTTATCTTTATTATTGTCAAGATTAGTATTTTTAATATATTAAGTAATGATAATATAGGAGATTTTTAATTTTTAATTCGTTAGAGAGATTAATTTATAATAGAATTTATAGATAGATATGAGTGGAAGTATTATACAACTTGTAGCCAGAGGAGCGCAAGATATTTTTTTAACAGAAGATGCACAAATAACATTTTTTAAAGTAGTATACAGAAGACATACAAATTTTTCAATGGAAGCAATAAAACAGAGATTTAATAAAGATCCAAATTTTGGGGAAAAAGTTTCCGCCACAATATCAAGATCAGGTGATATGGCAGGAAGGACTTATATAGTGATAGAATTACCATCTTTAAATACACTAGACAGTGATATAAACTATTTTAGATGGGTCGATTATATTGGGTATGCAATAATTAATAATGTAGAAATAGAAATAGGTGGTAAATTAATTGATAAACATTATGGAGAATGGTTATATATTTGGTATGAATTAACAGGATCAAGAGACAATGGTTTTTTAAAGATGATAGGACATGTTTCTGAATTAACTGATTTAGAGCAATCAAAAAATAATTATAAACTTTATATACCTTTAGAATTTTGGTTTTGCAGAAATAATGGTTTAGCATTGCCATTAGTAAATTTGCAATTTAGTGAGGTAAGAATAAATCTAGAACTAAATGAAGCCAAAAAATGTTATATAGGTTCTCCTACACATTATATTCAATTAGAAGATGATTTAGTAAATTTCGAAAGAGGAGAAATTTTATATCAAAATCTTAATAATGGTGTTGTTGCTTATGGTGAGTTTGTCACTTATGATATTTCAACAAAAAGATTATATTATAATAGGCTGTCTCAAACAAATACATCATTTACAAGTATAACATCTACAGATACAAATTTATCAAATGAAGAAAGATTAACATTAATAAGAAGCAATTCAAATGAAAAGTATAAGATTATAGGAGAAACAACAAACTGGGAGGCGATGCCAAAAATTAATGCAGGAGAGAAAAAAACATCTTTTCCAACATTAAGAAACTTTAATATAATAGATTGTTATCTATTAGTAACTTATATGTTTTTAGATGAAGAAGAGAGAGAGAAGTTTGCTCTATCAAAGCATGAATATTTAATAGAACAAGTACAATTTTCAGGAACTAAACTTTTAGAATCATTGGGAACTAAAGTAAATCTTAATTTTGAAAATCCAACAAAAGAGATGGTATGGATAACACAATTTTCAAATTCAGCAGTAATAAAAGATTATTTTAATTTTACTGATAAACCTGATAAAGAAGCTGGAGAATCATTAATTTTAGAAGAGACAATTAACATAAATGGCAATCCAAGGGTATCTGAAAGAAGTGGTGTTTACTTTGATACAATTCAATCGTATCAACATCATAAATATTCTTCAAAAACAGGAATAAACATGTATTCTTTTTCTCTTCATCCAACTATGCATCAGCCTTCAGGACCAATAAATATGAGTAGTGTATCAAATTTATCTATTTCTCTTAGATTAAAATCATCAGTAAATCCAACAAATTCAGCTACTCTAAGGTGTTATGCTATAAATTACAATATATTAAGAGTTGCAAATGGTATTGCAGGTTTAGTATTTAATAAAGTTTAATTAATTTAAATTAACTAGGGATTTAATTTCGTCAATAGCAGATGGTGAAACCATTAAAGTATAAACACTATTTGATAATGGTGTTTTTATAAGTTCGACCATTTTTTGATTTATTACGGTCATTTCTTCAGCTTCTGACATTGTATGGCCACCATTAGCTTGTTTATCAAGTATATTTTTAACTTGTTCTTTAGTAAGTTCTAATTTATCCTCAGTATTTGTACCATTAATTAAAATAAATTTTTCATTATCTCCACCTTGTTGCACAGAATTAACATTATTATCTTCTTTCTTTTCAGGATAAACTGTTTCCATAAAAGTATAAGGATTACCAGGCAATGGGTAAGTCCAAAGATGTTCAACACCATAATCTTTGTAAAGTTTTCTAAGAGATGTATTAAGATCTAACATATCAGCGTAATCTTGATTTAATTTAAGTTTTTCTTTATTACATTCTTCAATCATTTGTTCGAGAGCCTCAATACTTAGAGTTTCAGATGATGTTTGATATTCACTAAAATTACGGAGACAATCTGCATAAGTTGTAATGAGTGCCATTCTTTTAAGAATATTTTTTTCATTTTCTCCAATATTTTGAATTTCTTCTCGAAGTCTGTCAAGATCATCTGTATTTATTTTTTTACCCTTTGAAGCTAACATGTTGACAGATTCATTAAGTATATCTTTAAGATTATCTGCACCTAAAATAGATTTTTCTTTATTTTCAGGAGTTGTACAAACAATCGGATCATCAGGGGTAGGTTTTTCACAAGCTCCACCGACTAATACATTACTGTATTCCATGTAATCATATGGATTTAAAAATAAAAAGGGTGGAATTTCAGCTATGCTATTAACATGATCGAGCATAAATTCATAAGGAGTAAAAAGTGGTTGATTTTTTAGTTTTTCTTTAATCTCTTCCACACTTAATTTTTGTTTTTCACTAAGTTTAATCAAACCATCATTTGGTAAAGTTTGAACAGGATTAGAACCACCAGACATAGATTGTACCGGTTGTTTAAATCCTTGATTTAGAATAGAAGGATGAGAATTTACATGATTAGATAAAGAATTAAGATAGTTCATCAAAGTTCTATTTCTCGGACTGTTATTAAGTGTTTTAAGTTGAGATTCAGAAAATTGTTTTTTCATAAAATTTTCCATCCATGAATTAACATCTTCTACTTTTTCTATTCCACCGCCATTTTGAGTTTTAAAGCCAAATTTTTGTAAAGTTCTAAGTGCCATTAATGGATGAATTTGATTTATCTCTTGTTTAGAATTATTATTGCCATTTCTAGAGTACTCTGATAAACATTTTTCTAATCCCTGGCTATCATCTTCTAAAAGACATTGAAAAAGTTTTTTAGATGAACCACCTGTCTGTATAGGTTTTTTATAATCAGTGAATTTTCCATTTCTAGTTATATAACATTTTTCAGAATTATTAAGTGTATATATATCGCCATTTTCGTCTCTAGTTAAAAGTTCACCAGTTACTAAATCTGTCAAAGATTCTGATCTTGTAAATCGAGAACCACCAAGTTGAGAAGTTTTATTGTTCATTATGTCTTTTACTATTTTTGTAACATTAATGTCAAATTTATCTTTAGTTACAGTATTATTCATAGTATTAGGTACATCATGAAGTACTGTTCCAGATGTTGTTGTAATATTAGTTCTATCAGAATTTTTACCATTAAATATAGCTCTATAAAGATCTTTTAAGATATTTCTAGAATTTTCATTTTGAGTAATTTCTTCTGATCTTACTTGTCCTGATGCATCAGTGTAATGAATTTTATCGGCATTTTCTACTTCTGGTATAAATTGTTCAAAAACTGTTGAATTTGATCCATCTGTGACTTTTCTAAGATTAATTCTTATATCAGCTCCACCTTTAAGATCACACATATCACAACCATCAACTCTTTGACCAGTTTTAAGAACATCAAAAAGATTAGAATATGTATTTTGAGTTTTTAATGGAAGATTACTATAGTTTTTTACAACATCATTAAAAAATCTTCTATTAGTATCATTGCTTTCAACATTGAAATGTTGAGTTGGAAAACTTGGAACAACATTGTTTTTAATTACTGACATAACATTATTTTCAAGAAGTTTACCATATTTTGGCATATTTTTTGACATTTGTTTAAAAGTTTCATGAATAGAATTTTCATGATTATGTCCAGATCTTAGATTAGAAAGATAAGTTTTTATTGTATTTCTTGCAACAGAAGTTTCTACATCATTTGATACTTTTTTAAGAGGTTCATTGAGTTTTCTTTTAATACCAGAAAGGCTAGAATTAGAGTTTTCAAGTTCTCTTAAAAGATAGTCTAAAGAATATACAGAATCCTTCATATTTTTAAGCCTACCATTATCATTAAAATAACTATTTTTCACATATTCAGGTGCTTCTTCTCCATTATTTAATTTACCACCCGCCATATCTTTATTTAAAATATCATATTTATTTTTATCAATAGTATCTAAAATATTGTTATTAGATAAAATTCTATTTTTGTAACTTTTAATAAAATCATCTATTTTAGAGTCTTCCTCAGCATAATCTATAGAATCAACATAGGTGTCAATAGTTGTGCTATTTTCTTTGACAGTATCAAGAGTTTTAAGAACAGTGGATTCAAGTTCAGAAACATTGTTTAGATCAACATTTAGTTTTTTACATAAATTATTATTATCTTGACTATTATTTTCAACACATTTACCGGAATTTGTAAATTGTTCACCGGTAGGAAGACTTACTGAGAGACTACCTCCATTCATACTACTGTAACTCATGCATTTTGAGTTTCTTGAAATAGTGTCTCTTATAGATTGTAATCTTGTACCTGCTTCGGCAGATCTGTCAAGATTTTTGTGAGCAACAGCAGTTCTAATAACATAATCAGTAAAATCATTATGAATATCATTTTCGCTCATGTTGTCTGTTTTATTGAAATAATTTTTGCATCTTATAACTGAATCAGCATTTTTACAATTGTTATATTCAGGAATAGCTACTTTAGTTTCTGGTAAAAATAGTTTAGCATAAAGGTTTTCTCTACCATCCATCGATAAATTAGTTTTTTCAACCATATAACTGTATATAATTAAAATAAGAAAAAAGATTATTTTAAATAATTAAACTATAAATTAAATCAGACGTAAATAAAATCTATATTACTATATTAATAAAACGATGAATCTTAATAATACTGACATGATCAAGTATGGTATTTTGTTCGTTATGATTGCACTTATAGCTTATATAGTCTATATAAATTATTTTAATTCTGAAAATGTAGATAATCGTAATCAAAATAATCAAATTGAAAATAATAAAAATGAAAATGAAAATAAGATAGCAAATGATAAATTAACTGTTGTTTTATATAAGCAAAAAACTTGTTCACATTGTATAGATTTTATTCCAACATGGATAGATCTTCAAAAAAAGTTTAATAATTTGGGTATTTCACATAAAACTGTAGAATGCACCGAGGAAGATTGTGACGGTATACAATATATTCCAACAATTAGAATTTTTAAAGAAGATGATTATGTTGAATATAAAGGAGATAGAACACAAAAAAATATACTTGATTTTATTTCTAAACTATAAATTAAATTTTTATTCTTTATTTTTTATAGAATCGTATAAATCATCTATTTGCTTTTTATATTCTAAATTTTTTTCTATATTTTGAGTAATATTTTCAGGTATATATTTGTCACCATAATAAGCCCCATATAAAGCACCTGCTATACAACCAGTAGTATCAGTATCTCCAATATGCAACATTGAATAGATTACTAGTTTTTCAAAGCAGTGATCAGAATCCAAAAGAGAATCATATGCTACAATTAAACTATCATCACCACTTGAACCAATAAAAGTTTCAAAACCTTTGTTTTTAGGATGTTTCCAAGAGAAATTATTTGTATAAAAAGCACCTCTTTCAGCTAAATTACGTATTCTAAGTCTAATTTCTTTTTTTTTAGTAAATTTATCTTTAATATAAGATTTCCATTTTCCGATGAAAGAGTGTTTATAATCTTTAAAGGTAGAATGTAATTTAGGATATTCTTGTTTAATATGACCGTCAAGTTCAGGAGATTCTATTATTTTAAGCATATTAAAACACCATGTTTCTATTGGTACTCTATTTATAGCATAATTAGTAAATAATGCAGTTGCAATAGCACCAAGGTATCCTGTTGGATGATTATGTGTAATTAAAGCTGATTCTAATGCATATCTTATAATTTTATTTTGATCTTGTATTTTGTCAAAAAATAAACCAATAACAGGTGATCTCATTGAACCACCCGATCCGCCTGAAAATTCATCAAATTCGAACTTCATATTATGATTTTTTTTTAATAGTTTAAGTTTTCTTATTGTATTCATTCCTGGATGTCTTTTAGATATGTCTTCTAAAGAGTTCACCATATTTTTTTTTAATATTTTTACAAACTCTTTAACATTATTAGAAGATACTAAAGCATTACCAACACAAATATGTAAAACAGTGTCATCTGATACTTTCCATCCTTTAAGATCAATACAATTAATTCCACCTAAGTCTATAAATTCAGATATTAATTCATATACAAAACCAAAATCAGCATTTAAATAATTATAATTAAATTCCCAATTACTATTATAGTAGCCAATTGTATCACCTAATGCATGAAGTATTAATGACAAATGAATTCTTTGTGTTTTATTTTGTTGCAATAATTTATTTTTAATATTTTGATCTAATATTTTTTTATTATTAGGTTTAGTTTTACTCATATATTTTATCTTATAAATTAAATATTTTATTCGTTTATTTTAAATTTTTATCTTTATAAGAGGAGTATATGCATTCAATTGATTTATACGATGTCCTAAACATTACTAAAGAAGCATCTAAAAAAGATGTAATTAAAGCTTATAGAGAATTAGTAAAAAAATATCATCCAGATAGACCTGAAGGTGATGCAGATTTATTTGAACTAATTAATCATGCTTTTGATACTCTCAGTAACGAAGAAAAAAGAAAAAGCTACAATGATCTTCAAGAAATGTCTGATAAAGTTAATAAAGAACATAGAAATAGAAAATCTGAATTTGATAATTATCTTAATTTACAATCTCAATCTGAAATTAGCAAATCAAAAGATCAATCAGAACTTGAATTTAAAGAAACAATGATGGCACTTGATGATAAAAGAAATTTTGATAGAGTTAAATATGAAGAAGAACAAGAGAACAAACTATCAAAAGAAGATCTTAAAGATTTACAAAACGATATCATGTTAGAACGAGAACAAGATGATATTGAGTATCAACCTGAAAACATATTTGAAGGTCAACATTTTGATATAAAAAAATTTAATAAAATGTGGGATGTAGCAAAAAAGAAAAGCCAGGCAATTGTTGAACATAATAGACCCAGTAGTATGAATGATCATGATGAATATGTAGGAATTGATGCAGACTATGGTGAATTATTTGGAAAAGATGCAGGGAATGATTATGTTGGAGTAAATTTTTCATCACCTTTAGATACTTTAACAGCTGAAGATTTGAAAAATTTAGATAGCGATGAAGATAATGATGGAGGTTATGAATCCCATAATAAAGGAAGAGATGATCCAAATTATAAAAAATCTCTTGAAGAATTAATGGCAGAAAGAGAAAAAGAGACTCAACAAATAAATAATATGCAATTCAATGATTTCAATACAGATATAAAAGATGGTTATGGTTTCTTACATCAAGTTGGATTTGACAAACAGTTTGAACTTGATTATGAAGATTCAAAAGATATGAATGATAGATATGAAAAACTACTTCATGCAAGAGAACAAGAAGATGAAGTTTTATCAAAAAATTTAAAACATAAAATGGAAAAGTTAAAGAAAGATAGAGAAAACTAAATGTTTTTAATTAAATCTTAATTTAAGATATTTTAAAGTGTCCAGATACGAAGACCTAATTGTTTTTAATTTTATATCATAATTTGCACCAAATTCTAGAACACCAACTTTTGAAGTTATATCGAGGTAGTATTTTTTTTTATCTATATAGCTTGTTAATTCTCTTAATTGAATAGAATTAATTAAATTAATAATACTTGATTCAAGGTTGTCATTCGGATTGTCTTTTATTAATTCTGCATAAAATTTAAATCCAATAACTGTATTAAAATCTTTAAAATAGTTTATAGGAAAATTATCACCTATTCCTCCATCTCTAAAAATTTCGTTGTTATATTTTATAGGTTTATAATAAACAGGAATAGCACTAGACATTCTAATAGCAGTTGTAACAGGTAAATCAGGATAGTTCGTGTAATCAATATATTCTATTTTATTTTTTGTTGAGTTATAAACTGTAAGTATAAATTTTTTATTTGTTAGATTGTAAAAGTTTTTTAGATTAATTTTAGGATCTATTTTTTTTAAAATTAAGAATCTTTCTAATATTTTATTCATTCTAGAACCATCATCTAAAGACCCGTAATATAAATTTTTAATTTTAGGAGAGGCTAATTTACTAAAATCCATTTTTAGACATATTTTAATAATATCATCTGTACAATAACCAGCTAAATACATAAAACTTACAATACTACCTGCGGATACTCCTAAAAAGTTTTTAATTTGTTTTAATATTCCATAATTGTCAAGTCCTTTTAAGACACCCGCAAAATTTATTCCTTTCATACCACCACCTCCAAATACTAGAGAATCTATTTTTTTTAATTTTGAGTTCTTATTATCTTCATTGTTTATATTATTTTTAGATGTGTATATATTAAATTCAATATCAAAATAAGTTTTATTAAATTCTATTTTACGTTTCATAAAATTATCTTTTTTTTATTATTTAATTATAAACTACATGTTCGGTTTTTCGGAGAATATAAAAAAATCAGAAGCATCTGAATCTTACTCTAGCTCATATTCTTTTAATAATAAAAATAAGAAAAAAGACAAAAAAAGTAAAAAGAAATATGAAAATATAAGTATTGAAACTTTATATCCTAAATCTAAAATTAATAAAGAATTTGATGTCAATTCTTTTAATACAAATTTATTAGACATAGAAAATTTTGATACAGATAAATTGATTAAAGAAAGGGAAAATAGAGAAAAAAAATTAAAAACCGTTTATAAAAAACTATTAGGAACATGTTTACATAAAATTCAAATTTTGAATGATAGAGATGAGACAGATATGGTATATAATGTACCACAAATATATTATGGTTTTTCTAAATATGAACCATTTGATTGTTTGACTTATATTGAAAAAAAACTTAGGAAAAAATATCTTGACACGTATATTTTATCTGAAACTAAAATTTTTATATCTTGGAAAAATATTGAGGAGAATAAAAAAATTCAAAAAGAGTTAGATAATTAATGTTTGCTAGTATTTAAGAATATTTCAAGTAAAATAATGATTATTAAACCAATAACAACAGATACTATAACATAATTACTTTTTAAACTTTCTAATGATTCTGTTTTAATCATTTCAAAAGAGGTGGAAATATTGTTGTTTTGTTTTTTTGAACCTTTTAATCTTAAATTAAGTTCATCTTTACAATATTGGCAAAGTCTCAAATGATTATAATATTTTTGAGTATTCGATGCAGTATTCCCATTTATATCTTCTATTATTTGATTTAAACTTTCTTCATGTATATTTTTTTGATCCAAATCCATTAAATCGTTCCTATTTTCATTATTTAATTTATATATTTTATCCAATCTATCTACTTTTTTAAAGTATTGTTCATCAGGTTTAAAATATTTAGATTCAAAATCAGGTTTTTCGTTGTAATCTGTACTTGGATCATATAAAGAATTGAGAGAGTTATATGAATCAAGAGATCCAAGATCATTCTCTCTATTTGAATAAAATGAGAAATCTTCACGATGTGCACTATTTGTCATTTCTCCTTGAGCATTATAAAAATTAAAATTATTATATTTATCAAACTGATTTTTACAAGGGGTATCAAAAGCCTCGATAAGATCACAATACATTTATACTATTCTTAACAAAATAATTTATTTAACTATAATAATTTTATAATTATTTCCTCACTCTATAATATAGTATGGATTCTAGTTTATATGTTGTTTTGTGTTTACTTGTAGCTTTATATGCGAGTAAAACTCAAATAGAATTTCCAAATAAAGTAAGAAAATTATTAAAAAATACTGTTGTACAAGTTGTTATGTTTTCTCTTTTAGCAATACTTTTAAATAATCAGCCACATGTAGCAGTTATTGTATCTATCGTTTTGGTTGTAACTTTTGAACACCTTTCAAGACAAGAAGCAAAAGAGAATTTTGAATTTGCAAAAATAGCTTTAGAAGAATAAGAACTATTTTGAAATCATGTAGTATTATTTTTTTGTAATTTTATTGTAATTTCTTTATAATAGATAAAAATATTTGCGTTATAAAGACAATCTTTAATTAAATAGATATAGTATAATATGTCTCAATTCTTAGGAGCAAAACCAAATCTTATAGACACATCTAATAATCGATCAAATGATTCTGACACATCTTCAGATTCACCTGGTCTTGTAACTGATACTAAAACAGATATGAAATTTGAGCTTTTGGCAAATGAAGATAAAATGGTGCCACCTGAAAAAAGGCAATTTATGGATAGAGATGATAAAAAAACAGAATCTTCTGATACAGAATCGTCATCATCATCAAGAAAAAGTAGTAGTTCTACATCAACACGATCAAGTAGATCAAGTAAATCAAAAAAATCGTCTGATTCAAAAAATAAAATGCCATCTTTTATTCCCCCTCAACCAAAAGGAGGACAAGGCGGTCCATCATTTGGTGATGGTATTACTAATAGAGAAAAAAAAGTACCTATAGAAATGTCTGAAGAAGAATTATATTTAGAAAAATTAGAATGGTTAACTAAATTAGGAGAATTAACTCAACAAGGAATTAAACTATCTCAAAATTATAATTTAGAGTCTGATATTAAATCTATGAAATTTGAGTACGATCTTCATACAAGAATGAAAGCTAAATCAAATGGCGTAGAATGGATGGCTAATTTTACTGTTTTAACTGTTCAGGGTTTGGAAATGGTGAATGATAAATATGATCCCTTTAGTTTAAAATTAAAAGGCTGGGGGGATCAAGTACATAGAGATATCAATAGTTATTATGATGTTTTTGGAGAACTTTACGAAAAATATGCAGGAAAGGGTAAAAAGATGGCTCCAGAAATTAAGTTAATGTTTATGTTAGTATTAGGTGCAGGCAAGTTTCATATGATGAATAGTTTTGCAAATGATGAATCATTAGAAGACAAATTAGACGGCGATCCTGATTTAGCAGAAACCTTAAGAGCAAAAGCAAGAGCAGATAAAATGAAAGATTTATCAACAAATCAACAAGAGAAATTTAGAGAATATGCAAATAAACAACATGAAGAAGCTATGAAAAAGGCATCTAACTTAAATAACTTACAAAATGCAAAACGTGAATTCCAAATTAAACAAGAAATGATTAGGAAACAAAACGAACTTAATAATCTTAGACAACAATTATCAGAAGCTTCAGTTGATGAAAATGAGCCAAAAATTAATGGTCCATCTATCCCACCTGAAATGGCAAGAAGATTAGCAATGAGACAAAATCCAAATTATGAAAATGAAGTTATGCAACAACAATATCAAGAAGCAATGAAACAACAACAGATTCAAAATCAAATGATGGATGAACAAATGAAACAAGTGCATCAGAATCAAATGGAACATTATAGACAAATGCAAATAGAAGAGCAAAAAAGAATGATGATTCAAAAAGAATTAGAAAAGAAAACAAAAGATATTGATGTTCAATCTATAGGTACAAAAGTAAGTTTAAGTCCAGGCATACAATCTTTACTAAAATCAAATGGTTCAGGATTTATCAAATCTGCGGATGATTCTGATTCAACAGGTTCATTTCTTGAATCTTTAAGTAAAGGAGACAAAACAAAAGTAAGAAAAACAAAAAAACAAAAAAAATCAATACCAAAAATAGACACAAAAAATTAGTAAATTATTTCATAAGAGAATAATCTCGTTTAATTATTTTTACAATATTAATAAATTCATCTTCTAAATCTTGATATTGATCTTCAACTATATCTAAATCTTCTTTAGATATATTAAGGCATTTTTTTATAGTTTTAAGATTTTCTGTTTTGGATCTTAATTCATTAAATCTTCTAAATTCTCTGTATTCTGTATTTTTAACGATTGTGATAAATTTATAGAAAGTCATATAGTATAATAATTTATTTATTTTTTATACTAAGAACATATTTGATTTTGATTTTAATAATTATTGAATATGTTTTAAAGAGTAGTAAATATTTTTTTCTATCTATTAAATGCCTGATAAAAGGAAAAATAAAAAGATTACCAAAAGTAAAGAAATAGTATTAACTCTTCCTATTAAAATTGACTCTTTACAAAACAAAGAAACTGAAGATAAATCTTCTCATAAACAAGTTAAAAAAACATCATCTGATAATAATATTTTTACATTAGGTACAAATTCTTCTTCAGATGATAATTATGAAGTCGATGCAAATATGAGGGAATTATTAGTGAAACTAGAAGATAAAGAGAATATAATAAGATCTTTAAAAGAAGAACTTAAAATTTATAAATCTTCTGGAAAAATTACATTTCATGGACAAAAGAAAGTTAAAAAAGTAGATTTTAGAATTGAAAAGTTAGATGGAAAAATAGATTTGAAAGAAGATTATCTGTGTTGGTGGTGTCATCATCATGTAACAGATGATCCTGTTTTTTTACCAGATAGATATAATAATAAGACTTATTATGTTACAGGTATTTTTTGTTCTTTTCCATGTGCTGCTAAATATAATGCATGTACTCTAGATGATTATAGAATATCAGAAAGGTACACTTTTTTAAAACAAATGTATAACGAGACATATAATAATAATAAAGAAGTCAAACTTGCGGAAGATTGGAGATTTTTAAAGAAACATGGCGGGTATATGAGTATAGAAGAATTTAGAGCTAAATCTCATTCAGATGTTTCAGATTGTTCAGTAATATATCCTCCTATGTATTTCAGTAATCCTACTTTAGTAGAAGTAGCAACTAGTGGTATACATGCACCGTCTGAAGATAAACTAGTATTAAAAAGATCAAAACCCCTTCCTAGAAATAATAATACATTGATGGATTCAATGGGATTAATTTTAGAAAGGAAAAGTTAAAAATTGATTTAATTTATGTGAATTTATTAGTATTTAGAGTTATGAATCCTAATAAAAAATTCAAATATAATTTTAAACAAATAAACAAAGAAGAGTTAAAAATGATAAAAGAGAAAATAAAAAAAGACATTACCAATATAAATAATATTAGTAGTCTAACATCTAAATTATTATATAAACTTGATAATTTAGAACAAAGTAATTGTAAGCACAATATAAATGAAGAGTCATTTTTTAGTCCTTATATTGTTTGTAATGATTGTCAAAAAATAATAGTAAAAAACTTTTATAAAGAATCAAAATTAGATAATGATTATAACATATCTCAGTTTTTAGAATATATAGAAGATTGTAATTTGTTAATAAATATGAGTAAAAATATTATGAATGAATTTAAGTATAACAAAGAAATGTTTAAAATTCATACACAAAAAATGTGTGATCATCAATGGGGTCAAATTGAAAGAGGATTTGAACCTTGTGGACAAACTCCAAAATGGCAAACTTGTAAAATATGTGATTTAGGAAAAAATCTTTAATTTTATTTATTTTAAATTATTTTAAATTATTTTATTCATTTGATAAACATAAAATAATATCCTTGCATAAGTGAATCAGCAAGATCATCTTGTTTCTTTTTATTATTATCTAAAAGTTCTATCCATTTATTATTTTTAACTTTGTCTTTATCAAGTAATTGTTTTGCATATTTAACGCCTAATTCTTTGGTTATTGTATATTTTTCTCGTGCATTTTTTGCTTTAGATAATTCTTTTTTTGTTGTTTCTTTATCATATTTAAGTTTATTATTAGCTAAAGAGAAACATATTTGAGTATTATATTTTTTATCTATATTAAATCTAATAACAAAATAGCAACTAATAAATGTTTGAACACTTTTCATTTTTCCATTTTTAACAGAGGGTTGATTTTCAATAACAACTTTATCAACTTTTGGGAAATCTTTTTCGTCTAATTTTTTAGCTATTTTTTCACACAATACATTTATATCTGTTTTCATTACACTTTGTTTTTTAATTTGTTCTAAATTATATTTTTTTGATTCTTTTTTGAGGTGACTTGTTTTATGAGAAGAACACATAATAGTATCATTTTCATTTAATTTATAATAACCAGTTTTACCACATTGTGTACATATATCTTTTTCTTCTAATTTAGTATATAAACCTTCTTCTGTAAATTCATTATTATATTTTCTTTTATGAACTCCACAAAATTTAACATTTTTTAAGTCGTTTTTAAATTTAGCCGGTTTGTCACACTTATCACAAGTATCTACTTTTTCAGACACATCTATTAATCCCCAGTCTATAATTGTAAATTTATTATTTTTATTATCTTTTTTTTCTTTATCATTATTATTATAATTATTATTATCAGTATTATCTTCTAAAATACAATAAGCAAGGTTAATTAATCCAACATCAATAGATAACAATTTCATAATATAATTTTGTAAGTAATTATACTATTTAATAAAAAAAATATTATGTAACGCATTACATATCAGAATATTCTAATGGTGGAGAATAAAATAATTCATCTACATTATACACTTTTTTTGGTAATTTTACGAATACTTTCTTTTTCTTTTTTTTATGTTTCTTTTTATTCTCTTTTTCCCCACCACCTTTTAATTCAATTAATTTAGATTCTTTTATACTATTATTTTCTTGTTTTAAATTATCAGTTTCAGATGTGTTTATTTCAGTAAGTTCTTCAAATATAGAATCTTCTATAGATAATTGTTCCTTAGTATTCTTATTTACATTATTGAGTTTATTTCTTTCGTTATCATATTCTGATAATGAACTAATACTTAGAGGTGTTGACATATAAACTATACAAGTTAAAAATTATTGAAAAAAACTGACTTAAATATTAATTTTTAGATATAAAATACTTATATATAGTTATGATGAACTTTGTAAGTTATAAAATAAAAGATGATAAAAGTGATATAGTAACTGAAATTGCAAACAAATATGAGAAAAATGTAGGAAAAGAGCATTTACCAAGTGATGTAACTATTTCTACTATGACAATATCTTGTCATATGGATACTAAATTTAAAATTTTAGAAATAGGAAAATATATAGATTTAGATCCTTCGACAATTGTTAGTTGTAAAGATGGTGGCGGAAATATTAGAACTGTTTTAATTCAAAAAAAAAAGAGAAGAAATACAAAGAAGAAAGATGAAAAAAAAGTAACTTTTTATAATCAAACATCAATTTTAGTAAAACCTTCCAAAGAAAAAAACCCAATTAACATTAAATTATTTAAGAATGGTTCAATACAAATGACAGGTGTTAAAAGTGTAAGAGATTGTATATCAGCTTTGAATATACTTTTTAGACAATTATATAAATCAAAAGGCATAATGTATAAAAATGAAATAAAAATAGTAGATTTTGTAACATCAAAAGAAGATCTTTCCATAGATAAAATAAAAGATTTTAAAATTTGCATGATAAATTCAGGATTTAAGATAGGTTTTAAACTTAATAGAGATTCACTTTATAAAATTCTAAGTCAAGATGAATCTATAAAATGCAAATATGATCTTGACAATCATGCATGTGTTGATGTAAAATACTTTTATAAAGAAAGAAAAAAAATATCTATATTCATTTTTGAGAAAGGTTCAATAATTATAACTGGTGCAAATAATTGTAATCATATACAAGAGGCTTATAAATATATCACAAGTCAATTATATAAAAATTATAAGAAGATTAAGAGCATTGAGCCAAATATTAAAATAAATGATATTAGAAATTATCTTAAATCTGACTAGTTAAAATTTATTTATAAATATTAATAATTAAATATATACACAAAAATATGTTCAATAAGATCGTATTTTTGTTTAATTATGTTATTAACTTATTAACTTATTAACTTATTAACTTATTTAATTCATATTAGGTCCAACATCTGTCATCATATTAACATGTTGAGTGTTATTAATAAGAGGATTTGTTCCTAATTGATCTAATAAGAAAGAATTTGCATTTCTCATAGAGTAGTCAGGATATTCATAATGATCTAAAGTAAGATAATTTTGTGTAGGTCTAACTTCAAGACTTTTCCATTTCATATCAGGATAAAGTTCTCTATTTATTTGAATTGGTTCTTTAAGAGTTACATTTGTAAAATCTAAAGTTCTTCCTTTATCATAGTTAGATGTAGTTGGTCGTCTCCCTTTGATTAGTTTTTCTTTAATTTCATTAATAATCATATTTTGAGCGTCTCTTCTGCTTCTTTGTTTTTCATGTTCATGTCTTCCACAAGGAGCTATATAAGTGTTTTTAACTACTAGATCTTTTAAAGTAGGATCTATTTCTATATTTTGGTGGGCAACATCATAACCACCTTTTTCATGTTGTTGTGTTCCAACAGGATTAATATAATTTTTTTTAATGTGAATGTCTCTCATTGTTAATTCAGGGATATCATTGAAATCTTGAGCGGGTGCTTTGCTATGTTGTTGTGTTCCGGTTGGATTAACATAATTTTTTTTGATATGTATATCTCTCATTGTTAAATCAGGTATATCATTGAAATCTTGGGCAGGAGCTTTGCTATGTTGTTGTGTTCCTGTGGGATTAATATAATTCTTTTTAATATGAATATCTCTCATTGTTAATTCTGGTCTATCATTATAATCAACTGTTCTATTTTTACTGTGTTGTTGTGTTCCTAAAATACCTAAATATTTTTTATTAATATGAATATCTCTTAATGTTAAATCAGGAATATCATTATAATCAACAGTAGGATTTTTACTGTGAGCTTGTGTACCAATAGGATTTAATTGTTTAACTTTACTATGAATATTTCTCATATTTAAATCAGGGATATCATTATAATCAACAGCAGGATTTTTACTGTGAGCTTGTGTACCAATAGGATTTAATTGTTTAACTTTACTGTGAATATTTCTCATGTTTAAATCAGGAATATCGTTATAATCAACAGTCGGGTTTTTGCTGTGAGCTTGTGTACCAATAGGATTTAATTGTTTAACTTTACTATGAATATTTCTCATATTCAAATCAGGGATATCATTATAATCAACCGTAGGATTTTTACTATGAGCTTGTGTACCGATAGGATTTAATTGTTTAACTTTACTATGAATATTTCTCATATTCAAATCAGGAATATCATTATAATCAACAGTAGGATTTTTACTATGGGCTTGAGTACCAATCGGATTTAATTGTTTAACTTCATTGTGAATATTTCTCATATTCAAATCAGGGATATCATTGTAATCAACAGTCGGGTTTTTGCTGTGAGCTTGTGTTCCAATAGGATTCAATTGTTTAACTTTGCCATGAATATCTCTTAATGTCAAATCAGGGATATCTGTGTAGTCAATCATTGGATTTTTACTATGTGCTTGTGTTCCAATAGGATTCAATTGTTTAACTTTACCATGAATATCTCTTAATGTTAAATCAGGTGTATCATTAAAATCAACTGCAGGAGCTTTTTCATGTTGTTGTGTTCCTGCAATACCGATTCTTGAATTCATTGCAATAAGATCTTTGACAGTCAAAGCAGGGATATCATTATAATCTACAGCAACACCTTTGCCTATATCACTTCTGCCAATATTTCTTGGTCCATCATGTAAAAAGTTTTGTTTATGAGATATTTTAGATTTTTCTAATAAAGATTCCGGTCTGTGTCTACCTGTTACATGAGCGTATCCTGCAGGACCTGCATAACTTTTAGTTGTTTGACTTCTATTAGTTTGAGCTACATCAAAATTACCTCTCAAGGTTGGAGCTTTATAATAACTACTTGTCTTTAATAAATCTTTAGGATCATTTTCTTTAAAAGTTGGAGCTTTTCTTGTTTCAATATTTGGTAATACCGCTCTTTTATCTCCTTTCATACCATAGATAATAGGTTTTTTAAAACTTAATTTAGGATTGTTCAAAGTTCTTAATTGATCTACAGTTCTTGGTAAAGCTCTATAAGTATCATGATATCCTTGTTTATTCACTTCATTGTAACCTAAATTTAAACCGGGTGTAACTCTTATTTCTTGCATTGGTTTTTCGTTATTTCTATACTTTGAAGGAACCATTCTTGATTGATAAAAATCGGTAAAATTTGGTGATCCGTATATATTTGTAAGTCCAACCATAGGATTAAATAAAGGTCTTCTTTCTGTTTTGGGTCTCCAATCTAAATTATTAGCTGAACCTGTGAATAGATCTACTTTTCTTTGGATTGTATCATTTCTTGTATTTTCTGAAAATTCAGAATTGCCGTAACCTGCTCCATTCGAAAAATGTGGCACCATATTGATATGTCTTGTATCGTCTGTAACGCCATATCTCATATCTTCATTTGAGTCAAAATTAGAAAATCCTTCATTAAGAGCTAAACTTCTTTCTCTTTCTAATCTAGAAACTCTTGATCCATAATTCCCTGCTTTATTTGATGCAGATGGTCCGCCAGGATTATCAAATTTCATCTCATTGAATTGTTCAAAAAAAGATGGTTGTTCTGGTTCTTGAGATTTTCTTTTTTTGTTAATTATATTTTTATTTTTATTTTTATCTCCATTTCTTGGAATCCCATTAAAAAAATTATCAGCTTTTTTATTAAAATCAAAAGATTCTACAGTTTTAGCAGACATATTTGAAAATGTAGATCCTTCATCTGAAAAAATAGAATCATTATCTCTATTATTTATTTGCATTTTACCAAGTCCACCTTTTCTAATAATTTTAGAGTTAGGCTCCAAACTTTTTTTAAACCTATTACTGGATTTAATATTATTATATCTAGATACATTATTAACACTGTTTTGATTATAGATATTAGTTCCATTAGATCGTGATTTAAGATTCCTCTTAACTTTACTCATACTATAATCTAATAAAGAAATAAATTATTTTTTTGGACGCTTAGGATCGTTTTGATTGTTATCTTTAGAGGATCTAGAATCATTTCCACGTTTTTGGCTTGGAGTAGTATTCTTAAATACTTTTACAAAAAGAGATATTAGTTTTTCTAAATTTTTTTCTGAAAATAACCTTTTAAGATCTCTAATATAATTGCTAAACATATTAAAAGTTCCCATAAAATTTTCACTGACGATAAAAGTTTCAAATGATAATCTCAATTGATTTAATAGATCTCTTTCTGTTACAACTTCAGACATGTTTATATTTTCAATACACACTCTTGCAAGTTGTTTTAGTGCAATATCTTTTTCAGATTCATCAACTATAATAATTGGTAAAACTACGTCTATTTTGTTGTCAATAACAAATGTATTGTATTTAGACATGGCTTTTAGAGTATATTTTATGATTAATATTTTAGCTTCTATGTTTTTTTTAGTATTTAATTTTTTGTCAAGTTTATCACCTTTAGACATCCAATCACTATATAATTCATTAAATAGAAGTCTAGTAAGTTTAATTTTAAATTTGTCTGAATCATAAGAGTTTTGAAAATAATCAATTACATCAGCTAAAGGGTGTCCAATAAATTCGCCCTTTATTAATTCGATAGATTTAAATAATCGGCTGAAAAGAGTATTGCTCATAATGTTAAATTATCATACTATAATAATTTATCAATTTTTTGAAATTAAAATTATACTTTTTTATTTATTGCAAATTAAAAGTATTTTGGGCATTGTGGGCATTGAGTTCTAGTGCATCCAGGTTTTTTAGATTTATATTCTCTTGGAAGAGCAGGATCAACATTTCTAACTTTTGGTACTTTTTGTCTAAAGTTATCTTTAGCTTCAAGAGTAGTGTTTTTAGCTCTGGGATAAAAAATATTAGCTTGTGGGTTTTTTGGAAGATCATAAAATCTATTAATAGCTATACCCCTATAATTTTTAGAAGGATCTGTTAATCTTGAAGATGATGAATCAAGAAAGTCATCGCAAATTCTAGCATGTTGAAGTTTAAATTTAGTTACATCTATGGGATTAACACTTCCTGCTTTGGATTTAGAAAGTGGAACATTTCTATTACTTAGAATTGATTCAACATCAACAAGATCTTGTGATGGAGCTATTTGACATCCTACTGTTGTTGACACACCATTACCCATATAGCTTGATCTTGGACCAAAAACAGATAAACATTGATTTTCATGATGAATTCTATTTGTATCTAATCTATATAAAAGTGGATCAGTACTTTCTCTAAGTCTATCTTCATAAGTTTGAAGGTCATAGTCTAATCTACTAGAGTGACCGAAATTAACATGATTATGGTTCATATGATTACGACTCATACTATATATATTTAATAGATAAAATATTTATTATCAATGTAAAAATTAAAAATTACTAATAACTAATGAATTTATATGAATAAACTTATTAAAATTTATGAGATGTATATTTTTTTAATAAACTAATTATTGTTTTTTATGATATTTTTCATTCTTCTGGAAAATCTTTCAGTGCTTTTTGTGAAGTATATTCACGAACTTTCTTCTCATATGTTTTTTTATTAGATCTGTATAAGTTTGCAATTTCTGTCACATATGGATCATCAGGATTTGGCTGATTAAGAAATGATCTAAGACTATGAAGAACTTTGTCAATTTTGAGAGCTGGTGTCCAAGATTCTTTTAAGATATCAATGCAAATTTCGCCTGAACTATTTACATTCATATGATAAATAGGTGTGACAAAAGTAATGATAGGAGCAGAAAAAGGATAATCTTGACTAAATTTAATTTGAAGCTCAAATATTCCTCCTTCATAAGGAGAATCATCAGGTCCTTTTATAAAACCTCTCCATTTATTTAAATTGTCGCCTGGATTAAGCACCATTATTCCTTCTTTTATATATTTATCTCTATTCTTCATTAAGCTATTCAATTCTTTCACTTTACGATCACCCGGCATCGTTTGTAAGATAAATAAGGTAAATAAGATGAATAAATCAATATTTTATATAAAATATTAGTTTATATATAAAAAACTATACTGTTTTAGTGAGTATAGTTAGGAATGTAGAATTAGTTCTTTCTTCTGCCACATGGAGTTTGATTTGGCACATTATAACCAACATCTTTTCTCTTAGGAATGTTATTATGTACAATTGGGCAAACTTCAGGTGCAAGAACAATAGGAACTGATTTATCAAATGTACTAAGACACAGATCAGATTTTTTACAGTTAGGATTGTATTTGAATTGGTCACACTTAGAAAGTGGTCTATTTTGGTTTCTAAGTTCAGTTTCAATATCAACAAGTTGGTATGGGGTCCAAAATTTATCGTGAAGGCATTTGCTACAGTTTTCAAATTTACCTTGGTATAAATAGTAGTCAAGAGGTGAAGTACTTTCATAAAGTTTTTTTTGATAAGCACAGTTATCGTATATAGGTCTATTAGATCCACCGATATTCATTATATATATATATTAAAGAAAATTAATTTATTTGAATAAAATAAAATAAACTATATTAGATTAGAAATAGATTCAAAATAGATTAAAAATAAATTAGTAAATATCTCTTGTATAAGGTGTTCTATTCATCTTTCTATTTTCTAATCTTGTTGGTTGACCAAATCCATGAAAAGGCAATGAAGTTGTATTTATCTCATTTTGAAAATCTGAATCTATATAACTAAAATTATGTTCCTCTGTGTTTCTATACCCATAAGATTTACCAGCTCTTGATGGGATACCATGCATCATTTCAGTTTCTAAATTTGCATCACAGTTACCACGTCCCATACCTGAAAATGGAACAGCCATATAATTGGAATAGTCTAAATCATTTTTATATGTATCAAAAAAACTATTATCATTGTCATGTTTAGATAATCCATAAACAGCTTCAGAATTTCTTTTTTGGTTTTTAGATTTATTCCAATTCAAACTCTCTTGTTGCACAGGATTTCCACTTCTACTTCTTTGTCTATTTGGAACAGCACCTAGTGTTTGTACATCTAGCATTTGATTAAATTTAATTTGATTGCCATTAAATCTTCCACCATCATTATAAAGTCTCTTTCCTACTTGACCATTTACTTTATATTGAGAATTGTCTGGATTTTGTTTTCTTTGTCCGGGTCTTATTCTTGGGTCAATTCTTGGATCAAATCTTGAATCATCAAAATCTCTTGAATCTATAATTTCCATTTCCTCTTCAGGTTCTTCTTGATCTTCATAAAAAGAACCATAATTATCAGGTGAAAACATTCCCATATTAACAGGTTTTTCAAATTCTTCTCTATGTTTTAATCTATCTTGTCTATTATCTTTAATATTTTTAGATGGGAAATAATTCTTTTTTTTAGATTTTGTTTTATTAATTTCTAAATTTTTAGTTTTATACATATCTCTCTTACCTTTTAAAAAATCCCTAATTACTTTTTTGTCGTAATCAGTGATATTAAATTCTTTTTCAATAGGGACTATTGGCTTGATACCATTTGCCTTATAATACTTCTTTTTCCTTACATATTCTTGAAGTCTTGGATCTAACATTATATTGTCTTGGCAGACAGCATTTTCAAATCTGTCTAAAGTTTTTTGAGTTCCAAAACCTAATTCAGAAACATTATTAGAATAAGAGAACTGATTATCGATATATTTAGAAAATTCATGTTGAGGGAAACTCATCTATAATTAAATAAAGATAATAAAAGTTAAATTTATACTTATTCATCTTAAACACAGTTAAAGACTTCGTTTAATAAATAGTATTATTATGTCAACACCAGAAGATATAGCGCAAGAAATATTTAGTGATATTCCCAAACCTTCAAATTCTTATGGTATAATAACAGATGATCCTGATCAAGATTACTCTTATGGATTTGAAATACTTTTAATTATACTTTTTGAAGGGCTAGATATTATGGTTGAAGGTTTAGATAAACTAGATGAAGAACTGACAGGAGAACATTTTGAAATAATTCAACCATGGATCAATAGTTTAGGTTTTAATATAGAGTACTATAAATTAGATAATCAAGAATTAGATAATCAACAGTATTGTAAAGTTGTTTTTAATAATGGGAAAGACAGTAATTTCTTTCATATGAAAAATATAAAAAAAAGTTATCATTTTATTGGAAATGGTTTGTTTGATAAAGAAGCAGTGCATACACCTGATGAATACACATGTTTAGTACGAGGATCAAAAGAATCATTATTAATACATTTTTCTAGACTAGATTAAGACATTTCCAAAAGATGAGTGATTATACCATTCTTTTTAATATAACATATAAATCTACTATTGAAAGATAAACTTATTCCTTTTCCTAAAGATTTTATCGTATCTGTTCTTGATGGTAAAATTTGTACTTTTGTTTCTTGAACTATATTATTTATAGATACATATTCAGGAGTAATATTTTGAAAATCTGTGTCATCAAAGATATCTAAACCCAAAGCCTTCAAAATCTGAGTAAAATTATATTTAGTGTGTTTTTTAAAAATAGGAAAACTTAAATGTTCAAAGTTAGTCAATGTTAAATTATTTATACACATATCTATTTCAGATATATCTCCTTTAAAAAAACCTATTACAGAACCATCTTGTAAATCTAATTCAACGAGTTTACAATTTTTAGATCCAAAAAATTTTTGATTAGTGTTTTTTGCTACCATGAAGTTTCTTAATTTACCATTAAATCTTAACTTTTTAACAACACATGGAAAGTTTTCCCATTCTGTTTTATAAACAGTACAATTTACAGATAACATATTACCATCCAGTTTTTCTCTATTAATCACAGATTTGATTTCTCCTTTAGTGTAAGAATAGAATACTTTATTTATTTTTTCAACAGAATTATGATTTTTTGGATCGTAATTTTCTAAACTAACTATATTTGACATTAAAGATCTAAATGCAGGATTTAACCTATTTTGTTTTGGAAGATACACTATATTAAGATCTTTTTGTCCTTTAATTTTTTCAAGAGCATTAATAATTTCAGATGGTGAATTTTCACCAAAAACAGTATCGATTACTTGATAAACATAGCCTGTACTACCTCCCATAAAAGTTACTAAACAATTTAATAAATTAGATGGTGAAAAGCATACATCATTTGTAACTCTTTTTTTTAAAGATTTGAAAAGATGGAATGCAAATTGGTTTGCTTCTTTAGATAAATCTGTATTTTCAAAACTTTTTATGATTCTAGAATCAGCATTAAGAGAAGCAAAATTACTATTTCCTGGATTGGGATCATAATAATTTACATTAAAATCGGTTGAGTTTTGTTTATCATATATGTCAAAATCTAAATGAGGATTCGCAACTTCTCTTCTATTAAACATTTCATAAGTTTCTTCACTTCGAATAGGCATTCCTTGTTCCAAATCTTCATACTCGACATATCTTCCTGTAATTTCTCCTATTTTATCATTATCTTGATACCTTCTGTTATTTCTTTTTTTATCATTTAACATGTATCTTTTAGTTCGAGGCGATGAGTAAGCAGTCATACCTCTTTCCATATCTATTCTATCCAAATTATTAAAATGATCTTGAGAATTAAAATTTTCTATATTTCTGAAAGGTTCTGAGTAAGATCCATGATTATTTGTGTTATTATAAGATTTTTTATAATCACCAGAATTAAAATCACTAAAATTAGACATATATAATTTAAATATGTTTTGTAGATTAATTTAAAACGAACTATAAAATGAATATAAATAAGAAAAAACTATTGTCTTATATTTATCATATCTATTCTATTTTTGTCAGATTTTAAAGATTTATTAGGCGACACATAGTACAAATATTGATACTTAAACTTCAATATTAGATAGATTATATATTAATTTAAATGTGGAATAAAGAAGATACAGTTTTAATTAAAAATAAACCTAAAAATCTATTTAAACCAAATAAGTATGCTATGTTTGATCTAGATGATACATTAATAACTACAAAATCTAACAAACGATTTCCAGAGGATTATAATGATTGGAAAGTTAAATTTACCAATATTAAAACTAAATTTATATCTCTTATTAAAGAAGGTTATAAAATTGTTATTATATCAAATCAAAAAACCGTATCAAATGGGAAAATAACTGAGTTGGAAATTAAAAAAAAATTAGATAATATATTGAAGTACTTAGATTTAGAAGCTATCGTTTTTTTAGCAACTGAAAACGACATTTTTAGAAAGCCAAAGACGACTATTATAGATAAATATCTCAAAAATATAAATAAGAAAAAGAGTTTTTATTGTGGTGATGGTGCAGGACGAGAAAGAACAAAAAATTATAAAAGAGATTTTTCTGACACAGACTACAAATTTGCATATAATTTAGAAATAAAATTTTATAGTCCTGAAGAGTTTTTTTTGGAAGAAGTAAGAGAAAAAAGAATTAATTATCCTGTAAATTTTAAAAAAATACAAGAAGGTAAATATACAGATTTTAAACCTTTAGAAGATAAAGTAAATGAAGTTGTTATAACATGCGGGTTTCCAGGTTCAGGAAAATCTTATTTCACTAAAAAATATATTGAACCAAAAGGATTCTTTTATATAAATCAAGACACTCTTAAATCAAAAACAAAAGTATTGAAAGTTTTTAAAGAATCCTTAAAAAATAAAATAAAAATAGTTATAGATAATACTAATTTAACAATTGAATCCAGAGAAGAATTAATTAAGTTAAGTAAAGAAGCCAACTTTAAAATAAGATGTTTATATTTTACAGCCAATGATGATCTATCAAAACATAATTCTCATTTTAGAAATATTAATAGCAATAATAAAATAAAACCTATTAAAAATGTTGTATATAATGTTTTTAAGAAAAAATTTACTAAACCAACACTAAAAGAAGGTTTTGATGATATACAAACTGTTGACTTTGTATTAGAAGATATTGAAAACAAAGAACTTTATTATCAAATGATGTTCTAAATACATAAAAAATATTTAACTTTAATATTGGCAATCTTTTAGTATTTTTTGATTTTCCTTAGTTTCAAAAACTTTTTTTATTGGGTCAAAAAATTCTATTAAAAAATCACTTAGTCCATTTTTAATATCTTGAGGATGTGTTTTTTCTTCTATGAAATCTCTTTCAATCTGTTTATATTCTGAATACTCAATATTACCACCATATTCTTCTTTTCTTTTAATTATAAAATTAGATTTCCTATTTTCGAGAATCTTAAAGACTAATTCAGAAAGAGTATTTAATACACTATTATCTTCTATATCTCCTAGAGCACAATAAGCACTATTTATGGTTTTTTTAATTTTTTTATTACTATCTAAAATATCTATTTTGGTATTATTATTGGAAGCACTCATTTTAGTATCTATATTTAATCCTTCTTTTTTAGTGGTACTAAATCCTGGAACCATTTTGTTCATTAAATGGATTCTTTTACTGTATCTAAGTTCTTTATTTAATGGATTAGTTTTGAGTTTAGGTATGTATGTTCGTGCATGTACAAAAATCTTTCTTTGGTCAACACCACCAAACTGTGCATCAACATTAAGATAAACTTCATCTAAAGCTTGCAAAGAAGGATATATGAGACCATTCATAATTGGATTATCCGATAATTTAACAACATCAGCACCAGCATGTTTTGCATTATTTACAGATAACATCGAATTCATTCTATAGACATCTAGATTATAATCTGAATTAAGTTGAAAACTAGTACCTTTGACAAACATAATATTTTTAATATTTGTACCAAGTTCAATTAATAGAGATTTAATCATTAATTCATAATAATTAGATCTTGCTTCTATTTGAGATAATTCAGATTTATTGTTATCTAAAAATGCATGAAGATCTGCCAATAACACAATTACTTCACATCCTGCATCTAAAAAATCTTTAATCTTTAATAAAGGTACTAAATATCCTAAATGTATTCTTCCTGTTGGTGCAGTTCCCCAATATATTTTAAGAGGTCTCTTATCAACTATTTTAGTAAGTTTTTCAACATCTTCTTTAAAATATTCCTGCAAATCTCTTAAAATTAGATCTATTTTTTGGGATGTGTTTTTAATACTCATAATTAATATTTTATAAATTGAACTATATTAAATCAATTTTAATATATGATTAATATAAACAAAAAATTGAAATAATGTGAAAACTATAATAATGTTAATGATCATTGACATATGTCACATACAACATGTTGACATATGATGATTGCTCACGTCAACGCAAGTGTAAATGTAAAATTAAATGTAAGAATACTATCAATAATGGGAAATATATGAGAAAACTTCTTTCTGAATTTTCAAATTATTCAACTAATAAATGTGATAAAAGTTATAAAAAATATCATGAATATTATAATAATTATCTTTTTATGAATTTAATAAAGGAAACATTGTCAGGAGAATTGTATGAAGACATTTTACAATTGTTAAAAAAAAGAATTCCAGATGTTTCTCATATTAAATTAGGATTCGAATATGGCGCAATTATTTGGATCTATGTTACACCTAATGAACAAAAAGAATTTTATAGAACATATCATCTTATGTTATATTATTGTTGTAATCAATATAATAAAGAAATATTGATGAAATCATTCTATATCTCTCCACTTATTATAAAAAATAAGTTAATTGGGGAAGCTCCATTTACATATGAGATTAAATCTCCATTTAAATAATTTGCATTTGTTTATCAAGGTCTTCTTCTAGCGTATCTAAGATCTTCATACCTTAGACATTTATAAGAATCTTCTTTACAAGTAGGACCTGTCCCATAACACCACATAGCTAAACCTTTTTGGTCATTTGGCACCTGTCTCGCAGGTAAAGTATAAAACTGTCTTTTGGAGTTTTCTATATCAAAAACATCGTCTATATTTCTAAACATATTTTCATTAAATTTTAATTCCATTTCATCATTTATTTCGTCATCATCAACATTGCAAGCTTTTGGAATATTTTCTTTATTTTTATTATAATCATTTGCGTTGTGATTCATAAAAGGGTTATCATAAGTTGGTCTTTTACATGTGGCTTTTTCATACTCTTCTCTTTCTGAAATACTAAATAAATTATTTTCTTCGATTTTTGGTCGTGAAAAATTAACTCCATTATATGTTCCTAATACAGGGTCACCATTGCTATCCAAATAACCGGCTTCAAAACTTTCATTGCTATATAAATCATCATCACTTTCATCATCTAACCCATCTTTTTCTAAATAATAGTTTGGGAATTTTCTAAAGTCATCATATCTATCCATATCAAATTCGATCTTTTGTTCTCTATTATTTAATCTCCTTTCTATTTCTTTTTTTTTACCATTCCCATCAAAATTATGAATAATATAAAAGACAGTAACTAAGCCAATAATACTAATTACTACAAAAATGGCTTGTTTATAATTGATTGCAAAGAGAAAAACAATTAAATATATACATACTCTAACTATTATATTAGATTGTTTTTCTCTTGAAAAGTCTGTTTTTGGTAATAATTCGTAATACTTTTTATATAGTACAGATGGATCTTTATAAAATATTTCTTCTGTATTTTCCATTATATAATAACTGCGAATAAATTTAAATTAATTTAATCTATTTTTTATTACTTTTATGTTTTTTACTTTTTTTTTCTAATTGTTTTAATCTATGTTGCTCTTTTTTCATTTCATCTTCTTCTCTCTTTTTTTCTTCTTTTTCTAATCTTTCTCTTTCTTCTTCTTCACGTTTTTGTTCTCTTAATTCTTCAATTTCTTTCCTTTGTTTAAGTTTTTTTAAAAACATAATTTGATTCATTAGTTTCATTTGTACTTGATTTTTTGTAGCATTCAATATTTGTAATCTTTTTAATTGTTCCATTTGATTAAAATCTATAGCATCATTATTCTCTTCATCTTTATTATTATTTTGATTACTATTAACTTTTATAGCGCCTGATTCTCTTTGAACAACATGTGATAATATAAGTTCAGAAAGGCTAGAATGACCACCTTTTTCATCTATTTTTTTTTTAATAGTGACAATATTTTTTAACTCAGCTGGTGATATTTTCTGATCTTCATAAGTTAACTTTATGTTATTAACAAGTTTAGTTTGATTATTAATATTATTACTTGTATTGCTTGTATTACTTGTATTATTTGTATTATTTGTATTTTCTATATTTTCTGTATTCATATTAGACTTATTCTCTGAAATTTTAATATTTTTAATTTCTTCTAATTTACTATTTATAAAATCTAATTGTTGAACAAAAATATTTAAATTTAAACCTTGTACATTTCCTAATGGATCTTTATTAAAATAAAAACAAAATCGAGGTATTTTTAAATCTTGAGTGAATCTTTCAGGATTTCCATCAAAATTATTCAGATCAACATAGATAAAAATGTTTGTTATATAAGCTTTAGACACATCAAAAAAAGCTTTTTTAAGTTTATACGATAGTACTTTATCAAAAGATGTATAGTTAGTGAACATTACCACAACTAATTTATCTTGAGAATTATCAACGATTTGAGATAAATCATTTTCATTGATAACCTGAAAAATATTAATATCACTTACCATAACTATAATATAAGTATAACATTAGTTAATTATCTATTAGACGCAAAACATAAACTATTTTTTATTTTATTTAAATTGCCTTCTTTTTTTAGGAGCTTAATAGAATCTTTTGCATTTTGTAATCTTGCCCACTCTCTAAAAATTCTATCTATATCATCTCTGGCATGTCTAGATCTTTTTCGATGTTTAACTTCGAAATATTTACCTGTAACACAATCAGTTATACTTGCACATCTATTTAAAGAACTTCCCCAAATAGATTTTTTAACATATCTATTTTCTATGATATGATCTTCATCTTTCGATTCTTTCCATGTCAATATTTTAATAGCTTTTCTTATCAAAATAGGACTTTCCACAAAAATTAAGTTTTTAACTAATAATGGTGTGCATAAAGATTCTAATGACATTTTAACACCAACAACAATACTAATTGATTTATCAGAGTTTTTAAAAATATTAAACATATACTCAATATCTTCTTCTTTGCTCTTACATTCATTTAATGTTTTTTGTTCTTCTTGAGTAAGTTTTTGCAAAGATTTTTGATTATCATGTTTAATATTTTTAATTAATTCTGTCATTTCTTCTTTAACAACTTCAAAACATTTCATAAGATGCTTTTTAACTTCTTCACGCGTTGCCTGTCTTTCTATGTTATTTACTAAATACTCTGCTTTATTTGAATATCCTTCTATTAAACCTTTAATAATTCCACATATATTCCCCCAACCACCTTGAGGTATTTCATTTGAACCTATACCATCCAAAGAGTTGATATAGTTGATTGCTTTAAAGATATCTTGAAGAGACACAATATCTCCGTTTTTCAGTTTATAAAATCCTGAATTATTGACTTCATAAACTTCTTGTTTATTATTTTTAGTATTCATAATTATTATATTAATAACTAAATTTTAATCATTTTTTTTATTATTTTTTATCGTTTTTCTTAACTTGTTGATCGAATTGTTTCATAAGTTTTTGGGCTTCTTTTTCAGGTATCATTTTATTCATAAGATTTTGTGTTGATTGAAATAATTTATCACCATTTACTTGTCCACTTTCTATTTTTGGTGCCATTTTTTTTGCGACTGATTCAGCAACTGAATTTAAAGTAGTCATTAAATCACCATCACCTAAAGATTTGCCTGATTTTAGTTCAGCAGAAATAATTTTTAACATCTCTTCCATATCATTTGATTGCTCACCAAACATATTTTTAATAGTTTTTGTTGCTTTGTCAATATCTTCATCTGTCATATTTTTAAGCTGATCAGTTAATTGTTCTAAATTATCTAAATTTTGACCACCCATTAGTTTTCCTAATCTTTCTAACCCAGATCCTGCAACATTAATTTCACCAAGGGCATCTTTAATACCATCTGTATCGAGGTTTCCACCTTTTATACCTTCAAAAGGGTTAAAATTAAGACCTGAATCTTTCATTTTATTTTCTAATTCATCATAAGTTACAACCATTTCAGCATAAGAAACTACTATATTTAGACTTACCCAAAACTTTTCTTTTTTTTTATCTGTTAAATCTTTCCAAATCTTTGATATATCAACACCAGGAAGTGGGCAAAAACTATTACAAAAAATAGTTTCATCTTTGCCTTCAATTCTTTGTTGTTCATTGCCAACTCTATCAAAAATCTTTTTTGCCAATTTTTTGTAGTCAAGTTTAGTAAAGACTTTTATTAATTTTTCAACATCTTTATTGTTGTCACAGTTTGAATACTCTTTCAATAAAATTTTTAATGTTGACATAAAATTATCTTCTATTTTATCCATAATAAAAGAGAAATACTTAATTCTTTAACTAAGATTAATAAATTAAAATCTAAAATTTTTGAAAATATATTTAGTATTATTAGAATATTAACAATGCTGATAGAGCATTTATTGAAATTAAATGGTTATTTTGATATATTAGACAAACCAATTCAATCTGAAAAAGAAGTTGTTATTGAGAATGGCTTAGTTGAAGAGATAGATATTAATATTAATTTTAAATGGTATCAATCTGAACCAGTAAGATTTATAATAAATATTTTTTATAAATTTTTAACATTTGGAGTTCATTTTATTTTACCTATATATTCTATAACTAAAGCAATAAATAATAAAGATGTGTATATATTTACAAGTAATCTTATTAATTTTGTATTTTTAACTCAGTACATAGCAGGATATAGATATTTCAGAAAAGAACATTTTAAAGGTATTAAACAAGAATTAGATTTAAAACTATGTTATTTGTCTTTAATTCTGTCTATAATAATGTCTATTATGTATTGCATAATGCTTGGTAATAATGTAGAGTTAGTTTTATATTCAGATATATTAAAAAATACTAATTTATTAGGAAAAATATTCACTTATTTTTTACTATTTATTGAAAAACTATATGGTTATAATGTACTATTTAATAATCTTTATATTTTTATTAAAGTATTTACCTTTATAGATAAAACTATAGAGAATTTTTTAAAGGATTTTGAGAACATATTGGAATCAGGAGAAAGATTAGAAATTTCTACTATTATTGCAGAATTTTCGATGATTAAATCAGATCATAAATATGCAGTAGAATCAATTAATTGTATATTTTCAGATATTATAATAGTATCTTTCATTTCTGGATATTTTGTTGCATTTAAATCTGATCATAATGAAATAGGAGTTACACAATATATAAATGTTATATTATGTGCATTAACTTTAATATATTATTTTGTTATTATTAATAGAGTTAAAAATAATGTTGAAGATATTAAAAGTTTAGTCAATACTGAAAAATTTTATAAAATGTACAAAGAGAATGTTAATATGAATGATATTGGAGATTTTAAAATTAAAACTATTAAAGATGTAGTAAAAAAAGTTATAGGTGAAGATAATTCTAAAGAGGAGGAATACATATTTAGAACTGCAGTTACAACTTCTGTGAATCAATACCTTTCAGAATGGCTCATTATTGATTCAAAGTTATCAAATGAGTGGGAAACTTTCACTGTTTTTGGTTTTGATGTGGATGATTCATCTTTGTTACAAAAAGGGTTAGGATTAATTGTTGCATTTTTAATGATTACTAATTTACCATTTTTAGAATAGAATATTATCATTTATTTATTTTTTTTTTGTTTCATTTCATCAATAATTAAAAAATATTCTTCTGCATAAAAACATAAAACTTGAAGATAACTAAATATATTTTTTTTATTATCAGGATCTTCAATTGTTTTCCACATATTTTTAATTTCATTGATAATTTTTAATATATTAGATTCTCCATTTGCAGAGTCATTAAAATCGTGTTTTAAAAAAAAGTTTTCATTTGAGTCATCTATTTCTGTTTTATATTTCAAAACATAATATACAAAATTGTCAATTAGTATAGATTTTTTATCATCTTTTTCTGTCATATATTTGACTAAATCAACATTATCCAGAATAACTGAATGTGGAATTATTTTTTTTAGTTCAGTCAACATTTGAATTGCTACGTCGTTAAAATTATTTATAACGTCTTCCATAAATAACTATATTAATTTTATTTTTATATATTAATAAAAATAACGCATTTTAAATCTATACTTTTATTTATTATTCATTTCTTGAAGCGCTAATCTTTTGGCAATTTCTTCTTTAGAAGCTTGTTTGAATTGGTTATCTTGTTGTTTTCTTAAATTATCTATTTTCTTAATTAAATCATCTTGATCTTTCTTTTTCATTTTCTCACCATTTTTTTCTTTTGGAGGTGTTAAAATTATATTTCCTTTATCTTTATGGCCAACATAATCTTGAGACATAAAATCTATTTTATCATCAACAAAAGTAAATATATCTGATTTAGAACCGTGTTCAAGTTTATTATATCCTAATAAATTGTCTTTTTGATTTAAGTTATTTATAAAATTTCTTTTTTGTACATTTTTAACAAATTTAGCTTGTTTTACCCATTCGAATGTTTCTTCAGCTACCCAAAATTTGTTAGTTCCTTTAATTTTCATAGAAGGGACAATAAGATCTTTCGGAAGTTTATCAAGTTTATCATCAACACAAATAGGAACAAAAAAATTAATTAACCCGTCATTTTGCAATATTCTTAATAAATTTTGTGATTGTTGAGAATAATTACTATAAAATAGTATATTCGAGTTTATATTAAAATTCATATAATATATAGTATACGAAGATTTTTTTTATATTTAGACACATTAAAATTGATTAAAGAAATGTAAATATAATTAATATACTTTATAAATTATGATTGATACTAAAAAGATTAAAATTACTCAATTACTTAAAAGAGAAATGGAAGGATTTATGAGCAGTAGACTTATTTTAGATATAGGCGGACCAGGAATAGATTATTCAATTGTTAATGGGTTAAGAAGAGTAACAATAGATGAAATACCTATTTATGCTTATGATAGTTCAACTGTAGATATCGAGTTTAATGACTCTATTTATAACAATGACATGATGGAGCTAAGATTGTCTAATTTACCTATATTTGACATTAAAAATAATATTATTTTTTTGTCTAGAAAGTATTACGAAAAAGTAGATTTTACAGATCCTAAAAGAGAAAGGCATCCAGATGAGAAAAAAATAGAAACATATATAAATGTCCACAATGATACACTGACTAATATGAACATAACTACAGACAGCATTAAGATGATAATCGATGGTGAAGAGGTAAAGAATCCCTACAAAAAAACACATCCAATACTTTTATTAAAACTTAGACCCAATCAAGCTTTCAAAGCTAGATTAAGAGCGGTATTAGGGATAGGTGATATTAACAATGTATATGCAGGTGCAGGAAATGTTTATTATAAAGAAGAAGATAACCGATTTAAATTTACAATTGAATCTCAAGGTCAAATGGATGAATACGAACTTCTTGACAAAGGTTGCAGTATTTTAATTAAAAAATTAAGTGATGTTTATGAAAACGTATCTAAAAATTTTAAAGGTGATGAAACTGATAAAAATGTTCAATTAGATTTAATAAATGAAGACTATACAATAGGTAACTTAATTAAAGATAGTTTACAAGATCATAAAGATGTAATTTTTGCAGGGTGCTCCAAACCTGATAAGCAGATAAAAGAAGTTATTATAAAATATACAACAGGTGTAAAAAATAAAATGATTCCTTTTAAAGAAGCAATAGATTCTAAAATAAAAGTTTTAGAAGAGATTCAATCACAAATTCAAAAACTTGGTAGTAAATATATTAATACATATTAATATTTGTCAATTATTTTTATGCTAAGATAATATCTATTTTTTCTTTTTTTGGTTTTTTATAACTATTTTGAAACATTAAAGTTGTCAAAGTAGATGTATCTAGGCAATCTTTATTTAAGAATTTATCAAAAATAGGAGATTCTAACATTGACATCCTTTCAAAGTAAATTTGTTTAAGTTGTGAAGGGGTTTTATTTTTAAGATAGTGATATACATCATGAACTGTAATAGATCGATTACCAATATATTTTTCTTTTTCATTAATATATTTTGGTTTTCGATAACCAATAAAAATTCCATGCAGATCATATAGAGTTTTTTTGTATTGTTCTTTTAGATTTTTATAAATGTCAGGATTATTTTGTTGTCTTGTTCCATGATAAATATCAAGTATTTCTTGTGCAACTGATCTCATTGAGTTATTTATTCTCCTAACTATATCTGTATTGTATTTGGAAAAATAGGGCAAATAATCGGTTAATATATCTTTTTGATATAATTCTAAATAAGCGACATGTAAATTACTATTGTTAGGTTTAACTTTCGCAATTTCTTGATAAATGTCAGTTTGAAGTTTACAAACTGTAAAATCACTGTTTTTAATTTCACCTTCATAGTATTTAAGTATATATCCTTCTGTTGTTAAAACTTTTTTTAATTTATTATCTTTTGATATTTCTTCCAAATCATCTAAAAGTTCACTCAAATTAGAAAAATAAACTTGTTCACTCTTTTTAATTTTTGTGTTAATTGTATAATCAACTTCTTCCTGAGAATATTTTTTAGTTGTTTGTATGTGGATAATATCTTTATACATAACATCATATCCAAGATTTGAATAATTAATAAGATTTCTATTTTTGTAATGAATTAAAACAAAATAATAACAATAATCTTTATTTAATTCGTCATAATCAAATTTATTTTCCATTGCTTCATCAAACATCTCTTTGTAAGAAAAGTTCTTCACCCAAGATGAATCAGATGCGTTTAAACATCTTCTTGTACTAACATACCATTTATTATTAGAATAATACACAGTTAATACAGTACCTTCATAGCACTTTTCGGCTACTATTTTAGACCAATCTTTGTCTTTTAAAAAAGATTCAGCATCTTTGTTATATAATATTTTACTAAATAGACTCACCAGAGGTTTCATACTATCATTTTCGACAATAATCGATTTATCAATAAGTTTATTTTCAGAATTATCAGTAAAATATACTAAGGATAAATTTCCATCTGTTTTAAGATTGATAGTTGGATCTTCTGTTATAGTTTTTTTGAATGTATCAAAATCAGTATATTTATTGATAGAAGTAAAATTAAGATTAGCAGAGTTTATACTCATAATAGACTAGGTATAAGAAACCCTTTAAATAAATTTTACGCTTATTAAAATTAGAAAATACTTTCTAGGTTAATATATAACAGATGTATATTAACAAAGTTGATGAACTTCTAGACAATATTATTGATGATTTCTTTAGTAAAACCACAAAAGATAAATCTTTTACTAAAATTAAAACAGAATCGAATTTTGTAAAATATCAGCTTGAAATTAATCAGCTACTTGCAGATTATATTAAAAATTTAGACACAACCAAAATTAAACAAATAGTTAACAATGACGATAATGTATTGAAAGTTATTAACATAGTAAAAAGATATTTGGCATATTATATTTTTCTCACAATTGGTTACAATATGCCTAGTAAAAATGATACTTTTGTAAATAATATTATTGTATTTACCAAAAACCAGGGAACATTTAATTATAAAATAGATAATTTTTTTAATAGTGAGAATAATTCACTTCTTATAAAATTCCATCAAATTGTAAAAAATACAATCTTATTATTAGAACTTGACTCACATAAATTAGCAATGGTTGCAAAAAGACCAGATTTTAGATCCACCATTGAATTTTTAAACCAAATGGGTGATCAAGTTGTAAAGAATTTCAAATTAGAAAATTTAAAAGGTGAAAAAAATATGCAATGTCATAACATAATAAAAACTTTAATTTTTTATGAGTTATACATCAACAAAGAAAAGAAAGAAGTTTTTGAAATTTTATCTAGTATTGAAAAAGAAAAGGGTGAATTTACTTTTATTGAGATTGTTGTTCCTAAAAATTTTTACATAGATTATACTGCAGTTGAAAATTTACTTGATGAAAGAGAATCAAGAACAGGTTTGGCTTCTGATATATTTGATTTTATACAAAAAAATGAAGATATTGCAAGAAAAATAGATTTAACACCTGAAGAAAAATTCCAACAATTGATCGAAAATAAAATAGTTGTTCCTGTTGTTGATGATTTTTTATTATATCATAAAGATACAGAAAGATATGAAAGATTTACAGGTCCAATTGATCCTAAAAAGAAGAAAGATGATACAAAAATTAGATACATAGTAAATAAAATAGATTCGGTCTCAGATTTTTATTCTGAATCTGCTAAAAGGAATCCAACTTTAAAAAAAAATATCGAAAAACTTTTTTATGTTCCACTATCAGATAGAAAGGCTACTCTTATAAATGACATTGAAGAGGTTAAAATAATTAATAAATTAATCAATCAAGGTAGAAGCATGTTAGAAGGAAATGAATTTTATAATGATTTATTAGGATTTAGAGAGTATCCATATCAGAATTTTAAAGATTTTCAAGACTATGGATTTACTTATCAAGGAGACAAAACAACAACTTTGATTAGATATGCTTCTTTTGAAAGTAAAAGGAAAAATGAGTATGTTCAAACTAGAGTTGTTACTAAAGGTAGTTTTATAAATGTTGTTGGTGTTATGGTTAATAATAATTTGTTACCTGTTGAATGTCTAAAAGTTAAAAATATTAAAGATGTTAGAACTATTCAAAACAAAGAAAATGGTTATAATCAGACTCTTTCTTATCTTAAAAAAGTATTAGATAAAAATACAGATGAAAAAATTGGTTCTCCAATATTTTGGAAATTTGATCCACTGAAAGATTCTGCTTCAGTTGAAACTTATCAGCAACAAAAAGCAAGTGGACAAGAAACTATAAAAACAACTGTATCAAGACTTTATGATGATTTAGTTTATGTTATATATTCTACTTTTTTAGAAGAATTAGAAAAAGATCAAAAAGTAAATACATTGTATAAAGGATTTAATACCATAAGAAAATTAGAAAAAAGATTTTTTAAGATAGAAAATAATCAAAAAATTAGAAATTTAATAGAAAGGGCAATTTATCAAGACAAAGTAATAACTGTAGAAAAAATTTATGATAAAAAAGAAGATAATTTTGGAGGTTTATTTGAAACTACAATTAAATTACCTGAATTCAAGAATAAAAATAATCTAAATGCAAATAAACTAAGAATTGAGCAAGATTTTATAATAGAAGGTGATGAAGAGTATGAACAAACAGAAGCTGAAAAAGTTGGAGCTATTTGTCAACATTTCTTAAGTTGGGATAATATTATGGCTTTAAAGAAAAAGAATCCTAATAAATATACCGGTTTACTTTATGATTTTATTAATCAATATGTACTTGAAAATAACGAGGGTGATTATATTTGTAAAAGTTGTAGTACACAATTAAATCTTAAGAAATATATAACTGACGGTTATTATGACCGTTCTACAGATAGATTTACTACTTTTACTATGCCTCTTAATGTATTTTTAGAAGATGTACCTGAATATGAAAAATACAGATCTACTATCAGAAATTTAGACAAATTAGTTGAAAGATTGAGTGCAGTGTGTAGTATTCCTTACTATATTGGCAGCAACACTTCTGTTAAATCAAGAAGAAAACCTATTGTTAAAAATGTAATAGATCTTTTATTAAAACACAATAAGATACTTAATAAATATTACAAAGCAAGACATGATAAAATTGAACAGTTATATGGTATTTCTAAAACTTTCACTAATCTATTTGTTTTTGATCTTGACAATTCTATTTTTGTTTACTCTTCAAAAGATAAAGATTTTTATAAACCTATCAAACAAAACAATATTTTAGTATACACAATGTTTATACTAATAACAGAACTAAGTGACAGTCAACTTCTATTTATGAATAGTGATAAAACTTGTAATTTCTATTGGTTCGATAAATATGGACACTACTTTTTTGATAATCTTAAAATTATAGTTAATGATAATGGAGATACAAAACCTATCAAAAACTATCCGATATTATGTTATATTGTATTCTATATGGCATGTTTAATTGCTAAATATAAATTATGGTTTTTAGAAACAAAAGATAATACATTAACGAAAAAGAAACTAATGCCATTAATTAATAAATTTGTGATCAATACTTTTGTAGATGTAGTAAACTCAATATTAGAAGTAAATAGAAGAAATAAGAAAGATTTTTTATACACTTTGATATGTAACCGATTTTTTATGCAAATGAATGATATGTTCAGATCAAAACAGTTATTAAAAAAACTTAGAAAACAAGATCAAGATAAAATGTCTGCAATTTTACATAATCAAAAATATATTACAACTAAACTTAATCCAATACCTTTAGATGATGGTTACAAACCATTCAAACTCTACACTAATAAGTTTTTACCTGAAAAATTCGCAAAGTTTTTCCCAGAGAAAAGAACTTACAAAAAAATTAATTATGAAAGTTTTAATAATAAGACAAACTGTTTAGATGGGAAATTTCATCTTTGGAAAGCAAAAAATGGCACTTTACAATGTGAAAATTGTGGAAGAAATATAGAAACTGTTAAAGATTCTGAAATAGAAAATAGAACTGTTAAAGATAATTTAAAAATGATTAATTTAACAAAAATGGCAGAAAAATATTGTATCAGTGGTGACATCCATAAATTTGTTTTTAATCCATTAAAAAAACTTAATGAGTGCAAAAAATGTGGATATAATCAAAATACAAAACTATCAGATAAAAATTTATATGATTTAGATAAAAATTTAGAAAAGTCAGCTACAAAATTATTAAAAATAAATAAACTAACACATAAAAAATATTTTACGGAAGAAAGTTTTGATACTGTGGATACAATTAGAAAAGAAATCAAAAAGAATGGAATAGATAAAATATTAAATAAATTTATTGATTTAGTTCAATCTAATGTAGGTCAAAATGTTACTCTCAATAATGAAAAAATATCTTTAAAAACAGACACTTTTATTATTAACCATACACCCAAAGGTGTTCAACTAGATGATCCAATTGTTATAACTGATACTGATAAAATAATTTATAAAAAACAACATCCTTATTTTAAGAAAGATATTATGTACTATACAAATCTTAAAGGCTCCAAAACAGATGTTTTTTATGATGCTTCATCTCATGCCTTAATTGGTTTTAAAGAAATAAATAAAAACTATGAAATTTTACCAAATTCACAAAGATATATGATTATTAGAGACAGTATTATTAATAGAATTAAAATGTTAGGTATTCCTAATAGATTCATTCCCATTAATAAAGATATTAAACATTATAAAGAAAATTATCCAGAAATGAAAGAAGAAGATATTGTAAAATCAGTAATTTCTGAAAAAATTAGAAATAGAATAGAAACTCTGAAAAAAACAATTACAGATATCCAAAGACATATTTATAGATTAATTTTTAATTATGAAGAAACTGATGCAGAGGTAGATAATGAAGATGTTACAAGAGATGATTTTATGCGCAAATACTACAAAAAACTAACTAAAATTAGAGTAAGAGATGAAAATGGAAAAAATAAAGTTTTTAAGAATTGGAAAGAGATTAAAGAAGGTGTTTATTTTAATCTTCCAAATGATGAATATATAAATGTTGCGACTACTGATAAAACAATTATGGCAGAAGAGATAAGAAGATTAGATGAAAGTGGTAATGTAGTACTTTATTATATTATACAAGAATTAATAAAGCTTTTAGACTACAATCCAAGTAAATTTATTAGAGCAAATTTAGTTTATTTTATGTTGGACGCTTTGAATAATGTATATGAATTCTACAACGATGATATAATTTATAGAAACACTGATGTTCGAAGATTCACTTATTTACTTGCAACCGATAAATTTATACATGATACTCAAGAACAATTCGCAGTTTCGCAACCAGAAGGATTTTATGGTGAATATAAAGATATAGATGATAAAGATGATCCTGAAAAAGACGAAAAGATGTATGATGATGCTGAAGAGTTTGATGCAATAGATGTAGATAATATGAGTGAAGAAATGAGAAGCGGTGATGATGATCCTATGATATTAGATCCTGATAATTTTGAACCAACTGATTAATTTTTTAATATCTAATATAATATATATTGCTCAATGACAAATAAAAATTATATAATAAGTTTTTTAGTAATTATTGCTTTTATATTTGCAATCTACTACATAACTAAAAATAATAGTTTGGAAAAATTAAATGATGAAAAAGAAACATTAGCAAATTATAGTTTAAATAGATTAGAAAAATTCGATAAAAGGAAACCTTATAATCCTGAAATTGAAAGAGAAATTGTTCCACCCAAAATAAATAATAATTTTATAAATATTCAGTTTCACAATGATTATAGAGATGTTCAAACAGCTTTTAATAATATGGTTCCTTCTAATAAACAAATTTTTAATGTGGCGAATAGACCAATTAAGTATTCAGAACCTAATGAAATAGAAGTTATGGAATTAATTAAACAATTCATAGATAATTTAAATAGAGAAGTATCTGAAGTACCTGATACAAGAAATCCTAACTCTGGGTGGGATGAGGCTATACCTGATAATACTATTGAATCAGGTTGGGAAAAACAAAGAAGAGCTTTAGGCTTAGAAACAAGTATTTATGCAAAACCTTTAGGTAAAACTCATATTGATATGGTAGCAATAGAAAAAGTACAAAAATATTTATGCGAAAATGAAACTAAATATACGGTAACAATGATTCTTCAAAAACAAGAGGCTGAAGATCAAATGTTGGTTAAAATATCTTTCGTTGTTTTTACAGATATGTTGAAAGACGAGAATAATTTTTTTAAAAAAGGAGAATTAGATGTGGATGTTGTTTTAGAAGATATTAATATAGAAGGATTTTTATCTGATTATGGACAAGATATGGCACAGCAATATGAAATGACTAAATCTAAAAATGCTGATTTTAGAACCTTAGAAAACCAAAATATGATGTCTGATAAAGATATTATGAAAGAACTTGGTAAACATTATGAAAAAGTTAGGAAAGAAATGGAGATGAGAAATGCTACATTAGATGAAGATGGAAGAGATGCACACGAGTCAACTCCAAATCTACTCGGATACGACTCTTATAGAGTTACACAGACTATAGAAGACGATATGTGTGGGAGAAATAGAAATTTCGTCTGAAAAAATTAATAGGTATATAGTATATATATGCTTAGTGCTGTGTTTATATATATAAGTGTAATGGTCATATTGATTCTTTCCAAACCTTCTCTTTTATATTCACAAAAAGATATGAAGTTTAAACAATTTGGTGAAGGTAATAATAAAACATATTTTGTATTGCCTGTAGTAGCAGTATTTTTAGCTTTATTTACTGTATTTTTAACACATGAATTAGAATAAAAAATTAAATAAAAATAAAATATTAATTATCGTTTTCATAAACATCCAGTACACGTGCAGATGGGTCAACTACATTACCACACCATTTTGGAAGCCACCGTTTATCAACAACCTTAAAATTATCTTTTCCAAATTTTTGCTGAAAAATACCCATGAAATATCTATCTTCATCTGTATTAACAAGAGCATGATCTGTATCAACGGGGAGAAGTTTTTCTTTTTCCATCTGAATCTTTTCTTGCAAAATATTGTGCCAAGAGCGTTTTTTTGACGAACATCCATCGCTTTGTGCTTCTTTTGTTCTAAAAAGAACATCTTTTGGTAAATATGGTTCGAATACTTTTCGAAGTAAGTATTTTTCACATCCATCTCTTGGAGCCTTAAGTGATGGGTCAATTTGATTTACAAGTGTAACAAATTCATCATCTAAAAATGGTGTTCTACATTCTACACTTTTATAAGATGTGCATCGATCTGCACGTGCTCCATCTGTTTGATAAAGTTGATCAACTAGATGATTTGATTCTTCAATCATATTTTCAATACTTGGTGCTTTTTTAAAATAAAGATATCCACAAAATAGTTCATCCGCACCTTCACCTACAATAACAACATGACCACCTAATTCACGTACTTTAGTAGCAAGAATTGTCTGAACAACTGAAGCCCTACATGTTGTGGTATCCCAACTTTCACAAATCCATGGGATTTCAGATGCCAATTCCAACATCTCTGCCTCAGTTGTATATATATGATAATGTTTAGAATTAATATGTTCTGCTACTTTTTTTGACCAAAACTCATCTGTAGACCCATTCTCAAGTCCAACACACATAGTTGTAATTGGTTTAGAAGATAATGATTGCGCCATCGATGCTAATCCTGAAGAATCAAGACCACCTGAACAAGCGTAAATAATAGGAACATCTGCATGCATTCTTTTCTTTAAACACCTCAAAAGACATTCTCGTAATTGTTCAACTGCTTCGTTTTCATCAGTAATAGTATATGTATTCAGACGCTCCCAATATTTCGAACTTTTAATAACACCTTTGTGATACGAAAAAATAGTACCATGATTTAATTGCTTGATGTTTTGAACGATTGGACCATTATCACTAATACTCCCTTTAAGTTCTGAACAAATAAGTAAGCCATCTTCATCTTCACCAATATAAAGTGGTCGTTTGCCAATAGGATCACGAGAAAATCGAACCTTAACATCATCACCAGTTATTTGAACAAGAATAATTGCAAATTCACAACCCTTAAGACGAGATACAACTTCATAAAAAGGATCTTCTGATTGTTTAAACTTCTGATAAAGTTGAGGCAATACTTCACAATCTGAACGAGATTTTACTTTTAAATCAAACTCCTCAATTAATTCTTGAAAGTTATAAATTTCTCCATTACATACAATGTAAGTTTTTGTGTCACCATCTATAAAAGTAAATGGTTGATCACCTTCAACAGATGTATCCATAATAGCCAGACGATGGAATCCGAGGATGAATTTTCCTACATCTTCGAATACATGACGATCCGGGCCACGATGAGATATGTTGTTAAAAGCTCCATAAAGTTGCATAGAAGTTACTTTATGTGTCTTTCTAAGATAAAACCAAACTCCACACATAATGAAAGGTTAATAATTTCTAAATAAATCATATATATCAATTTTTTATATTTTCATGTATCAGCAACTTTATACTTCAATGTATCTTTTACTATTTTTTTAACAGGTTTAATTGTTTTAGTTGTTTTAGTTGTTAATTTTTGAGTAACTTTTTTAGGTTTTATTTTATCTTCTCTTTTATATTTTTTTATCCAATAAACTATATGTTGAATAAAATGATCAAGATGTATAATTTCTCTTCTACCTCTTTTTAGATTAAATTCAACTTCTGCTGTAATTTCTATTATTTTTAATTTAATTTTATCATCTATATCTTTTCTATTCAAAAAATAATCCATTATATCTTTTAAAAGTATAATCCCATCAACATTTGTAATAACTATCTTATATAACATATCTCTTATTTTTGGAATAGTTTTAATATTACATTCTAAAATTGTCTCTCCTATCGTTTCAATTTCTTCTTGATATACATTTAATTTGCTATATCCATATTTTTTAAGATTTATTAACCATAAACATGTCTTAAAATTCCCTTTTGAATCTTTTACTATTTTATTATATGTTGATAAATCTAGATTTATATTTTCTAAACAAGCTACATGAAAAGCCCTTTTTAAAATTTCATTATCACTTGGACAATTAACTCTAACACTTAAACATCTACTAACTATAGGGTCTATTACTTTATTTAATGATCGACACCATAATATAAATCTACAAGTTCCTGAATATAATTCCATCATTCTTCTTAATGCTGTTTGAGTATAATAAGATAAATTATCGACATTATTAATTAAAACTGTTTTAAAACTTCTATTTCTGTTAAATACATTAAGAGGCACTTTCTTAACATACTCTTTTAATACACCCTGAATTAAATATCTATCTGAATTATTATTATTTGGCTCTATTACTATGTGATAGTTACTTTGTTTAACAACTACCTTTTTTTCATTATTACCACTTCCTTCTACATTATAGGCAACTTCTTGTAAATTGTATACAGATTTATCATAAATCATTTGTAAAAATAAATAGATAAGAGTTTTTTTCCCACCCCCCTCTGGACCATAAAATACTGTATGAGGTACAGCATCATCTTTACTAATAGTAGATAATTTTTCTAATATATCTTTATGAAAACTAGCATCATCAATCGATGTTGGTGAATATTTGTCAACTAGAAACATAGTTTATGTAGATAATTTATTTTTAAATAAACTCATATCAATCTTTATTCAAATATAATTAATATTCAATGCACATTGTAGGTATCTTGTACACCAAATACAACTATTTGATTTAATATAACATATTTTTTTTTTGGATTTAGTTTTTCATATTGATCCTTTTTATATTCCCACTTATAAGTTTCACAACATTGGACACAATATTTTTGATGATAAGTATAACAAAGATTTTCATCTTCAAAACATATATTTTCACAGTATACTTTTTTTGGTACACTTTTATTTTTATTACTTAATTTATCAATATTATTTATTTTATTTTTAAAATTACTATTATTATTTTTTAAATTGCCGGTAGTTTTTAACTTTTTGTAACAAATATATAACTTGCATATTTCAGAAAAATTATTTAATCCACATATCCCACATGTTTTTTTATTGTATTTTAAAAAACATTGACCACATATTGAAAAACAACATTTACTACATTTATAAATTAGTTTTTCTTCTAAACATACCGAACAACATTTTTTAATAATTTTATTATTCATATTATTATAAAATAAATAATTACTTAATTTTTAACTTTTGTATATATCATTAATTTGTAATTTGGATATTTTCTCATTTAATTTATATGAGAATAGGTTATCATGTGTCTTTGTCTGAGTATAATAGTTTTAAAGAGGTAGTACAAGAAGTTAAAAATTATAAGGCAAATGTTATACAAATATTTTTGACTAATCCACGAACAGGCAAAATAAAAGAAAGAGAAGATGAATATTATAAAAAAATAAAATCTTTATTGAAAAAAAATAATATAGAATGTTTTGTTCATTCATCATATACTATTAATCTAGCTAAAGATTGGGATAAATATAGTTGGTGGATTACTACTTTAATAAAGGAATTTCATTATGCCAATCTAATTGGTGCTAAAGGTATAGTCATTCATTTTGGTAAAAAACTTGAGTTGTCTGAAGGGCAAGCTTTTAATAATATGTTTAGTTCAATTGCATATATATTAAATCAAACAAAAGATACAAAAGTAGATTTTTTATTAGAAACATCTGCAGGTCAAGGAACTGAATTATGTTCTACTTTAGAACAGTTCAGTAGATTTTTCAGAAAAATTAAATTATTAAATAATAAAAGAGTTGGAATATGTATAGACACTTGTCATATATATGCTGCAGGATATAACATAAAATTGGATTCTGGATTTGAACTTTATTTAGATAGTTTTGAAGAGTTAATTGGATTAAAATATGTTAAATTACTTCATCTTAATGATTCTAAAAAAGGTTGTGGAAGCAAATTAGATAGACATGAAAATATTGGAAAAGGATACATCGGGTTTACACCTTTAAAAAGAGTTTACAAATATTTTAATAAATTAAAAATACCTGTTATACTTGAAACACCAAGTGGCAAATATAAAGAAGAGATAAAAAGATTAACAAAAAGTATTTAAGTTATTTATTCAATTAACTCTTTGCATATTTTTTTTATTTGAGTAAAAGAATCTTTATCAACCTTAATAATAGAAATGTTAGATGTAAAAGAACCAAAATCTAAAAGATCTTCAGCAACTCTATCATCTATTCTTGTACTTTGACCAAGTATTAAAGCTACTTTGTTAGATATTTTAATTATGTCTTTTTCTGATTTGTCAGATTGAATTGTTACATATTTAGATTTACCTTCATACACTAAATCAAGTTCAGATGAAGGTATTACAACTTGTTCTAATTCTTTTTTAAAATTAATAATACACATTTGTCTATGCTCCTTATTATCATTTGGAAGTTTAGTATCTTTATAAACTGATATTACAACACCATAGTTATCTTCACCAATAGAACCATAAACTGTTCTTTTTCTTATAACTCTGTCACCTACTTTAAAACTACGTCTTTTATCTTTTATAGAAGGACTTGATGGTGATGGAGAATAAGAGTATCCAAAATTTGGATTATTTAGTGGTGCAGTTCCATCGTATTGTGAATATTGGATTTTTAAACCAGGAATTTTACTAACGACAATTGGAATAGTTGATGAATAGTTTTTCCATTGCTTAACTAGATCATAATAGTAACTTAATGTTTTTGATGAGTCATATCTTACAAGATCATGACCAAACACTGCAATGGGTCTATTGTAAAGAGGAGTATGAGATATTCTATCGTAAAATTGCACATAATATAGATATATATAACGATTTTTATAAACTATTGGCTTAATATCTACAACCCTACCCATTTCTCTAAATCCTCTTATAACTTCATTTGAATCAATAATTGTCGTACCTACACGAATTACATAATCTCCAACTTTAAAACTATCTCTAAAATAAGAAGGACCATCTATAAGATAGTATACTTGTTTCATATATACTATTTTAAATAAAATTATTTACTTTGTATAAAGCAATTTTTTCTGCATTTTCTTTTTGATCTTCTTTTTGATGATATTTATTTATATATTTTCTTAAAAGTCTTAATACAGCTGTGAAAAATAATGCAGCAACAACCATTAGCCACCATTTTGAAAGATCTGAATCAAAGAAAGAAAATGCTATCAAAAAAAAAGTTATAAATTGATAAGGCCATGTCTCAAACTTTTTAAGAAAATCAGGGTGCATATCTGTTGCTGTATATCCTGCAAAAACACCGCCTATCATAAGGGCTAAGATTTTTACAAAGAAAGTCCCTTTATTTACAAAAATCATCCTTTGCAAACTCTGAATTTTATCTTCTAACATATAAACTTATTAAGATTTTTATTTATCAATGATATTTTATCATAACAATAAAGTCATGATCAATACCATTATAATCTTCTATAATAAATCCATACTTTTTATATATATTTTGGGCTAAATAATTTGATTTTCGAACAATTAACATAATAGATGGTACTTTATTTTTTGTTTCTTTATTTATTAAATCTAAAAGTATTTTAGAATAACCTTTTCCTCTGTGCTTTGACGAAACATAAAGATAATAAATGAAATTAGTAAATCTGCCGTCTTTAACAACAATATTTTCCGATACAATATATGCTACTATTTTATTATTAATTGTTAAATAATAACTTCTATTATGATTTGATTCTATTTGTCTTTTAATTTCTACTTTATTATGATTGACATCTTTATGTTTCAAATCTAAGAAATTCTTATAAATAATTTCAATAAATTTGTCTTTATTATTAACATTTTTATTGAGTTTTTGTATTCTCATTAAATAATTAATTTATAAAAAAAATTAATATATATAAACTTATTTATAAATTACAATTTATAAGTTAAAATAACTTCAGTTTTTAAAAGTTTTAAACCTAACTTCATATTTTCTATATCTTTTATTGTAATATCAGGATTTTTATAACCTTTATGATATTTTTGATATATAGTTCTATTATCTTGCGAATCACAAATTAAACTATTATTTCTAATTTCACCATTAATTTCTCCTTTATTTAATTTAGCAATTTCAATAGTATCAAAATAATCTATTTTTCTCCCTGATCCTGAAGGCAAATAATTTGTTAAAGGCTTGACAACATAAGAAGATGTATTTCTTGACCCAGTCACTAAATTAACACTTGTAGTTCTACAATCTATTACATTTGTTAAACTATAATATCTTTTGTTTTCATAATAAATAGAATTCTCTATTTGATCAAATTTAATTACATCTGCAAGATCTATATTTAGTTTATTTAAGATTTTTTTACAAGATATTTCTCTTAATTTTGTTGTTTTATCTTTCAATTGAATAAACTCACTTATTAATTGTTTATTTTCTTTATCAGTACATCCATATTTCATACATGATGAATCTCTTTTAATACAATTATCTATTATCATTTTAGAATCATTGCTTTTACTCATACGAACTACAACTAAATAGTTATAATCTTCATACTGTTTATCATAGTACTCAACAATTTTATGTATTTCAGCATATCCATCGAAAAGATCACATTTTAATGATTTTAATTTTTTTAATTTAGGCTCTATATTTTTAACAAAATAAAATGTTGTTCCTCTACCTAATCTCATTCCTATGCTTGGAAATAGAGAGTTAGATATAATTACACTCCCTTTCGGAAAAATATCATTATCTGATAAATTCGGATAAAGTATAATCTCTTTAATTCCAAATAATGTAGAAATATATGTTATTTTTTTGTTTATTTTATAAGGATAATATGATTCTTTTATCATATTTGTTATTAAAGCTGGTTTAGGGTTATTCGCTTCATTTTTATCTTTTTCATGTTCTTCTTTTTGTTGTTTTGAGAGTCTTTTAAACTCAGTTATAGTATAACATCTTAGAGTAGAATTACTTGTCATATCTTTTAAATTATCCGCTTCTAATACCTGCCCATCCTTAACAATAATAGAAATATGTTTATTTCGGAATTTATCTCTACATGTTTTAAGTGTTTTTTCATAAGTCCCACACTTTTCAATATGAATAGTTTTAGTAGTTCCGTTAAAGGTAGCTTCAGGCATATAAATTTAGTAAATAAAAAATAAATAAAAAATAGATTAATAAAATTAAGTTTTAGATTTTAATTTAAATTCTTGAATCTTTTTTTTAAGATCTTCCATTTTCTCTTTGAAGGGTTCATTATACTTATCTAAATCTTCTAGACTCAAAGGTTCTTTAGTATACGGATTAAGACCATCAGTCATAATATATTGAGCAATAGAACTCCTATTCGTAATAACTTGTTCTTTTGTGCCTGGTATAACTACTGGTTCATAAAGAACTTCATATGTTATATCATCAAGAAATTCATCTGGATATTCTATGTCATCATTACTCTTTTCGACAAGAGTTAAATCAACTATAGGAACATTGGGATCAATTGATGTCAAAAAAGTAGTAACTCTGTCGTAAATGTCTCTTTTAATACCTGAATCATTAAAAACTTGTTCCAATGAATCTTTGTCAAGTTTAGATACGATCTTTAGGAGTTTTAAAAGAGGTTTGTAAAAGTATATCTCAGTATAAACGAATTTCTCAATCTCGATTACTCTTTCATTTTCTTCTATAAAAATAGAATTGTAAATATTTAAGGCTTTAGCAACAACTGATCTGAAAATAATAAGAATCTCTGAACTTAAAAGATGATCCTTTACAGATTCAGAATCTATAAATTTAGTTAAAATAGATATCGCATTGTCAAGATAATCTATAACATTATTGATGAGTCCAGTTTGAGTTTGTAACTTATAATCGTCTGTTAATTCTAGATATTTAATTACTATTTGTTCAAATCCTTCAAAAAAAGTAGATAAATCTCTAACTATAAAATTCATAAACATTTTAACTTTGTTTTCATTTAATTGTTTAATTTGATCGACTTTAAAATTATCAATAAAATATCTGTAAACATCTTCTCGAATAAATCCTTTCTCAGTTTCCATACTTGAATCTTTACTTAATTCAACATCATTAAAAAAGTTAATTGACGCTTCTGTTAATTTCTCATCAAAAACATTGCATGGATTTTTATGAGTTGTTGCCAATTGAAGAAAACTACTTCTGATATGAGGATTTGTTGTGTTATTCTTTGTATTAATAGTTTCAATTATAAACTCTGCAATATCATTATTAAAATTATTTTTGTTATATTTAAAAAATATACTAAATCCGTTGAGTGTATTATCTGTATATTTTTTAGTAAGAATCAATTTAGTAAAAAAGTATTCAAGTTGATTATTTAGTTCTTTATTTTCTATACATTTATCTAGTTCCATTAAATAGTCTTTTAAACTTTTTATAATAGAATATAGAGACATTACAGTTATTTGATTATTTTCGGAAAGATACATATTCAAAGCTTCCTGTTTATCTGTCAGAAGTTTTTTAACAGTTAATTTTCTATTAAAGAGATTATTATAAAAACAGTCAAAAAGAGTTTCTATAACATTAAATCTCTTATCTTGATTTTTTTCTTTAGACACTACATATGTATCTAAATCAATATCTTCAAGATATATGTATAGTAATTTAGCCATAAGATCATTCGATACATATTTAGATTCATATTCAAGAACAAACATTCCTGTATTAAATGTTTTATTAATAGCTCTCAATATTTTTATAATAATTTCATTAAAAGAATCTATTTTCATGAGAGGTTTAATGCAATTCGTAATTTTTAAATCACTTTCATTATTAAAAGTAATCTGATCAATTATATAAAAAACAATTAATCTAGATTTTAGGTTCTCTATCTCTTTTGATGTAATAGAAGTACTTGAATATAGAAAGGTTTTTTTAACTACATCCTTGTCAATTTCAAGTAGTTCATTTAAGTATATTTTTTTATCACATACATATTTATTAAAATTGTCCCATATTTTTCCATTATCAGGCGTCATCACAAATTTCCATAATAACATTGGTTTTTCTCGAAACATATAACTAAAGAATATATCACTATGATGTTTAAGATCTTTTTTTAAAATGTTAATATCTTCTTCTTTAAGACTATTGTTTTTTAACTCATCTTCCATTTTACCTAATAATAAATCTGTTATTACTGGAGGATCAATAATTGGTTGTTGAACAAATGGGGATAAGAATGGAGAATTTGAAATGTTCATAAAACTACTCAGCAAATCGAAAGGGGATTGCCCATTCATAATAATATTATATTAAATAAATAAATAATATCAAACTTTTCAATAAAATTCTAAAATATTTTAATTTATAAAGTTTTTATATTCTTTTTCTTCTTTTTCTTTGATTTAAGTTTTTCGTCCTGATCTGTGTTATGGGGATTTGTTTCTTTTTCCCATTTTTTATAACTCGATACAAATTCATCTATTTCAGATTTCCAAATCTCTTCAATAGTTAATTTTTTGTATTTTTCTAACTCTTCTTTCTTCTCCTGATACTCTGCTTCTAACTCTTCCATTTTTTCTTGAGTTAAATGAAAAATAAGTAATCTTTTTAGATAATCATAACTTTTCTTATCTTCAGGTGCATCTGCATCAGTTATATTAAGTTTTGGAAATTTATTATCTTCTATTTGTTTAATCACTTCTATTTCTTTTTTCTTCATTACTATTATTTTATTTTCAAGGACCATCTTGATATATTTTTTACGATAGTAACAAACTTCCATAAGATTTTTAAGATGTCTTACCCAATGTTCTTTCCTTTCAATATATTTAGTTTTTCTTTCTTCATAAAAATCTTGGAGTATTTCAATTGGAGTATTATATTTTTTAATTTGACCTTTTGCATCATATAAATGCATATTAGAGATATTAATATTTGAAGTTAACTTCATTTTGCCTTCAATTGTTTCTTTCTTTTTTGAAAGTGCAGGATTTTTAATAAGTTTCTGTTTTATTCCTTTGCAAAACTCTACCAAGAAATTTACTTTCGTATTTGTGCAATAACTTGTGTAGCTAGCAATAAATTTCTTTTCAGTCGGTTTTTTTGGATCATCCGCTATACATTCTTCCAAAAAATTTTTATAATCTAAAGTCCATGTTTTTAATGGTAATTCAGTTATCCGAATTGTTGTTTCATTAACATTTTCCCATTTACCACATGATTCATAAGTTGTATCATTAACTTTCTTTATACTACCTGTGTAACCCCAATACCAAGGTTTCATGGATTTGACTTCTTTTTCATCAATCATATTTTTAAGATTTTCAGCTACATCCAATGGATTAAAACATGGTATATTAGTAGAAAAACCTGTACCAATACCCTCTGTACCATTCATAAGAACAGTTGGTACTATCACAGGATAACTTGTAGGTTCTATTTTTTCACCATCTTCTATTTGATTTTTAGTAATATGTTCATCTTCCTTTCTGAAAATATAAGAACACATATCAGATAATTTTGTAAATATATACCTTGAACTTGAACTATCTTTACCACCTTTGATCCTTGTTCCAAAGTTACCTTCAGGTACTAATAGATTTAAGTTATTTGATCCCACAAAATTTTGTGCCATATTGACTATTGTACCTTGTAAACTCACTTCACCGTGGTGATATTGAGACACTGCTGAAATATGACCTGATAGTTGCGAAACTTTAATCGCTTTTTTAAGTTTTTTATCAAAACAACCATACATTGTCTTTCTTTGTGATGGTTTAAACCCATCAATTAAAGATGGAATTGATCTAATATTATCATAATTCGAGAAGTGAATTAAATCATCATTAATAAATCTACTAACAGGGACTTTTTTAATGCTGTTTTCAATATATCTATCTTTATCATAAGTTTTTAGCCATTTTTTTCTTTCATTCCTGTATAATTTACTAAAAGCTAAGTTTATCGATTTATTACATTCATCTTTAGGATTGTCATACTGTCTATCAGAATCAGAATCAGAATCTGAATCAAGTTCTATTTCAGATCTTTTTTGTTTTTTATCTATAATGTCTTTTTTAGATTTGTTATCTTCTTTTTTTTCAGATCCCATGCTCCAAACATAGTTAATTACATTATTATCGAAATTTTGGAAAGCTTCTTTACTGTCTTCTTCGGTTGATGTACCAAGACCTTTATAATATCGAATTTCGTATCTACCTGTGTCCGTTTTATCACACCATTTTTCATATTCAGACAAAGTATAAAAACTCTTTGTATATTTCCCTGACTTATCTCCATTTTTAAAAGCTTTTACAATCGGTGTGGCATAACTTTGAATAAACCCATCTACTTTTAATAATGATGGCCAGAAAAAATGGAACAGATTAAGTATTAAGCCTTTAATATGTGTACCATCAACATCAGCATCAGTTAACACTAAAATTCGACTGTATCTGAGATCTTTAGTGTCTTTATACCGTTGACCCTGTTTAAGACCCATAATTTGTTTAATATTAATTATTTCTTCATTTGTTTTGAGTTGTTTAGTTGTTGCTTCGCGAACATTTAAAACTTTTCCTTTTAATGGAAATACACCTATTCTATCATGTCCAACTACTTCTCTTGCAACCATTGCAAAAGGTTTTGCTGAATCACCCTCAGTCAATATTAAAGTTGTATTATCTGATTTACGAGTACCTGCGTTAGTTGCATCTTCTAATTTTGCAAGACCTTTTAGTTTAGATCTCTTTTTCCCATCAGATTTCTTCATTTCAGCTAATTCTTTTAATTTTGCCATATTAACTACAGAATCGACTATTCCTGTTTTCCCTACTTTTTTAATAAATTCATCTGATAACTCACATTTTGAACCATAATCAGATACTTTAGTTGTTAATACCTCCTTTACTTGTGAATTAAAAGAAGGATCCTCGATAGTTGACTTTACAAACACTGTCATATTATCTTTAATTTGTGATGGTTTAATTTTAAGATCTTTGTGTTTATCCTGAATCATTTTCATAACAGCATTTACTATTTTATCAGTAATATAGTTAACATGAGTACCACCTTGATAAGTACATACACCATTGACATAAGATATCTGATTAAAACCTGCAGATGGGTCATATAACATACCAACTTCCCATCTATCATGAAGTTTTTCATATACAGGTTTAGAACTCATTACAGATCCTGATTCTGATTCTGATTCATCATCTTGAGAAAACATATTTATGTATTCTTCAAAAGATTTAATATTTAGTTTTTTACCATTTAAATATACACTAACTCTTTTATTTGATACACCTGCACAATCATATACACGTTTTTTTAACAAAGGCACTACTTGTGATTCCAATCCCTTCATATCAAATTTTTTAAAATCTGCTTTGAACGTAATTTTAACATAAGGAGCACTCGTACTTTTAGTAATAATTGGTGGATCTTTTTTAAACATATTATCGTAAAAATGTTGTTTATACATTTGTTTTGTTTCATCATCAACAATTTCAATCCAAAAATCAGTAGAATATATATTTACTGCTTTTGAACCAATACCATTTTTACCTCCTGTAACTTTTTTCTTTTCTGCATAATGACTTGATGTTAAAAGATTACCAAAAATCATTTCAGGAACATGCATTTTTTCTTTTTTATGAATTCCAATTGGAATGCTTTTGCCATCATTAAAAACAGAAATAATTCCTTCTTTTTCATCTATGTCAACTTTAATAGTTTTTACAGTTTTTTCATTTACTGAATGATCAAGAGCATTAACTATAATTTCATCAAAAATCTTATAAAAACCAGGAGTGAATTCAATCTCTCTAGGAACTACTTTATTTGTTGTCTCATCTAGAACTCTCATTTCTATTTTATCTTTATGAACTGATCCTATCCACATATCAGGTTCTTTTAAAATGTGCTCATGTTGAGTTAACTTTTGATAAGTCTCTTCTATAGTTACCTTATTTGATTTACTCTTTTTAGATTTTTTATCGTCATTTCCCATAACTTTAACTAGATATACTAGTTTTATCAGAACTTTAAATAATTTCAAATTTATTTAAGATCATATTTGAGTCAAAATAATAAAAATCTATTTAATCTTTTATTTATTAGCAAATAATATGAACGATTATTATGATCCTGCTTATGTAAATATATACGATAACTCTGAAGAAGATTTTAAAAATCAAAAAGATATAATATTAACAAATGATAAAATTGTTGATAAAAAAATAATAAAAGAGAAAAAAGAAGGGTTAGAATGGTATAATCCTATAGATAAAAGAAAAGATAGATATGATCCCTTATTAAGTTATCTATATAAATCAGGAGGCGATAAAAATGACACTTTTATTAGTCAGGATATACTTTATTTAGATGTCAATTCTAGTTTTAGAGATAAAATACCAAAATTAGTTGTCGACAAAGAAGTTTTATTAGATGATGATCCAATTACTTTTTCTGATAATTCAAATGATTTAATAATAAATTATCCAAATCATAGTTTTGAAGTTGGTGACAGAATAAGTATAAATGGAATAAAAACTAATCCTATTAAATTGAGAACAAAAGTTGGAGTTTCTGAAACTTTAGAATTTACTGAAAACTCTTCATATTTAATAATTAACTATGAACATAATATTCCTGAAGAATATAATGACACTTATATAAAAGTTACTATTAGTGGAGTTAGAGGTGAAGAAGGAGATAATTCAATTGGTAATATTGATGTAAATTACATAAATGGCTCACATATAGTGTATTTAACAAGACCACAAGAGGTTAACGTACCAGAAGCAGATTTTGATCCCTTGAAATTTTATATTTTACTACCTAGGAAATTTTCAGGGAGTTATACTCCTTCTACTTATAATTTCACTATTAAATTTAATTCCATTTATGGTATCCCAATTAATCTAATTAATGCAGGTTATCCAATAACAGTAAATAATAATATTGGATTTCAAACCATTACTGCTATTACCACAAATACTTTTACTATTCAAGTAACTGAAGAAGCATTAACAGGTGGTTATGAGGTTACAGGTGGTGGGAACAGTGTTGTTATTAATAAAATTAATAGAATTATAGATGGATTTCCGGAACCAAACTACTATTCTATACCTCTGCCAAAAGTTTTAAATAATATAGTATCAATTGGATTAATAAGTTCAGAATTTCCAAATTCACTAAAAACTTTTAATAGTACAAATAATAAACTTTATTGGCAAAATATAGAAGATGGTGATAAAATTTATTCTATAACCATAACTCCCGGAAATTATACAATTGAAAAGTTAATAAAAGAAATAACAGAAAAGTCTGAAGAAATTTATAGAGAATTATCAGAAAATTCTAGCTATGAAAATAATCACATTCTAACAATTAATATAGAAGAAAGTACAAGTAAAGTGGAATTTATTAACTATAAAAAAGCTATCTTAACATCACCTATTCAATCAGTTACACCACAAATACAAACTAACCCCTCATTAGACCAATTTAGTGATAATACTCAATTTAAATTAACTTTCTTTCATACCAATCATGGGCTTAAAGTAGGGGATGAAATAGTTATTTCGGGTGCGATTAATCATTTAGGTATAGATTCAAACTCTATTAACGGAACACACACTATAATAACTGTTAATGATGATGACACATATACAATTGAATTACCTAAAATTAATCTTTCAGACACAAGGACAAATACTGGGGGTGGTAATGCTGTACAAGTTCTTGTTCCTTCTTTATTTAAAATGAGATTCGATTATGACGATACATGTGGAAATCTTCTGGGATTTAGAAGTGTTGGCGAATCTTATGCTATAACACCTTATACAACTAAAGTTACTAATTATAATGAATATGAACATGATATTTTAAAGGATGAAAATGGTAATGATAAAAATATAACTAATAACGAATTAAGATTATATGGTTATGATTATATTTTAATGGGTATACAAAATATGACAAATATGTTAACTGTAGGACCTGAAAAAGAAGTTTTTACAAAAATATCTCTAGATGGAGATTTTGGAAAAGCATTATATAATACTTTTGTAACAGCAACTAAAATATTTCCAGTACCTTTAACAAAATTAGAAGAACTGACTTTTATATTTATAACACCTGATGGTGAAGCTGTTGATTTTGGAGGATTAGATCACTCTTTTACACTTGAAATTAAATATATTAGAGAAACTCCTAAAGGTACAAATATATCAAATACAACAAGTAGATATCTTAATCAAGCAGATATTGTAGCTCTTAATTATTAATTTAATATATTTAATATATTTAAGTTATACAATAAATAAGCATCAAATATTAAATCTCATAAGTAGATTTTTTTATTAACTGTGTTGTAATATTTAACTCTTTATTTTTATTTACACAGTATCTCATAAAATTGTCAACAGATATTTTTAATTTAGGTACTGTTAAGGTTAATATTTCTGTATAGTATGGAAATATTTTACTCCTAATTGATTTTATTAATTCGGAATCTTTAGATATTGTAAAATTACTATTGTTTACTAATATATCTTCAATTGGATTAATTAGTTGAGAAATATCTCTTATATTTTCTATTTCATCATCATAATCATATTTTACCTCCAAAAGATATCTTGTTACAACTTTAGGAAAATAACCCACAATATAATTAGCTAATTTAGGAACCAAAACTCCATCTGTTTCAAATAGTTTTTTTATAAGATTTTTAATATATTCTCTTCTATCATTTTCAGAAAAACTTTCTTTTGGTGTAACTGTTAATATGTAATTAGCTGTGGCTTTAATAATAGATAAATATAGTGAAGATGCTATAACATGTCTCACAGTATGTGTAATTATATCAATTATAACTTTAAGGGCATAATTATCCAATAAAGAGTCTTGTGGTAATTCTAAATAGTCAGAACTAAAAGGGTATAGTATTGAAGAGTAATATTTAGATACTATATCAAAACTTTCTTTATTCTCTAGTGGGTTTTCGGCAAGTTTCTCTTCTAATTTAGCAAGACTAAATACTATATTCTGCACAGAGTTAACTCTTTCAGATTTTAAAAACTCTTCCCATAAAACATTATAACCTTTATAGTCTTCCATTCCTGAATATTTATTTACTTGTCTTAAATCCAAATAATCTACCGAATTTACTACCTTATTAAAAACATCTTTATAAATATCTACTACTTTATGGAGATTAAGATTTTTTTTTAACTCTTTAACTGCATCAGTTACTCTTGGTTTTATTAATTTTGTATCATTTTCTAGATTAGTTTTTAGAATATTTAGTTTATTATCTATATCTCCTAATTGTTGTTCTAGTTTAGTCATTTCTGTCTGCACTCGTCGTCGTTGCGCTTCTGCTGACAATTTATCTATGTCATTCGTTTCAGGATTATCTATTTCAGCTGTTAAACTATTTATCCTTTCTAAATATTGAGAAATACTATTCTCAATGGTTAGTTTTTTATTTTTTAATACAACTATTTTTTCAGATAAAGTACTTGTTAAATTACTCTTTTTAATTATTTTTTCAAATAACTCCTCGGATACATTAATTAAAGGTAATACGTCTTGATTACAGGGTTGAGATATTATAAAATTATTTTGTAATAAAATACATAGTTTTTGATAATCTGAATAATTCCAATTACGAATGTATTTTTTGCTCATTAAAAACAATTGATGATTTAAAATATAAAAAACTTGTCCAAATCCTGTTTCTATGTGTTCTATGATATTATTCTTAAAATCTGAATTTCCTGTTAATCTTTTTTCTATAAATTTTAAAGATTCTCCATAAAAGGTTTTTGGAGTTATTTTTCTATTTTTTATAACTTTAAGAGTATAATCTAAAACTGTCAATCCATTATAATCTTTAACAGTCTCTGTTGAAACTTTTGCTCCTTTCATAAGAAATATTTCTACAAGTTTTGGATTTAGTGTATTTATAATATGTCTCAAGGGCACAAGTTTTTGTCTATCTTTTACATTTAGATTTGCTCCTTTTTCTATCAAATAAACTATCAATTCAGTGTCTAATTTAATACAATCAGTATTTTCATCTTTATCAATTCCTGAATAATCTATGCTTAAGTTTTGAAATTGATTAGTTGGTGTATTTAGTGTTTTTGTTAATTTTTGAGCAGCAACTAATGATGTATCTAAATCAACTAATGTTTCTTGATATTCTTCTACTAAATAATCAGCTATCGACTCTTCTAAATTACTTAGATCAATTAAAAATCCTTCTTCTCCTACTCTTAACACTTCTTGTTCATTTGGTATTATATCTCCTGCATTTCTATATAATTCAGCAATATCCTTACTTATTTTAGTAGTTTCTTTTAGTATTTTTTTTGTTATTATTAATGCTGATTCATCAATTTTGTTTTGAATAAAACTATTTAATATAATATCTGTTGTTTTTGCTAATATAGAATAAAAAACTTTATTATAGTTTACAGATTCACCAAATGTTTCTTGTAATTTTTGTTTAATAATGTCTTTAATATTATTAATCTTATTTTTAGATTCTTCTAATTTTAATAATTTAGTTACTCCATTAGTATCACCTTTATAATCTATATCAGTAAAAACCCCTAATATGTTTTTTATTAATCTAAATTTCACAATAGATAAATGTTCATCTAAAACAATATTTATTGAAGGTTCTAAACTATAAGATTTGCTTCTTACAGCATCTAAAGGTTTATTACATCCTATTGAACCTTTTTTATTCATATTAACTGAATCTACTATATTTTCATTAGATGATAATGTAGTTAATTCTATATCTTTTGTAAGACCTTTGCCATCATAATCCAACTTTTCTGCTTGTACATCTAAATTTGTTAGAACTCCACTCACAGTTCGACTTTCATCGGGTTCAAAATTTAATGGCTCTTCCAAAGTATCTACTTGATTATAAATTGGATTTGTTCCAGGTGGTGAACCAATTGGTGGTGGAATAACTGTAATAAGATTATCATCAGGTGTGAAAAGTTTTAACTCTGGATTATTCTTAATTTCATCTGGAACTTCATCAATAAATAAAAACTTGATAGGATTAGTTGGTGATATCTGAATTAAAAAATTTTCTTGAATATTTCTCATCAAAAGATCTTTTGATATTTTTTCTGATTCAAAACCTGATATTTTAGAATATTCTTTTAAATTAATTGGAAGCTCTTTTAATCTATTCATGTTAAAAGATAATACACTATTTGAAATACTAAAACTTTCAGATGAAATATCTGTGTTATAACTTTTAATTTGATAAATTCCTGATTGTTTATTTACAACTTCAATTATTTTATTCAGATCTTCAATAAATTTTAATACATCTGTATATATAGCATCACATAAATTATCTATTTCATTTATTTTATCTATACATTCTTGGGAATATTCAAATGCATATTCTAATGAAAATGAGTATGGATTTCTTAAATATGTGCTTAATAAATTACCGAATCTTGTCTTAACTTTATTTAAGTTTTTAATTTTATCTTCTTTTATTCTTTTAATCATACACAAACTATTTGTTACATTTATTAATTGTTTTAACATTTCTGGAATTAATTCTTTAATTATAGGAATATAGTATCTTTTATTATCCACTTCTGAAAGAAGTACTTTAATGGTTGCCATTAAATTCTCTGTTAAAGCATTAAATATTTCTATTATTCTCCCATTATATACTCTTAAATCTGCAATAATAGATAAATTTAATGGAGTAATTAAATAATCATTTACCCAGTTCATAAATTGCGCAGTATTCAGTTCAGCTGGCGCGGGTGCTCCTCTACTTGTATATTTATTTTGATATATATTTAATAATCTTCCTTTTGTTGAACCAACAACAGGTGTTGAATCCACTATCCCATTATTAAAGTATAAAATATCTACTGAAAGTTCTACTTCTTCAATATCAATATTTCTATTTTTCCAATTTTTAGTTTGTCTTTTTGTTCCTCTTGGAACTGTGTCTGGTGCAGTTGGAACAATTGGTTCAACTGCAGAAATAAATGAGGGATCGTCAAATGTTATATCTTTAAAATTATCTATCTCTACTAATTTTACAAATGTTGGTTTAGAATTGTCTAATATAAGATCATTTAATAATTCATTTGAATCGTATTTTTCGACTGTATCATCGTGAAAAAATCCTTCATTTACTATAAAATTAAAATTATGCATTATTATATTTTGTAGATTAAGTTCTATTTCTAATGCACTTCTATCAAGAGTTTCTAATTTATTCCATACATTAGACCTGTTTTTATTAATAGACGATTCGATATTTCTTATTATTTTATCTAGATTATCTATCTCTTTTATGAAATCTCTATCTTTTATAACTTTTGGAGATTCAGGAGTTGGAGACCATCCTTCGTCGTAAAATCCAACCTTCGTTTCTGATAGAGTATTGCTAATTTTATCTCTAATAAAATCTTCCAATTGTTGTTTTAATTGATTTATTCTAGACTCATATTTTAATCTTTTCTCTGTTTGATTTACATCTAAAAGAGCAATTTTAGTAACATCATCAAAAAATCTGTTTTTTATATCGAATATTTTTTCTAAAAACATCTTATCTATGTTAAATAAAGTTTGTTTGAAATGACTTAGATATTGACTGAAAATGTTTTCTTTAGATAAAAGATAATTTATTATTTCTATTAATTTTTTATTATCATTTCCTAGTGATTTTGATTTATAAATTGATTTTGTTACTTTCTCTTTTTTACATTCTATTGTTTTACCTTGAATCGCGTAATGGAGTGGTGTTAGACCAACATTATCTTTTCTATTGAGTTCTCCGCCATTTTCAACTAAATATTTAACTATTTTTAAAGATTGTAAACCAACTGCTAAATGAAGAGGTGTAATATTTTGTTTATTAAAATTACCTGCAATTGGACACCCATTATCATAAAGTAATCTTATAATATCTAATCTACCATCTTCTGTTAAAGTTGGATTTTCTGTAGTTAATGCATAATGAATAGGTGAATTGCCTTGTTCATCTTTAACATTCAAAGCAATTTTCTTAGTACTTATAAGATCTCTTATTTTCGTAATATTTCCATCATTTATAGCTATCTCAATATCTGTAAGAATTGATGGATCCAAATCCCTTTTCGGATCAGTAGTAGAAAATATACGACCTTGTGGCTTAAATGTATTAAATCTATTAGGGGTTTTTGACATAATAATAAGTATATAATATAAGAAAGATTTTTAATAAACATCTAATTAAGATATTTATTTAATTTAAGAAAATTATTTTAGACTTCATAATTTAGTTTAGTCTAAAGTCTTTGTATCTTATACAACCTTTATTTTTCTTATCTGTTCTATAATTATTCATTGCTCTTTGATTGTATCTTTTCATCTCATCCGCCATATCTTCAGGTGTTACTCTTGCTGTTTTATGATTATGAACACAAGGATTAACTCTGCAGTTTTCATTAGTTTTGTAATAGTTAAAAATATTGTCGGAAAGTTGTTTTCCATTTTCTTGAAGAAATAGTCTATATTGATCATTCGAGTATATACCATTTACATATTTTATGTATTCATTTCTTCTTGTAGCAGTTTTAAACTCACTGAAGATTCTTCCATCAGACATCTCAGCAGGACACTCGTGATAAAAATTATCCATTATATATTCTATTTAGATATTAATATTTTTAAATTTAATTTTTGTAATTATTTTTTTTGTTTTAAAGTTGATTTAATTTTAGAATAAAGTTCTTCTTTTTTATAATATCTCCTTTTTCCATTATCAGAGAATGTTAAAGATACACCTAGATTTTTCGCGATTTTCTTTACAGCTTTCGCATGGTAATTATCTAATGGTTGAAGCTCTTTTAATGTCATATTTTTTATTGAGTTATCTTCTGTGTAATCTGACATTTCTGTTTCAGAACTCTCTTCTATTATATCTGTTTTTTTGGATTTATTTTTATTATTTAATGATGGTTTTATTTTTGGCTTTGTACTCTTTAGAGATATTGATCCTGTGTATTGTGATGTTAGTGCTGATTTGATTTCTTCTTCTAAACTTGTTAATGTTCCATTCTTTTCATTTTCTTGCAACATTTCTAATAAATCTTTTTCCTCTTCTTGTTCTTCTTCCTCTTTTTGCTTTTCTTGGTCCTCTAACTCATCTTTAGTTTCATTAGAAGAATCATCACTAAATGAATTATTATCTTCTTCTAAATCATTGTCTTCTTCTAAATCATTATCTTCTTCTGAATTATTGTCTTCTTCATCATTATCTTCTTCATCATTATTATCTTCTTCTAAATCATTGTCTTCTTCTGAATTATTATCTTCTTCTGAATCATTGTCTTCTTCTGAATTATTATCTTCTTCTGAATCATTGTCTTCTTCTGAATTATTGTCTTCAAGAGACAATTCCTCTATTTTTTCTACTTTATTTATACTATTCAACTTATCTGCCTCTAAAGTATCTTCATCTGTTTCAATTTGCTCATCCAATAATGAAGATTCTGATAATGTTTTAGATAATGATTCATCGTCTTTAATTTCAAGTGTTTGATTTTCTTCATGTAAATCATCAATATTGGCATCTAAAAAAGTTTTTAAATTTTTATGATATTGATTTAAATTAAAATCTTCTTCAATTTCATTTTCTTTTATGAAATTATTATTTTCATTATGCTCTTCTAAATTAATTTCTCGAATAGTTGGCGAATCATCTAAATCCACAACTATATCTTCATATCCTTCTTGAGGTGATGAATACTCAAAATTAAATCCACTTCCTAACATTTCTAAAAGTTTATCACTACCATTAAAATGTATTAATTTATTTACATCTATTTCAGTATCAATTTCTTGTTCATTTTCATTATCATCATCTTCATCATAATCTTCATCATTATCAGAATCATTTTGAACATTATTATCTTCATCATCAGATTCATCTTGAACTACATTATTTATATCATCATCTTCATCTAATTTATGATTTATAAACTGATTAGATAACCCTGGTTTAGAATTACTATCTCTATAATCTGAAGATTTTTCTGATATTAATGCATCATCAACACTCATATAATATCCACTATTAACACATCCCTTATCAAAAATATCTTTTTTATTTTCGCTTGTTAAACTTTTTTCTTGATAAGAACGATCTTGTCTTCTATTTTTATATCTATATTCCGATTCTGTTTCTGTAAAATTATTAGCAAGCACTGGTTGTTGATTAAGAACATGTATTTTCTTTAGTTGATTAAGATGATCAACACTCATATTTCTTACTTTATTTACACATACATCTATTTCATCATTAAATTTTTGAATACTTTTATCTATTAAATTTCGCGTATTTCTATGTGTATTTGCAATAACCCTATCAGTTTCTTCTCTTATATTCTTAATCTCTTTATAAATTAATAATAGTAGTAAAATTACAATTGCTATAACAATAATCGTTTTGTAACTAAACATAGCTTATATACTCTATTATCTAAAGATATTACCAAAAACTTACGCACTAAAAAAAATTAAAATAGAATAATATTTATAAATAAAATATATGAATATAAATACAAAAGAGATGTTTAAAACTATTGCCAAAGTAGTCGCAATATATTGCGCATTCCACATGTTTAAAGTATGTTTTGATAATGATGATATATTAAATGAGGAATTTTTAAAGAATACTCTTGGAATATCAATGGCTATAGTTATTTACTACATATTTTTAGATAGAATTCTTGAAAAATTTTAAAATAAATATTAAAATAACGCTAATTTAAAAGATTGATAATAAATAAAAATATTAAGAATATTAAATGTTTGTTCAAAAGAAAGGTTATTTCTATTATGAAAACAATGACGATCTTAGCATAGATTATAGCAAAGGATGGTTTATAGTATCTCAACTAGACAAAACAGAAGAAAGGGAAAATTTAGAAAAAATAATAAAACTTGCAAATATTCGTAGGAACATGGCTTTATACGACTGTTCTTACGAGGTGTCAATAGAAAAAGATATAAAAAATCTGGAAGAGAAAAGTATTATTAAAGGTAAAGATTTTATTCATTAATTTTTAATTTATTTTTTAAGATTTAAATTTTCATCTATATAAGCTGTATTAATTCCCATTGGTTTTGATATATTGTTTGATTCTTGCCATTCCATCACACCTGTGAATCCTGAGTCGGATATACTTGGACATACATTATTTTTTTTTTCTCTAACACAAATTGGAGGTTGAGGTGGTGTAGGATACCATTGAGAAGGTGGAAGAAAACTATATCCATAATGAGATTCAGCACTTGGATTATATGGAAGATTGTGATAATTTTCTTCTTCAATAGATTGATCCATAGAATCTAAATCCTTTTCATTTGCGATTGTTTTAATATCGTTTTCTAAATTACTAATTCTTTCTAATAAAGTATCAAGTTTAGATTCAAGATTTGATGGTTTTTGATCAGCAAAGGATTCTTTGTTTACTTCTTTATTTTCATTTTCATTTTCTTTATTTGTTAATTTATTTTCACATTGACCTGAATCACAAGAAGAATTAAATTGTTTAAAATATTTAATGTGTAATAATTCCATAACAACATAAATCAGTGTTGATACTACAGCAACAAGAAGGCAATTGACATTAGAGATCTCTTTAATTGGATTATATCTAGCAACCAGATACACTGATCCAAATATGATCAAATATCTTAGAACTTTTATTAGCAAAGAGTTATTCATTGTATTGTATAATTTATATACGATTTTTATTTTATAAATTTCTAATTAGTTTTGATTAACTATTTCTTGAATAAATAAAATTTTATTATTTATTTTAGATAATTGGTAACTATTGAATACTAAAATAGATAGTATAAAAACAACTATAAAAATTATTATAGATATTAATATTTTATTTTTATTTATAATACTGTTAAATAATGGTCGAACTGTTGAATCCATAATTTTTTGTTGAGTTGATTCTTTTTTAAACTCCTTTCTTAAACTCTTTAAAAAATTGCTTGTATAAGGTCCTATGAAACTCATATTATATAAAAAAAAATAAAAAGTTATTTCTAACTAAGTTAGGTTAAAATAATATATTTATTATAAATAACAACTATATGGAACTTATCAAAAATAGAAGAGGTAAAATGACTAAAATTAAAAAAGATGGTGAAGATTTAATAATTAATATTAAATGTCGAATTCCATTTGGAGTGGAATTTTATAATAGAAATAAAATAATAAATTTAAGTCTTCTTAATCAAAATAATGAAGAGTATAATTCAATACAAGAATTTAAAAGCTTAGAAAAACAAATAATAGAAGTTATACCTGATGAATATAAAAATACAAGAAGTTTTATTTCAAGTATCAGATCTTTAGATGAAAAAATTGGACAAAAAATAATTAGAACTTATATAAGTAAAAAGAAAGGAGAAGAATATATCCTTACTTCAGAATTTCTTAAAACTAAACATTTAGTGGAAGCGACAATTAAGTTTGACAGTGTTTGGACTTCTCAAACAAGTTACGGAGTTATGGTTAATATTTTAAATGTTAAAAGAGTTTAAAAATCAAAAGATGTTGAGCTAAAAGCAAGACCTTCCTCAGGAGAAGAAGAAGCAGTCATTTCTTTATCTTTATTATCTTTCTTTTCTTTTTTAGCTTTTTTATCTTTTTTATCTTTTTTGCTTTTTTTGTCTTTTTTAGAATTTTTTTTCTTATCTGAATTATTTTTTTGTTTCTCTTCTCTTTCTTTTTCTCTATGTTCTCTTATTTCGTCTGACTCAGTTTTAGCAGCATTAATATCTATTTTTTTGAGATTGTCTTTTGTAATCTTTTTTTCCATTTCATATGCTCTATCTAAATAAGATATATCAGGGAGATCTTTCTTTATTTGTCTATACACTGCATTTTTATAGATTTTGGCTGTTTCTTCATCTACCTTCATAAGATCCATAATTTTAGCAATTGCCTTTTGGTGAATTTCATTAGCTTGATTATTGATCATTCTTTCAAGATCATCTTCTGATCCACCATTCATGCCTTCATCGTGAGCATAGTATTTGAGTCTTCTTGATTTTGATTTTTTAGCACCACCATCAAGAGGTTTATTATTTTTCATATGAGTATCTAACATAGCTCTTAATTTTTCTGTATTTATACTATCAGATGATCCATCTAAAGCATTTTTAAAATCTGCAGTTCCAACAGAAGGAACAGGTGATTCTAAACCAGGTGTCATAAAAACGGAATCAAATCTTGACGGAGGTCTTTCAGAAGCGGTTATAAAATTGTCAGATTCAGTAGCATCATCACATTTAACTACTTGACCTTTATTGTTAGAAAGTCTGCCATTCGCACCATTATTAACAAGTTCTTCACATAATTGGAAGTTTTGTTTTTCGGCAGCAAGATGAAGAGGTGTATTACCTTCATTATTTTGACTATTAATATATTTTTTACCACCATTAGCTAAAACTTTTTGCAGAAGATCTTTATTTTCGTTCATAGCGAGATAATGAAGAATAGTATTACCTTCTTCATCTTTAGCACCAAGATCTAAATTAAGATCATAATCAAGAAGATCACTGATCGTGCTATATTTTTGTTTTTTACACATGTCTAAAGCGACTTTGCTAATTTTGTTAGTACCCCAAAAGAATCCACCATCCTGGACATCATATTGATCAGAAGTTTCTGTTAAAACATCAGGAAGTTCAGATTCAACTTTGGTATTGTAAAGATTTTCAGAAGATGAAAGTTTAATATAATCCATCGTATATATAATAATCAATTAAAATAATTTTTATATGCGGTTAAAATATATTTTATAGGTATTTTTCTAGTATATAGTTTATAATGGGCATCTATAGCGATATTGAAAATATAGATGTAGAGTTAGGAACATTAGAAAAATCAAAATCTAAGTCAAACTCATACAATATAGAAATATACGATAAAACCAATAAAAAAGATAAAATCTATATTAAATCTCCAAAATTTTTTTTTAGATCAGACAATGAATATGAATTAAGTTTAGAATCGGATGATTTTTATCAAGGATTGAAAAATATAGAAAATAAAATTAAACAAGCTTTACTATTATCAGATTTACTTCCATTTAATGAAGAATCTTTAGATGACTTATATAAATCTTTCCTATTAACTCCTCCTTGTGTAAAAATGTGTCCTTTTTTAAAATTAGAAAAACGCAATAATGAAATTATTGTATATAATAAAAACAATGAATTAGATGAAAGCCTTAAAGTTAATAAAGGTGATAAAATTCAAACTATATTTGAAGTCAGTAAAATAAGTTTTGAAAAATCAAAATGGGAAATAATACTTACTTTAGAAGCTATAAAACCTATAGTAGAGAATAGTCAACTTAGTGAATATATGTTTAAAGATTCAGAAGAATATACTAATGTAGTTTTAGATACTGAATGTAGTTAAAAATTATATTAATAAAAAATTCTAATTTTTATTTTCTTTATATTATATATATAATGGAACTTACTGATATAAGAGTAATTTTAATGGTTTTAGCCGTTGTAAGTCTTGTATACTTTTTCTTCAATAGAGACAACACCGTTCAAAATGAAGGATCTCTTGAAAATGAACACATGGAGGCAATTGACATGGACGACGATGACACCATGGAAAATTTAGATGTTGAAGATTATGATTCTATGGATGATGATGACAATCATGATGATGTATTAGACAGAAAAATCAACAGTTCAAGAAATAGTGTTCCAAAAGGATCAGGATATAAAACAGTAAATTACAAAAATGGTGAAAGAGGTCAAAGAGGTTCATGGGAAGATAATTTTGATGCTGGAAATGCAGTAATTCCAACAAACGAACATACAAACGATACTTTTGCTCCAAATGAATCTTCAAACAACAACTATGCATCTTTCCAATCTTCAGGAAATTCTACTTGTGGAAGCAATCAAGATTGTGAACCAGAAGATCTTTTTGATGCTGATAAAATGCTTCCACAAGAAGTAAATGATGATTGGTATCAAGTGCTTCCCGAACCTGTAAGTGTCAAAAATAGACATTTAATTAATGTAACAAGACCAATTGGAGTAAATACAATTGGAAATTCTACCAAAAATGCATCTTATGATATAAGAGGAACAATACCAAACCCAAGAACTGTAGTATCACCTTTCTTAAACTCATCTATTGAACCCGATCATAATATTCGACCATGCCTTTGTTAAATTAATTTTGGTATAGTTTTTAATTTAAAATTGATATTTATTTACTAAATCTAAAATATATTTATGAGTGAAAATATTTTAGCAGAAGAAGAAAAAGAGATGTTAGAAAAAATAGCTTTATTAAATGCTTATGTTATAAATTATAATAAACTTAATAATACATCAGGTGGTTTATTAGAAAAAGTAGATTTTAGTAATCCTTCTTCAACTAATAATAAAATAACATCTTTTTATGAAGATTTAAAAACTTACAATCAATCTGAAAAAGAAATTTATATCTCTAAAAAAAAAGAATCGGAAGAAGATTATACATTAAATATAGAAAATAAAAAATATTATTCCAATAATAAAATTAGATTATTCATGAAACTTATAAATGAATCAGAATGGATGAAAAAAAAATGGATTATAGAATAAAAAATAATTAAAGGAATAAAATAGTTTAACTATCAAATGTCACAACAAATCATTAAAAATCCTGCAATGTATTATTTAGTAAATCAAGAACTTAAAATGGGAAAAGGTAAATTATGTGCACAAATTGGTCATGCGACTGTAAGGGTATGTCTTCGACTTAATAAAGATGCAATTATCACAAATTGGTTTAAAACAGGTGAGGCAAAAATAACTTTAAAATCTAATCTTGAAGAAATGGAAAAACTTTATGAAAAATATAAAAACTCATCAAAATATTGGTGTATTAAAGTTGTTGATCAAGGTAAAACTCAATTACCAAAAGACTCATTTACTGTTCTAGCTTTTAGACCTGTATATAAAGAAGATATAGCAGAAGAAATATTAGAGATTAAAAATGGCAAATTACTTTGAATTTCCTGTATTTTTATTGACAGGTATTTTTCTCTTAACTCTTTTTAAAGAAACTTTCACTTTCTTTTCTCTTTCTTCCACAAGTTTAATAATATCGTTAACAACTTTAGGATTATCTATTTTTTTTTCTAAAGCTGATTTTATTACTTTATTATTAATAGGAACTTTTGTTTCTGTCTGTTGTCTCTTTAAACTTCCATCAGTTATTTCTACTTTATTTACTTTCACATCATCTAAATAAGATAATATAAATTCTTCACATGGTTTTCTCACTTTTTTTAGTTCTTTGATCTCATCCATTTTTTTTCTAACAAGATCATCTAATTTTACATATTTAATAACACTTTCTTGAAACTCTTTTGATAATTCAAGATCATCATCTTCAATTTCTTCATCATCTGATGCTACTGAGTTCTCAAAATCTGATTCTGGATATTTATTTTCGTCTGTCATATAATATACTCTCTATTTTTTTTTAAATATTAAATATTAAATATTAAATAAAGATGACTAATACATCTATATTTTTTTAAAATATAATAAAATAAAATTAATTTCCCCAAAATGCGGTGGATAGTGGATAAATTTCAACATATGGTGTAAGTGGTACTACGAATGTTGGACAGAATACTGATCCAACTGTGTATTGATAAAGGGAAGGAGTATACCACCAATATAATATTGGTTGAGTTTGGTGTTTATATCTTTTTTTCATAACTTTTTCATATAATTCTTCAAGCTCGTCATCTGAAGATGAATCATCATCATCATCTTCTTCCTCTTCTTTTTGAGATTTTTTACCACCATTTTGTGTAACAGAAGAAAATTTGTTTATTTTAGAATTTAATTGTTTAACAGCATCTTTATTGAGATCAATATTTAGTTTTGTGAGAGAATAATCAACAAGATCACCCTTTACACTTTCTTTGACTAGAAAATGATAAAGTTTGTTATTTGACTCTTGTTTTAAAGTAAAAGCAAATTTAGGGACATTACCAGTAAGATAACCGGATAAGTTATCCCATACTTGTTCAGCACACTCATCAGGAGTTTTGGCTGAGTAAGATGTTTGAAAGTCTCCTTCAATGTAGGGATTTACAAGTTGGTATTTTGTCATTCTATAACTATATATTAGAATTTTAATTTTTCAATCAAGTATAATCTAAACTATATTATTCCCTCTTATAGGTTGTTTATTTTAATTAGTTCTAATTTTCAAAACTTAATTAAAAATTGATATTCTTTAAAACTCTATAATTACTTAAATCTTAGTTATTCTATAGTGGTTATGAGTGATAAATATACTGTTGAAATTAAAACGCAAGAAGGAGGACCCATTAAAGTGCTTTTTGAAGTCCTTAAAGAAGTATTGCAAGATATAAGCATAGAAATTAAAAGAGATGATACAATTTCTGAATCAAAAAAAGAAGATTCGGAAAGCAAATCAAACAAAGGCTCCGAAAATTCAAGCGACGAATCAGATGAATCTAATGAAGGTTCAGAAGACGAATCAGATGATGAATCAAAAGAAGAATCAGAAGATGAATCCGATGAAGAATCAGATGATGAATCAGAAGATGATTCAGAAGATGAATCAGATGATGAATCAGAAGAAGAATCAAATGAAGGATCGGATGATGAGTCTGATGAAGAACAAAATGAAGAGGATAAAAAGAAAGCAGATGAAGAAAAGAAAAAGAGAGGTTATATGAGAGTGATGGCTGTTGATCAAACTAAAACAATTTTTATTCATCTCAAACTTGAATCAAAAAACTTTACAAAATTTCACGTTGTTCCTCCTAAAAAAGTAATAGGAATTAGTCTTCCACATCTTCATAGATATTTAAAATCCATGGAAAAAGACGATTCAATAACTTTTATAATGAAACAAAATAATGAGCATAATCTTTGGATTAAAAAAAGAAATTTAACAAAAAAAAGAGAAGTTGAGGATCATATTAATTTAATAGATATGGACAAAGATAAATATAAAATTCCACCTGCATCATTTGAAGCAGTTATTAAAATGCCAGCAAGTGAATTTCACAAAACTTGTAGAGAGATGAATACAATTGCAGACTATGTTGAAATACAATGTGTTAATAATAAACTAATATTTAAATGTAAAGGCGATGAAGGTGGTAGAACCGTAGAGTATGAAGATAGTAGTCAAAATGAAGATTCTGATAATGATGATACTGGAATTGTAAGAATTAAACACTCTGATGATGATAATGAAAAGAAACTTAAAATAGTAAAAGAAATTTATGATCTTAAAAATATAACTCTTTTTAATAAATTCACAAATCTTTGTGATGATATACAGATTTTTATGAAATCAAAATATCCATTGGTAGTAAGATATTCTGTCGCAAATCTTGGTCATATTTTAGTAGTATTTACACCTGTACGACAAGATAATAGTAAATTTAATGATGAAAAAGAATTATACAATGATAAAGATGAAGTGGAGTATTTAGACGATTAATTTATTACTATAATTTAATTACTTTAATTTATTTTATATTGAATCCTTTTAATAAAATCTATATTAAATATAATTTTTATTATATTCTTTATCATATTCTAATAAAATCTTGAAATATTATTTAAAACTTAAATAAGTAATATTTAAATTATGAAAAGTGTGAAAGTTAATAAAAACTCACGAAGGAGTAAAAAAATTACAGTTCAAATAATCGATGATTCTGAGCCAAATGTAGTAAGAGAAATAAAAGAAATAAAAGAGATAAAACCTATTGAAGATACCTGGGCAACAAATATAAAAAACAATCACACTATGGATATTTCTAATTATACTAAAGAAGATATTCAATTAGAACTTGACGAAATTAAAAAAGATAAAATATTACCAAATGAATGGGTTTTATGGACACATTCGTTAAGTTCAAATGATTGGTCTCTTAAAGGTTATAAAAAAATATACACTATTACAACAGTTGGAGAATTTTGGAGAATTTTTAATAACTTTTCAAAACTTGGTCCAGACTGTTTTCATATCTACATGATGAAAAAAAATGTAACACCTATGTGGGAAGATAAAGCAAATAGAAATGGTGGAATATGTTCTTTAAAAATAGATTTTGATAAGTCTTTTTCAGAATACGAGGATATTTGTAAAAATGTAGTGTTAAATAAACTTTTGATAAATGAAGGAAATGATATTAATGGAGTATCTTTTAGTCCAAAAATAAATTCAAGATGTTCATTTGCTATTATTAAAATTTGGAATGGTCGTGCTAAAAACAATATTATTGATCTTCTCGATATAACTCTTAAAGAAAAATATCAGAAAAATAGTTTACAATATAAAGAAAATGTACCTGAATACTAAATTTTAAAACAACTTACAGTCCCTGATATTTGTATTGTGTCTGAAGAGTTAATAGATTGATTAACTTCAATACACCTTAATCTTGAAATATATTCTGCATATATATTTTTGGTTTTTTTATCTATTGTTTCATCATTTTGTATTTTATCTTTTAGGTGTCTAAATAATTCATTGATAATATCTGAAAGTGAAAGACCATGTTCTTTAATTAAATTTTCTATTTCATTATAACTTTCTTCAATACTTGAATTTGTAAGATATTGTAAAATATTTCCAATTTGATCTTTGCTTGGATACCCAAAACATTTGTCTATTTTAGATTCTGTAATTTTATCATATATCATTCCAAGTGATTGTAAATTATTTAAGACTTTTCTTAGATCTCCATTTGATATTTTTATTAATGAATCAATACCAGATTTAGTAATAGTTAAATTCTCTTTTTCTGATATTTTTTTTATAATTTTAGTCATTTCTTTATCAGGGATTGGTGAAAATCTAAAACAAGTGCATCTTGATTGTAATGCTTCATCAATATTTTTAATATAGTTGCATATCAAACAAAAACGTGTATTACCTACATAATTATCCATAACATATCTCAATATAGATTGAGCATCTTCTGTCATTGCGTCAACTTCATCAAGGATTATAAGTTTATATTTTTGATCACCACCTGATAATTTTTGAAAATAATTAGTTGAACTCGCAAACTGTTTTATTTTATTTCTTACCAAATCTATTCCTCTATCTTCAGAAGCATTGATTTCCATAACCATAAAACTATAACTGTCTCCATATATCTGTCGTGCATATGCTTGAATTGTTGATGTTTTACCTGTACCTGGTGGGCCATAAAAAAGTATGTGTGGTAAACTTTCATCTTGAATAAAAACTTTTAATGAACCCATTATTTTTTCATGTGATGCAATATCGGATAATTGTTTTGGTCTATATTTCTCTATCCATGGTAGATTTGTGTTGTTTTCTTTAGTTGTTTTATTATCTATATCATCGTCTGAATAATCATCAAAAGGGTTAAAATCATTCATAAACTAGTTAATCTATTTAATCTTAAGTGTTTAAATAAAAATCAAATTTAATTATCATAATACTCATAAATAATTCATTTACTTATCAATAAAATCAATCAAATAGTGTTCTGCTATATATAGTCCAGATTTTGTTTTAATAAGTGTAGTCATAAATTGATCTTTAAGTTCTGGATATAGTGATTCGCTGATATCAATAAAAATACGTTTTACAGGTTCATTTGTATCAACCGGTAAAGGTGCATAATAATTTTTTATATTTTCAATTTCATCTTCTTTAAATTGGGCTTTTTTTAAATTAGGGGAAAGGACTTGCATAAATATATGTTCATGTTCACAAAATGTACAAATATCTTTCTTCTCTGTATTAGTATTATCTGTATAGTTAAAAAAGATAAAATCCCCAAAAAAATTGCATTTAGTACATTTACAATTATATCTTTTCAAAGAAAGATTAATTTTCACACAAGAAGGAGGTATTTGAATTAATTCATCATTAAAATCATTTTCAGTAAAATGGAATTGCGAAATATCCATTTTTTGATGATTTATTAAGTAAAGATATTAAGTATTTTCAATATTTATGAATCAATAATAGAATTTAATTTTTTATTAGTTATAAATTTAAAATTAATTTTATTTATTAGTTTATTAAAATGGAATATTTAACTAATCTATTTTTAAAAACAAGGGCTTACATATCAAACACCAAAAACTATTTCTTTGATGTTGATTCAGTTAAAATATACTCTAAAGGTCTTAATCAAAAAACAAATATAAAAAACTACACTATTCGGTTTTACATATTGAGATACTTAGTAAGTATAGAAAAATGTGTTGGTTACTTGTCAGGTAATATAGAACTTGAAAATTATTTATCTGATAAATTTGATATAGATGAAGGGAAAATACATCTTATTAAAAAAAATAAAAATGGAAAAAAAAATATAATAGTTGATCTTGATAATTCAACTTTAAAAGATATAATTATCGAACTTGACAAAAGAACTAAAATAGAAGAAAAAATAGATTCTAAAATAGTAACTGTATTTAAATTAGATGAAAATTGTATTAAACAAGTTGCTAAGAGTTATAAAGAACATTCTCCTCTTAATGACCACACTCTTGAGAATATACTTTTATTCAATGATTTAGATTACAACAAAGAATCTCTTGTAAAAATAGAGTATTTTGAGAAAGGTAGAATGATTAAATTAGAGTATAAAGTGATTGATATAGCCCATTTACATATAAATGATATTGTAAATGGTGTAGAAGTTTAAATAATGCGTTAAAAATAGATAAAAAAATGAAATAAAATTAGATTAAAAATAAACTTAAAAGTATATAGATATATAACAAGAATGGATGCCGAAGTTTATGTTTACGATGATAAAATTAAACCTATAGATAGAGTTGAATTTAGTATATTCCCTAACGAAGAAAAGAAAAAGATTTCAGCAGTTAGAGATGATCCAAATGGTATAGATATTGCGGAGCTGTATGACAATGTTGAACCTAAAAGAGGTGGATTAATTGATCCAAGATTAGGTCCTCCAGGTACAGATATGGATTGTGCAACATGTGGTCTTAACTCATCTAAATGTGTTGGTCATTTTGGTCATATTTCTCTAGCTGAACCAATTTTTCATATAGGTTATCTTCAAATTGTTAAAAGAATATTATCATGTATCTGTTTAAGATGTTCTAAATTATTAATTCATAAGAATGAAAAAGAAATTGCAGAAATGTTAAAAAATAAAACTGGTAAAAATCTTTTAAATGAAGTGAAAAACTTAACAAAAAATATAACACATTGTTCAAAAGCGAATTATGGTTGTGGCACACCTGTATCTAAAATTAAAATAGAGATTAATAAGACTTATGTACAAATATTATTAGTTGCCGAAATAGCAATGGCACCGGGGTCGTTTGAAGGGGCAACCGAAGATGAAGGTTTAGATGCTTCTAAAAGGAAGTTAAGACAAATTCTAAGCCCTGCTAAAGTATATGCAATTTTGTCAGGTATTTCTGATACTGATTGTAGAATTATGGGTATGGATCCTACAAAATCTAGACCAGAAGATATGATTCAACAGATATTTACAGTACCACCTGTTCAAGTCAGACCTTCAGTTAAAGCAGATTATATGCAATCATCAACTATGGAAGATGATTTGACACACAAACTTGCAGATATTATTAAAGCTAACATTCGAATTAGAAAGTACAAAGAAACAATTGGTGATGGTGATGCTTTAATGAAATATGGTCCTGATCAGATCCAACTTTTGCAATTTCATGGTTCTACTTATTTTGATAATGCATCAGTTTCTTTACCAAAGGCTGAACAAAAATCAAAACCAATTAAATCTTTATCAGAAAGGTTAAAAGGGAAAGAAGGTAGAATTAGATCTAATCTTATGGGTAAACGTGTTGACTATTCTGCACGTACAGTAATTACACCTGATCCATCATTAGATATGAATCAGTTAGGTGTACCTGTTACTATAGCTAAAAATATTACATTCCCTGAAATTGTAACACCTGAAAATATAAATAGGTTACAAGCCTTGGTAAAAAGGGGAAGAAATAAATACCCTGGTGCTAACTTTGTTTTTCCAATATCTAATTTTAAATCTGGTAAAAGGCTACTCCCTATAGATTTAAGATATAGAGAAGGTGGTGTTGATCTCAGAATTGGTGATGTTGTTGAACGTCATATCGTGAGTGGTGATTATGTGCTTCTTAATCGTCAACCAACACTGCATAAACTTTCTATGATGGGTCATAAAGTTAAAATCTTAGATGATCTTAGATTAAATACCTTTAGACTTAACCCATGCGTAACAACCCCTTAACTTATAGGGGGTAAAAGTTAGATGGTCAAATATCTGGCTAGTGTCTATTAATACTTTTTGAAATAGATGCAACACATCTTGTAGCGGGAAACTCCTAAAGCTTCTATTACAACTTATTAATGGAAACGTTAATAAGGACCACAGTTAATTTCTGTTATCGTGTAAAAAGATAGAAGATGTAACAATGGACAATCCGCAGTTTAGTTTCTTAACTATAAAGAATGAAACGGCTTCAACGACTGAACGGGTGTGGGCTTTTTAATAAGCTTAAGATACAGTCTAGTCCTTGCAGAAATGTAAGGTAGTAACGTATAATGCTGATAGATCAATGTCAGTAAAAGTAATACGCTCTTAATGAGATAAACGTTTTGCTAGTATTGTAATTTCAATGCGACATACCTTGTAGCGGGAAACCCCTAAAGCTTCTAATACTACTTTTATATGGAAACGTATAAAAGGACCACGGTTAATAGCCGTTCTCGAGTAATAATTAGAAGATGTAACAATGGGCAATCCGCAGTTTAGATTCTAAACGTTAATGATTTTCGTAAGAATCGGCTTCAACGACTGAACGGGTATGGGCCTGATAGTTTAATCAACTAGAAGATGGCTTAAGATACAGTCTGCCCCTCTGGGAAACCTTAGGGATCAAGCGTTTGATGGTGATAAGCTCATTCTGTCACCAACAGTAGACTGCTTCTAGAGTTAGTAGAGAAACTTTAGGAGGTTAACAGTGTAACTCTACTTTTAATATAATCTGCTAGTCTTAATATTTAAGATATTTAAGGCGAAACCTTCAAACTGTTCGGGGAAGCCCTAAAGCTTGACATACCAAGTTGTTATGGAGACGTAACAATGGCTCTAGAGAGAAACTAGAGATAAGGTAATAATTGTCAAGATAACTCGAAAGAGTAATGGGTGACCCGCATCTAATTGTCTTATTGAGGAATCAAAAGACAAAAGTTCAGAGACTTTATGGAGGTTGGCGTTTAATACGCTTAAGATAAAGTCCAATGGCTCAGTGAAAATTGAGATGCTAGGGAGTAAAGTTCTTAGTCTTAGACTTGAACATCTCTTGAATTGGAAATGAACATCTTCGCCCCACAAAGTATACAAACGGCGATAGAATTAGAAAAAATGGCTGATGTTAAAAGGCAAGTAATTTCACCAGCCTTATCAGTGCCGATTATCGGTGTAATTCAAGATTCTCTTTTAGGTGCGTACAACATGACACAGCCAAATATGAGAATTGACTACAGAGACGCTATGGACATCGTATCATATACAACTATCGATGATTTTAGCGACTTTAAAAAGAAAGAATACAAGGGAACTGATTTATTCTCAATGATTATCCCAAAGAAGATTTCTACTAACAGAGGAAAATTCGTATTAAAAAGAGGCGAATTAGATCCTGAAAAAGGTGTTATGAACAAGAGTATGTTAGGTTCTAAAAAACCAAACTCTATGGTACATCTAATTTGGGATGAGTACGGTGTAGAAGAAACTAAGAATTTCTTAGATAATATCCAACGTATGATTAATCAATTCAACTTGATGAATGGTTTCACTTGTGGTATTGGAGACATAGATATCAAACGTGAAATAGTAGAAAAGATAGAGACTATGAATCAAACAAAAAAACTAGAAGTTAAGCATCTTATAACTGAACTTGAGAACAACCCTGATCTTATGGATGAAAACTTATTTGAGATGTCTGTATTTTCAGAACTCAATGCTATTTCTGAAGAGGTTTCTAAACTAATTATTCAGAATATGGATAAAGATAACAATTTCTATATTATGGCGATAGGTTCTGGATCAAAAGGTTCACCATCTAATATTGGTCAGATGGGAGGATGTATTGGACAAACTGCAGTTGAAGGTAAAAGACCAAAAAAGAAACTTAACGGTAGAGCACAACCATACTTTTACCAAAACGATGATAGTGCAGAGGCTAGAGGTTTTATTGAATCTTCCTTTATTGAAGGGTTAAGACCAACTGAATTTATTTTCCACAATATGGGTTCTAGAGAAGGTCTTATAGATACAGCTATTAGGACAGCCGAATCAGGTTATATTCAGAGAAAACTTATTAAAACCATGGAAGATATCTCTGTTAAATACGATGGGACTGTAAGAAATTCTAACGACACTATTATACAGTTTACTTATGGTGACTGTGGAATAGATACAACAAGACAATACAAACATACATTAAAATCTATGGAATATAGTGACGATGAGTTTGATAAAGTTTATAAATTTAATAAAGACGAACTTAAAAAAGTGGACATAACTAATGGAGATAATGAAAATTATGTTAAACAACTCAAACAACTTAGAGATAGTATGAGAATGTCTTTGGTTAAAGTATCTCTTAATTATAAAGTATTTAATCCAGACTATATGTTACCTATTAACTTTACAAGGATCATAGATAACACTCAACACGAGGATCTCCCAAGTAAAGATAAGTTATCTGCTAAATATGTATTAAATAAACTAGAAGATTTAATTGAATATAAAAACACTATGTTAGCTTCTGTATCAAAAACAGAAATAACTAAAGAAGGGGATAAAAATATTAAATTAAAAGACGAAAGAGTAGCTAAGACCGCTTTTAGATACGCGTTACATAACTACTTATCACCAAAAAGAGTAATTATGGAATACAAATTTAATAAAGCTCAGTTCGATAGAGTTATTGAACAAATCATTAATGGATTCAATAATTCCGTTGTCAATCCTGGTCAAATGGTCGGTATTTTAGCTGCTCAATCTATTGGTGAACCAGTAACACAACTAACTCTAAACTCTTTCCACTCTGCTGGTATTGGAGCTAAAGGTACAGCCAATCTTGGTGTTGGTCGTGTTAGAGAGTTGTTGAGTTTCTCCAAGAATATTAAAACACCCATTATGGAAATCTTTTTAGAGGATCAATATAAAAAATCTAAAGATATGGCTAATAGAATTGCTTCCCATATTAAATTCACAACAATTAACGACATTCGTGATAGAATAGATGTATTTTATGATCCCAATCCATATAAAAAAGAAGGATTTATGGAAAAAGATGGTGTATTTAATATTTTCCATTCTCACAATCCGGGTAAATATAGTTGTCAATCTGAAATTAATAACTTACCTTGGTTACTTCGACTAGAACTTAATAGAGAAAAAATGATGGAAAAAGATATTACTTTGTTAGATATTAAATCTAAATTTTGTTCATTTTGGGAAAAAAGATATCAAAGCACACGGTCTCTTAAAAAAGATGAGAAAAGATTAATGGAAAAAGTACAACAATTAGCAGTATTAAGCAATTCAGATAATGATAGAAATCCAATTATCCATATTAGATTTGATATGATTAACTATGACTTTGGAACTATTGTTAAATTTACTGATACTATTATTGATACTTTTAAACTTAAAGGTATGGAAAGCATTGAAGATATTTTAGATGTGAAAAAAGAAAGGGCTGTTGTAATTGATAAAAAAACTAATGCTCTTAATAAAGAAGAAGAATATGTAATCTATACTAAAGGTGTAAATTTAGTCGACATCCGATATATTAATGGTATTGATCTTCAAAGAACAATTGGCAATGATGTTGTTCTTATTTATGAAGAATTTGGTATTGAAGCCGCTCGAACTGCACTGTTGACGGAGTTAAGAAAGATTATCGATGATTCTAAATCCAATTATCAACATGTGTCTATATTATTGGATGTTATGACATCGAACGGTAACTTAATCTCAGTTGATAGACATGGACTTAATAAAGTTGATACTAACCCATTTGCCAGAGCTTCTTTCGAAAAAACAATTGAACAGTTCATTAATGCTTCTGTCTTTTGTGAAACAGATACTATGAACTCAGTATCTTCTAGAATTATGGCTGGATTAGTAATTAAAGGTGGTACTGGTTCAATTGATCTAGAAATGGATACAAATATGTTAGAAAAATCTGAATATATTGAACAAACATATTTATATGAAAAATCAGAAGCGCAAGAAATTACGTTAGATCCTGTTATTAAAGATACAATTGAAGGTGAGGAAAAAGATGACATATTTATGCCTTTCTAAAATTTGATTTAGAAAATATTTAGTTTTATTTAGTTAATGACAATTTTAAATTTAGTTAATAATCAAGAAATTATAGATCTTGGTCTGAATATTGATCTTTTAAAAAAATATATTAAAAATTACTTTGAAAATAGTTCAATTAAAAAGTTTATTGATTCAAATGAAATTAATTTAATAATACCATATGAACTAAGCGAATTATGGATAAAAGATTCAATAAAAGGCAAAATATCCGGAAGAGGTAATGGATCTTTTGATGTTATTAAAGACAATATTGGTATTGAAATTGCATGTATGAATTTTAACGCTACAAAAACATCAAATGAGAAATCAATTATCCAAATATTTAATTCGGATGATTTAGATAAGCTATTTGAACAAAATAAAGAAATGGAGATTATGAATATTTTTAAACAAGCAATAACTAAAAAATATAATAATAAAATAGAAAAAATTTACTATATATTTCTATTAACTTCATTAAAAAACATATATTTGACAATTTTCAAATTTGACAAGACCAAAATTATTGATCTAAAATCTAATAAATTCTTAAAAAAATCTTTAATTATTGATGGATTTATAAATAAAGAAGAAGGAACAACTAAAATATACAAATCTAAAAAAAGATTCGAAATAAGGCTTCGAAATAATATTCTTAATCGTTCTCTAATACTTTATTAATTTTTTTTATTATTAAATCTACAACAGGTACTGATACTGCATTACCTGCAAGTTTATATAATCCTGAGTTACTAATTCCATCTAATTTATAATCTTTTGGGAATCCTTGAAGATTAAAACATTCTTTTGGAGTTAACTTTCGAATTCCCTTATTGTCTTTAATTATTGGAACATTATGACCACCTGTACCCATATTTGCAGTTAATGTTGGAACATTATTATTTTTATTTTCTCTGACATAAAATCGTCTGTATTGATAAACAACATTATCTTTAATATTTTTGGTTATTTTTTCAAATATTTTTGAATAAATTGCAGAATCTTTTGTGTAATAAAATTTATTATCAGGATTTTTTTCTAAGAAGCTTCTTATCGGTTTATTTTTAGTTTCAGTAAATTCAAAATTAAAATTGTCTGCATCTTTTTTATTTTTAAAACCAATTATATAAATTCTTTCTCTATTCTGTGGTATTGTTGTTATCTCTTTTGTATTAAGTACTTTATATTTTAATATATAACCTTCTTTTTCTAAATTTTGTTCAATAGTTTTAAATGTTTTGCATTTATCATGAGTTGTCAAATTTTTTACATTTTCTAAAATTAAAATTCTTGGTTTATATTTTTTTATTATTTTTAACATAGACCAAAAACAATTTGATCTTTCATCTTTGAATCCTTTTTGTTGACCTGATATTGAAAAAGGTTGACAAGGAAATCCTGCACATAATATATCATGTTTTGGTATGTCTTTTAATTTTACATTATTTAGATTTGTTGTATCTAATTTTATTTTGTGATTTTGATCAAATATAATTTTAGAATTTTTACAAAAGTCATTCGCATAAGAAATCTCATAATTTTCATATTTATTAAAAACTGTACTAAAAGCCCCTGTCCCTGCAAATAAATCTATAACTTTTAATTTTGACATATAATAATTTCTAATAAATAAATTTTTAAATTCAAATTTATATATTTATAAACATAAATAATAATAGTAATAGAGATTATCTAAGTTCCAATAAATAATCTACACCCTTTTTATTTTCAGCATAATTCTCTTCTTCAGTCGAATCAGCTCCAAGAGGATTTTTAGTAATTGCTAAATCATAATGTTTTTTCATTTCTATAAGATCAGGTAAATTTCTTTTAAACCTCACTCTATAATCATGTTCCCAGTATTTCTTTGCAGTATAATAAATCTCTTTTATTTCATCATCTGTAAGTTTAGGTCCCATTGTAATGGCTTGTGAATAACCCATTTCCTTTGGTATATAACACATCGATAGAGGTAATCTAAATAAGTATTTATCCTTAATAAATCCTCTTCCAGGAACATAACAATCTTCACCTGCACCATATAGATCACCCGGAACACCACACCAATACCCATCCTCTTCATCTGATGGTTTGGTCCATATATTATCCAATCTTCTTCTATACCAATCAAAAATGAGATTTATCGGATTAAAATATAGAGGACCTACAGGATCTTCTTCTAATCTTTCTCCCGTAAAAGGATCCCACATATTTTTAAATATAAAAGCTCTTTCTTCTTCATCATAAAATGAATCATTATCTATTGGATCTTGTTTAGTTAATCTTAATGCTTTTATTTCAATTTCAGTATACTCGTCAAACTTATTTTTGTAAGGGGATAATTCTTCTTTTGATTTTTTCTTTTCTCTTTTTTTATTAAGTTTCTTTCTTAATCTATCTACTGCAGTATCTTGCAGTAACTCATTTAATTGATCTAAATTAGACTCAGTATGACCAAAGTCCATAATTTATAAAAGAAATAAATTTTTAATATTCAAATTTTAGGACCAATATTACGTATATATTAGACTTAAAATTATTTATGGTTGTATATCGTAATTCATTCTCATATATAACCATTAATTACATTAATCTTCTCCAAATATAAATTTTCACTATAAGAGGTCCAGAAATAATCAAAAAAATTGATTCACTTAAAATTGACTTTTAAATTATCTAAAGACAAGGTGTTCATTAGTAGTATCAATTTAAATCTATGGTAAACGCAAGAAATAATAGTAAGCCTGTTCTTTATAGTAAATTAGATGTCTCTAAAATAGAATTCACACAGATGGATACAAAATCAAAAGAACAAAATAGAAGACAATTCACAAGTTGGATTAGATACGGCAATGGGAATTTAGTATTTCAAACACCTGAGATTCAACTCACTTCTCATGGTATTCCACCAAAAGAAGGCAAAGATGGCTCAGAATGGTTCAAAGATGATCTGGAAAGATCTTATATTAAACTTCCATTAGATGAAAATCAAAATAGAGTGTCTACATTTAAAAATTTATTGAATAATTTTGATGAACATGCTAGGAATAATCTTAAAACTATTTTTGGTAGTGAAAAATCAGCTAAAAAATATCATTATAATCATGTTGTAAAAACCCCACAAAGCAATGCAGAGGTTAATGATGATGATGAAGATGAAGAAGAGGAAAATTCTAATAATGATGAAAAAGTAAAAATTCCAAAACCTGATTATATTAAAGTAAAACTTGACCTTAATTGGGAAACAAAAAAATGTGTAACACCTGTGTTTGTAAAGAATGAATCAGGAAAACCTGAAAGAGTTAAAGTTGATTGCATTAGTGATCTTGAAAAGTTTGTAGGTTATAAATCTAAAATTATATGTGTTATTATGGCTAACAAAGTTTGGGCCAGTAAAACGGCTGATATGACAGGAGCAAGACAATGTGGCATTACTTTTAAATTAATACAAATATCAATAGACAATTCAGATAGACAATCTTCAGGAGCAAGACAAGATTTCACTGAATATGCTATTATTAACGAAAATGAAGACAATGATGATGATGATAATGAAGAAGCAGAAAAAGCTGAAGAAGCTGAAGAAGTTGAAGAAGCAGAAGAAGCTGAAGAAGTTGAAGAAGCAGAAGAAGCTGAAGAAGAGGAAGATGAGGAAGAAGCGGAAGAAGAGGAAGAAGAGGTAGATGATGAAGATGAAGAAGAGGAAGAAGAGGTAGATGATGATGAAGATGAAGATGAAGAAGAGGAAGAGGAAGAAGAAGTTGTTGTTACAAAAAAGAAAACTAAGTCTTCGAATGGAACTAATAAAAAATCAGCTAAATCTAAGTCTAAGTCTAAATAGACATATATAAAAATTTTAAAACATTTATTTAGTTAATAAAATAAATAATTATTTAATAAAACAAATACGTCTAATGATAAATTATAAGATGTATTTTTATTTATGGAGATTTTAAAAATAGATCAAATAGATTTTAATTTAATTGACTATTCTGAAACATATTCTTCGAACGCAAAATATTGCCACCATGTTAGGTATAATAAAAAAGAGTTTTTTCTAAAAACTCCTCCAATGAGAATAGATACACTCTTTGTTAAAAAGAAAATTATAGAAATAGGCTTAGAAATTAGTGTAGAATTAGATAATTTTTTTAAAGAATTAGATAATAAATTAGTAAATGATTTTAAAGAAGAAAATGGATATAAAGTTTTTAAAGTGACGACAAAAAAAATGTTATTAGAATCAGGTGTATATTCAAGAGGTTTAAAACTTAAACTACCAAATACAGAAAATTTTAAAACCCTTATCTATAATAAAAATAAAGAAATAATAGATAGTTCAGAACTTAAAATTAATAGTTATATTAGAATAGGTCTTGAACTCAGTTCAGTTTGGTGTAATCAAAATGGCGTTTTTGGTCTTTACCTTAAACCTCATCAAATAAAATTAGAATCAAATAAAAATTGTCATATCGATAATTATAATAATGATTATAGGTTAGATGAAATAGTCGAACTTAACAAAAGCAATAATCTAGTTTTAGAATCAACATTAGATACAGTTATAAATGATTTCAATAATACAGAATATACTTCAAGTGCATCAGACTATTAATTTGTTTATTTATTAAAAATATTTATAAATAAAATTTAAGAACTCACTGCAAGAACATTTGATCTTTCAATTTCTTTTGAATCTACACCTGATATAAAGGGTGCCATAATTTCTAAATCGGTTGCTTTCTTATTATAGACATATTTAAAGATGTGAAAAATAACTTCCACAGTTCTAAATTGGAACTCAGGAACACTTTGGAGAACAGACGGATCAATATTTCTTTCCATAATCTGTTCAAATATCCTCTTTATCATGAATGCATCGCATCTTTTGGTTTCTATAATTTTATCAACACGACCAGGTCTGATTAAATCTTTATCTAAATTATTAATTCTTGATGTTGTCATGATAAAAGTGGTACCTTCTTTACATAAAGTACCATCTAAAAGATTCAAAAAATAGCTCAGAGTTAATCGATCATTTTCAGAACTAGTAACATTTAGTACTGTATCTTCAGTAGCACCTTCTTTACGAGGTCTAACAACATCTGTCATAACATCAATATCTTCAAAAACTAAAACACCTCCTGAATCACAATTATCAGAAACATGATCAAATAACGCTTTTAGTTCTTTATTAGTACGCACATTCTTAAGATCAATGTAATAAGGATTTTTACCTAAATAGCAACATATAGCCTTTATTGTTGTTGATTTGCCTGTTCCTGCTTCTCCATAAAGGCATAATCCAAGTTTATGAGGTAATTGTAATCTTTTTAAAA